GATGGTGTGGATGGGAGTGGAGGAGACGTTGGTCCGCAAGGACCTCAGGGTCCTGCGGGCACAAATGGTATGGATGGTGCACCAGGCACAGATGGTGTGAAGGGCGATGCGGGCGCGCAAGGTATTCAAGGTGTGACAGGTGATACCGGTACAAAAGGAGATCCGGGAAATATGCCAATCTTAGACCATACAAATTTACATACTATTACAGGAAGTCTTGCACCCAGAGAACCAAACATAGAAAGTGCTACAGATATAAGTGGATCAGGATTTATTAGAATATATACTGCTAGTGGAGAGATATTAGCAGGTCAACCTGTCTGTGAAGTATTTGATCCTGAGGGTTCTATTAAAGCAGCAACTCCTAATGCTTCAACGAAGGCATGGCAGATATTGGGAATTTCATTGTCAAAAGTTAGTAATGGACAACCTGTGCGCATCTTAGCTAATGGATATATAACAGCGCGAAGAAAAACGAAATATTTGGGTTATGTGAGAGATGAGGCGGCGATGGAAGCAATACAGATGAATATAGATAGTGTTACGTATGGAACTCCTGGATATCAAGATTCGCGCGTGATTAATGTCAATGGAACCATAAATTTTAAGGATGACGGGGGCGATGGAAATTATTTGGCGAATGATTATCATGAGTTGATCTTTGATGCAGGAGCAGGAAAACAATTAATGGTAAAGATAAATTTGTTTTCCTTCGAGTTTGGTTCTAATGTAGCATATGACCATTTAGGGGTAGAATATGACACTGGTGATGGAACAGGTTGGCAAAAACTAAATGATACTATAGCCTCTACATGGTCCAATTGGCTTTATCATGCAAGTGAAGCTTCTTGGAAATCGGGAAATAATTCTTGGGTAAAAAATTTTTTTGGCGGGTATGATAATAATATTTCAGGAAATGGTGGGGGGTGGATGTTTGGTGAAAGTTCTGCGGACATTCTTCCGGATGATGTAGGAAACTACTACCCATCCAATGCATTAAACACATGGCATATGATTGATGCGAGATATTTACGTTTCAGTTTTAGATCTGATTCATCAACACAAAGATCAGGATGGGATATTGATATCGCGAGCGCTGCTGTATCTAATGCCGCGTCCCCTGCAGTGATAGGTCAACAATTATATATAGATACAACTGATTATACATATATTGCAGACACAAGTAATAATAACACTAGCGGCCATCGCATAGGGTATGTGTCCGCAACCGATGCAAGTAACAATGGGGTGGCTATTCGCACCATAGATTTTTCTGTATGGGAAGGCGCAAAGGGAGATCAGGGTCCTGCAGGGGCAGCAGGGGCAGCAGGGGCAGCAGGGGCAGCAGGGGCAGCAGGGGCAGCAGGGGCAGCAGGGGCGCAAGGTCCACAAGGTCCTGCAGGCGCGGATGGTACGAGTGCCACTGGCGGAACTATTAGCATAACGTATGATGGGGAGTCAAAAGGTAATTTGGTAAGTATTGATTTCCTGTCAACGGGTCAAATATCATACATTACAAGCGAGGGACAAGAAATAAAAGTCACCCTGCCACTCGACCCGCCGCCGTTTATCCTGGACATCTCTATAGATGAAGTTCCACCGGGAGGCGAAGATCTGGGAGGCACAGCACCGCGATAAACATATATTTATATATATATAAATGTCCTGTTCAGATAATAAATCCTATACTACATATCAAAATTATTTAGCTACAAAAAATCAAACAGGTTGTTGCTGTTATTTAGTGGGTCCTACAGGACCTGCGGGTCCTACGGCAGGAGAAGAATTGGGAGGGGATGGCTTAAAAAGCGGTACATCTATTCCTGGTGTAGATGGTGACCTTTTGTTTAAGGGTGGTGTGGACTTAAATATCGCAAAAACTCAATATAATTTAAATTGGTCAGCTAGTAATGTATTTGATATATCAGCGTCTAATGTTGTTATTCATTCAGGTATCTCAACGAGCACTATTAAGGTGACTGAAGCTGAAGGACATGGTGGAGAGATACAGCTCATGGAATCAAATCCTAGTACACATTACGTGGCTTTGAGAGCTGCCGATGCTATAGATAAAAACATTACATTTACACTGCCGATTGGGACATCCGGTACTGAGGGTGCGGCTTTAGTCGGGGATAGAAATGGAGAATTACGTTGGGCGTCGAGTTCATTGGGTAGTTCTTCTTCATTGCCTTCAGGATATTTCTCTCCTGTGATTGAATTATCAACTCTTCAGGGCGATGCATCTTCTGCGGTAATGAGTCCGGTAAAAGATACATATGTTGCCCGTTTCTTGCCCCCACGTTCTGCCATGTATAATAAAATTACGATAGGTCTTATAGCAACATCAGCTCCATCTAGCGGATCAGTGCAGGCATGTGTATATGTAGCGGACAATATGAATAAAGATCATACATATACCTGTATTGCACAATCTACAGATATCGGGATTCCCAGTGCTTCTAATTTTAGTACTGAGCAAACAGTTTTCTTACCCATTATATTCAACACGCCTTTTTCTCTTACGGATACAAGTGGACATTTGGTAGCACTAAAATGGAAACCAACTGATTCGGTCTCATCCTTGCAAGTAGCAGGACAACGCTATTACCCCACATATCCTGGCACCAGCGGCTGGTTATATGATAGTACTGGATCTGGTATTCCTTTATCAATAGATATATCAACCTTAAATAATTCCATCTTTACCATGTGGATACGTATAAGCTAAGCTTAAAATATTAATAAATTATACTTTATTAATATATAAATAATGCGGTGCAATCGAACATATACGAGTTTCAATAATTATATAGCAAGAAAATCAGGTATTGGCGCTTGTTGTCTAGAGGGACCAACGGGTCCTGCATCCACCGTCGCCGGCGTAACAGGTCCTACAGGCAGCGGCGATGTCGGGGCTGATGGACCGACGGGCGCGAAAGGACCAACTGGTCCGGGGGGTGGTGCTTCCGACGCTTCGATGAATCAGATATTTGCAGATATTAGCGGTTTGGATGCATCTATGAATCAAGCCTTCATTGATATAAGTGCGAATACTGCTTGCTGTGAACGTCTAGACGCCTCTATGGTTCAAATTTTTGATTTAGTCGATTCATCCAATAGTCTAGTGAATTATTACTTTTTCGATCCTCCTAGGTGTCCCACAGATGGGTCAGGTACCCTATTAACAGGCGGCACGCCAGTTATCCGTTTTACATGGACAAACCCGATACAATATCGAGCGGCTTTTAATTTTGCAGGACCAGTTCCGGACACGACTTCTGGAACATCAATAGCGGATGATGCCTATAATTATTTACCTTATTTTAAAGGAACAAAGATTGAATATCGTCTTTATACACCCGGCGGACCAAACCCGGCGGTGTGGAACGATGTGCCTCAAAGCGTAATAGCAACCCCATGGAATACTGACTTTCTTCCTCGGGAAGTAGTTCAGGCTGATATTGATGGGGCAGCAGGTAGTTTTCCTGATGGCAATTTAAACCCTCCCAGTAATACTATTTATAGTGGGAGTATTGTTGGTACGGGAGAGAGTATTCAGCTTCGAGTTGCGATGACGAATGGTGCGCAAGTAAGTATCCCAGATGTATCGGGCGGTGGAGCAGACGCCTCATGGTGTTGGTTATATATACCTGATGGTTCTGGAGCAAATATACCTTTGGGTAATTATGGTCCTGCACCACCGCCCCTAACCTTAAATATTCCTAGCGGGACTGGGATAGGTTATAAGACATTTACACTTGGTGGTGCTTGTGATAACCCTAATGGTACGGCTTTTGCGGCAGTTGCTGACACTTCTCTCAATACTCCACTCCCAATCCCGGGATCTATTCCTCTTAGGGTACAATACCAAGTGGATATGTCCGGTGCACGCAGTGTGAGCAGTATTCAAGTTGGCGGGAATACAGCTATAATTGATATCTCTTATGCTGTGCCAGCTGGTGCAAATCCTACAGGGGCGAGTAATCCTTGGTCAACTCCCTTATTAAACGGGGATCCTGTCTATCCGCAGCACGATTATCAGATTTATGCTTATTATATGCGTAATAGCAGTGACTTATCTATGAATATGGCAACCACATTACCTATGCCTTCGAGTAGTTGGACAACAAAAATACCCGATAGGACAGATGTAACAACTACTTATACAAGTTTTCTCTCTCCTAGTACATTAGGAGGGATAACATTTACGGATACAAGCGGTACTTCATTATTGGGTGCGGCCAACCGCGGCGATACAGGTGTGCAAATAAATCCAATTCACTTCTTAGATCCAGTCGATGTTATACGATGGGCGAGCAGCGATGTCGATCCATTGGCTGCAAATGCGGCCAATAATCGTGGCACTGACACAATCGGTCAATCTGTAATGTACATAGAAGCAAATATGATAAATAATACTAGCTACGATATTAGCTCGAATATTTTCAATGGTTGGACGGCAGATCCTGCATCAGTTGCACAGGATGTTAGTAATAATCATATTCGTTTCACTGGTTCTGCATTGGTAGATGCACGAAATGTGGGAGCAGCTGTTTATGAGGGCGGTTACTATTTAGGTAATTTCCTAGCAAACATAGAGGTTAATAATATTGATTTAGCAGCATTTCCGGATATTAGCAATAATACGCCTGCATATTCTTCCTATGAATTGAAAGTATACCAATATGTATGGGATCTTGCTGGTCCTAATTTTTTCCCAAATGGCGCCTTGGCGAGTTCATTTAACATAGGCGCTGAGCCTCAGAATGATATACTGAATACGTATTATTTAGTAACGACCACCCCATCTTCAGTGGTGGTGGGAAACCCAGCAAATACGGCAGATTTCTTTGGGATTAAAAATCTAGCGAGTGCAAATAGTATAATTTCCTATGATCTTAGTTTAAATGATATTTATACCACATGGGGTCCAACTGATGACGATAATTTGACCAATGTGCGCATTATGTTTAGCCCTAATGGTGTTAATAATGAGTGGACACAAAGTATAAATGCCTGGTCATACCCACTAACGAGCACACGTAAGATAACAGATGTGCTATCTTTACCGCCAGCAAAGTACAGCCCCGTCGCTGCCGACTATCCATATGCGCGGGCACACGATCATTGGCAGACAGCAGCGGACCCGCAATTTCGTGTAGAAGGAACTTTCGATAATAATATTCATCGTAGTAATAGAACAACTGCAGGTAATCCATTTGGTACTGGTACAAGTTTTACAAATACAGATATATCCTTCAATAACGAAGCAATCTGGTGGGATAAAACATATAATTTCACGCCGGCGATTAATGCATTTTATAATAGTGGTGATGGGGAATATCCAACTAACTATACTTCGGGTACTAGCCCTTTTTATGGCACACTCTATAGCAATGTCAATATTATTCTAGACAATCAGTTGATGTGGGCTAATACGGGAGGATTTACCTCTGGTAATTATACCACGACAGCAACAGATAATCCTTACATTAATTACAATATATTTTATCAACAAACGCGAGATTACTCAGGCAAGAATACTACAGGAGATGCCAAGTCTTTAACATATTCTGCCGCAAATGATGATTATTATCAAGGGGGGAATAAAACAATTACTGGCGACTACAAGTGGTTAATGGTTCGTGATGTAAAATCGACGGCGGGTGATTTCGGTCGAATTGTTATAACGGGAACCGGGGGCGCCTTGACTTTAGGGGATGACTTTTTATTATATGTTCAAGAGATAGATTCCTACTTTGATCCTGCAAATAATACTACACCTGCTGGGTATGCTGTGGGAAGAAGTGGGTGGAAGGCGGTGCAAGGAACGTGGGATCAAGGTGCAACTGTGCAGTTAAATAATGCTAATGAGGCAGGTTGTTATCGTAGAAATACGAATACGGGTGCCGTGGCAGTGAACTTTATAAAATTATATAGTCCAAATGCCAATGTTCCCATATTTTATCGTATAGGTCTTAAAAATAGCTCCAATATCAAAATGAGTAGTATTTCAATTACTTATGGTACTAATTAGTTTCATGATTTAAAAGATAATTCATGAAAATAAAAAGAGAATAATATTATATATGGCTGTGATTAACAATGATTACCAGACCAATCTATTATTTAAACGTTTTACTGGTGTAGCTGCTACACAGCTAGATTCTCAGTTTAGCAACGAACCTTTTCGCTCCATCAAAAATATATTTAGCCGTGACGTCTTTATTGAAGATATTCCGGGACAAGCACCAATTAGTATATATAATTTGGATAATAGTGGTAATTGGCTAGATAGCGATGCGAGTGGAAATCCTTCAAAGGATGGTGGGAATACTTTTGCCGATCTATATCCAGATAGTAAATTGCAATTTTATAAAAATGTGGAATTGACACAAGTTCCGGGTGCGCAATCAAGAGTCTGGCGCCGCTTAGATGCTAGTGGTGAAAATATCTTGCAAGACTCAATTAACTTCAAGTATGACGATATAAATAGCACCTACTTAATGCGCGTGAAATACTCGAATGGTGCTGTATATATCAATAATCCCTTGAATAGTTTTCCTTTATTTTGGGTCCTTGATAATCAAAGTGGATACTTACAATTTTATCAAACAACGGCAACATTGCTTTCTGCAGCAAATATACCCACGGATCCCCCTAAGATCTCGTTCTTTAAGTATGTAGGGAAAAAGGGGATAACCAATCTGGATGTTTCTGGGCAGCAACAGGTTGGCGATATAAGCGGAATAGATGCTGATATTAGTGGTATTAATATAAAATTGGACGAAATAAATAGAATGATATTACCGGAAGGATATGTTGATATAATTGGTGCTACGGCGCCATACGATCTCTCAGGTAGTGAAGTAGTGAGAACATATTATAATTATATACGTAGTAATTCTTTTATTGGATATCACAACTTACCATTGATGGATAGCAGTGGTGCGGTTGACCATGTGGGAGATCCAAGCCACAATATATTAGGATTAGCGGGGACAGACCTATCTGGTGTAAGTGTTTTTGAGCTGGATGTGTCTGGTGCAGCATATATTACGAAAGGGATTGTATTAGGTCCTAGTGGGGGCTTGTGGATAGAGTCTGTTAGTGGGGATACACATACGATAGGATCGGGGACAGCAGGGGATATGGAAATGACTACATCAAATCATTTTGCGGTCCATACGCCAGGCAAGGAGAATGCTTTATTCGTGGCGGCGGGAGGAAATGTTGGTATTGGTACGGCAGTGCCTGGTGCTGCACTTCATGTGATGGCAAATTCTACAGCATTGGATGTGAGCGGGGAATCCGTATTCCGAGGCGATGTAAAGATGGATTCTAATTGCGATATTTCAAAAAACTTAAATGTGCAGGAAACCCGAATACTGCAAAGTTCGCGCGTTAAATGGCCTTTGTTATTAGCCACCGTCGCGCCTTATACATTTCCTATTGCGGAATTGACGATGGACGTCCAAGGAATAAATCTTTTGGGATATTTTACATTAGAGCTTAATCAAGGTCCTCTAAGTTATGAATATATGCAAAGCATTCATTTTTTAGCAGGATATATGGCTTCTGCGCAAGGTGGCGGTATGACAACCCCAATAGTATATATTAAGGTATTATCGAATTGCAAAAAGGATTTGACGGGTTCTAGCCAGTCGATGATAGATCAATTAAGTTTTTATATTGCCCCTGGAAACTCCGTGATGGTAGGCCAAAAAATATATTTGTGTTGTAAAACATCGGCGCTAAGTACCGGCACGACCGGGGCCGGTGATTTAACTATTAGGCTCTACAAGAATTTTGCTGGTGGCGTTGGTGCCCCACAGGAGGCAAATTGGGCGCTGGTGAATCCTATTGGACAATCTGTTCCGTTAATAGCAACAGAATTAAGTGGGAATCTAGTAAATTTAAACTTATATGATGAACCATATGGATTTTCGGGAATGCTCGAGCATTTCCAAAAAAATATAGTTGTGGAGGGCAATACACTTTTGACTGATGTATCTTGTACAAATCTAGAAGTATCTGGTAATCTTATCATCGGCGCCTTACAAGTTCCTAATATAGTTGTTACTGGACATAGTCAACTGAATGATGTATCGGCTGCTAATATAGATATTTCGGAAAATTTATTGGTTGAAGGGCACACTCTATTGACCGATGTATCTTGTACAAATCTAGAAGTATCTGGTAATCTTATCATTGGTTCTTTAATAGTTCCTAATTTAGTTGTTACTGGATATAGTAAACTGAATGATGTTTCATCAAATAACATATATATAGCAAATGATAAGATACTTGATATTAGTAATGGGTGGATGCAAGTAAACGGCCGCGGGATTGATGCAAGCGGGATACCCGGCGGCGGCGCCGGGTGGGGCGAAGTGGGTGGTTCGAATCCTAACCCTCCTTACCAAGATCAGCGCGGATTGCGGATTCAGGCACAAGCAATTACATTTGATATGATTCAGGGTGGAGGACCAACACGGGGTGTATGTTTTAATCTGGCAGATTATAATGGTGATTCAGAATTTATAATACAAGGACCTAACTTTACCAGAGACTTTGTGCTGTACCCTGGCGGGCAACCGGGTTTCAATCAGGGCTGTATTGCTGATTATAGCGGTACGCTAGCCGTACATGGCAATCCTGGCGGCAGCGGTGTTTATGGCAATTACAATTTATATGTAGATGGTTCTTCTAATTTAGCTGGTAATGTTGTAGTTGGCGGCGATTTGACAATTGGTGGCGATTTGACATTTGGCGGAAATGTTAATTTGGATTTATCTGGTGATCTTACAGTAGGTGGTACATTTATTAATAATAATACACAATTTGTTGATTATGCGACGCTAACCTTCACGCCTCCTAATTTGAGTGAAAATTGGTATGATGTCGCTAGGATAGAAGCCGGGACTCCTTTCGGTCCTGCGATTTGGAGGAATGCTGGTGCGGCACTTTTTGAGATAAAATGTTATTCACCGGACACTTCAGCAAATTATACAAATATTCGTTGCTATGCTACAAATTTTATTGAGAAAGCTGTGTCATTGCAGGTAATAAATTGTGTAACTACAAATTCTACAGGTGCCAAAACAATTACTGGGGTACGTATTTGTACCCCCGGATCAGCTAGTCAACCAGATAGAGATGGATGTCTTCTTCAAATAGCAGTAAAGAATACGACCGACCCATTTAATATTCAAGTGCGCGTATATCAAAATAATACCTATCTGGGTTCGATTCCAACATTTGGTCGTCAATGGATTTTAGATTTAAGTGGAAATGTCAATAATGATCCTTCCGGGGGCGGCGGCGCCCCCTTTCCCGTGCCGTTTTTTGATGAATATTATGTAGCTGACTTAACCTTCAATCCTAATAATTCTGCTGGATATACACCCGGTACAAATAGTGGCGTATATGTAAGTGATCTAGATAACTTATTTACAGGGGCTACAAAGCACGGAGATTTGATTGATATGAGTAATAATGATATTTCTGGATGTAAAGATTTTTCAGTCGAAACAATAGAAATTAAGAAGATTGGGAACGTATTAATTGAACCGATGTTAACTATTGATACTAGTTCTAATTTGCCGGGTTTAATTTTTAATGCAACAACAAAAGATTCAGTGTTGGGAAATGGGACAGCTATAACTATGGCGCCATTAGGAGGAACAATAGGAAAGACGTATATAGAAACCGATTTGTCTGGGTTAACGATTTACTCGCTCGACCCTGGATTCATTAATTTATTTACAAATGGTGGTGGATCTTTGCCTGCGGGTGATGGTGGGGGAATAGTAAGGATTTCATCACATGGATTCAATGACCCGCGCTCCATATTACATATGGATAATAGACATACTAGTGTGTTCGCGGCGGGCTCCGAAGCTAAATCTGAGATAATTTTAGGACCTACTGATATAAGTTCTAGTGTGTATTATTGCTCTCTGCGTGGGGAAAACGGGGCGACAAATATTTTGGGTCAAACTAGTACCGGTTTACCTAACAATAATGGCGGAATCAACAATACGCGGGCATTGGGTGTGTATATCCAAGCAACTGGGGCTCCAGTTGGTTCGACCATAAGTCCCCCCAGTGCTCCCCATCAAGCATATATTTTATCATCACCGCCAAAAACAGGACAAAACATTCCTGCAACGTGGTTTACAACGGGCTATACCACTTTTGGGAATAGCTTTATCGGAAATTCGGCGGCTGGTTATCATATTGACCTAAGTGGCATTAGTAATTATTCATTATGCACAGATGAATTTCAGGTAATTCAACTTGGTGATAGAGCAAAACCTTACGTTAGGATTAATGCAGGTCATAATGCAACTGGCGCCAATAATGAGGGTACGCTATCGACTACCTTTTTATTTTCAGACCTGGTAGCTACCCCAACTCTTCAAGGAGTACAATCCATAATTGGCGTAGGAGGTACCGGCGCCGGGGGGATCGTCGGGCAGCCGCCATATGGATATGCAGATCTAGATATTGCCGCCGGCGTGTCCCAGCCCGACGCGGCGCTCGCGAACAACATTAACATCGGTGTGGCGAATACTAATAAGGTTGTAATTGGAAATCTGAATAATACGTCGTCGAATTATGGAAATCCCGAGATTCATCTAGGAGCTGCGTCCCGAATGGGATATATTGATTGTGGTTATGCTACAAGTCCGGCGTATACGGCTACTGGACCGGGAAATATTTGTGCTACCAATCATAATGGTTATATAGGTACATGGAGCGCGCTCGCCTCGTCTGGAACTGGTTTGCGAGCATATTCTATGGTTGCTACATTGAAGACCTATATGGCGCCAAACTTATCGCCTCTAGCAGGCATCGGTGATGCTGCACCTGCTATTAAATACTCATGCATTGAGGGACCGCAAGGGTTTGTGATGTTTAGAGGGCAGGTGCAATTGAGTGGTGGCTCTGTGGATATTGATATAGATACAGCGGTAGTGATTGGTGCAGGTGAATTATTCATTCCGCATGACAATCCATTAATTGCTGGGACTGCCAATCCACCGGGTACTTTCAACGCTATGTTTCAAAATCCCATGGTAATGGTCACAAATGCGGGAGTATGGGACAACGTTATCCCCCCCAACGCCGGCACTTTTATGACTTTATTAGAAGATCCATTATGGACACAGGTACATGGTTCATTATCGCAGGCGCCCACCACAGTACCAGATATTAGTAATACACATCTAAAGATTAGCGCGGGCGGCGGCCTGGCGCCTCCCGGAACGCCTAATCTGGTCGTGAACTATATTATATATGCGGAGAGACGAGATGAAGGTTATATTGATGATTCACAAGTCAGAGATTATGCCAATCCGAAGACTAATTCTCTGAAAACGTGGGGGTCAGCCACTGATTTAAGTGGGAATCCCTTCCCATAGTTTTATCTGCTCATTTATATATATATGGATTTCAAAACTGCACTAATTATTTTTTTAGTTTTGATAATTATAGGTTTGCTATTTCACATCCAAATGAAATATGCAGTCAACCGCTATCTCTTTTATAAAACAATTACTCTCCCCCCTAAGAAGCGTGCACGAAATTTATTGTTGGTCTCAAATTCTAAAGAAAAAGTATTTGGCAATGAGACTTATTTTAATCATTGCAAGGTGAATATATCAAAGTTTTTAAAGTCATTTAAGGTAAAACGTGTTCTTTTTATTCCTTATGCAGGTGCTAATATACCACCTTTAGGTGTCCCTGAAGATCCCAGTAAATATACGGATATTGTGAGAAAGGAGGTATTTAAGCCTTTGGGGATTGAAGTAGTATCGATTGATAATTATGTAAATTCATTCGATAAGCAAGCCGAGATTCTGCGCGCGGAGTGTATATTTATTGCAGGAGGCAATGCGTTTAAGTTGCTACATGAATTGGCGAGTCATGACATTATCGATGCGATAAGAATGGCCGTATTTTCTGGTGTTCCTTATATAGGATGTTCGTCGGGTGTTGTGGCGGCGAATCCGACATTGCATACATCACGTTCGATCCCAATAATGAATTTGCGTTCATTTAAAAGTTTGGATCTGATTCCGTTTTATATCAACGTGCATTATTATAATGGATTGGGTTCTAGATTAAACCAGTATCTTTTGCGAAATCCTAAGGAAAAGATCCTAGCTATTGAAGAAGGTGTGGTAGTACATATTGTTGGCGACAAAGGTGAGATAGTTGGATTTGGTGATGCGGAATTAATAGAGAGAAAAGCCGGTAAATTTTTGAGAGAGAAAATAGTTATTGGTTCGAACATATCTTCACTATTGGACATTACGCATTCTTAGATTTGCTTGTATGCTCTGTATCAGCATCTTTTTGTGCATTGTATGAAGCAAAATCTCCTCCACTAACGGGTCCTTGTCCTCCATTCACAAGTGAACCCCCGCGTCCTTCTATTCGGCTGCGCCGTTGTTTAAAATATCTTCCTTGTTGTGCAATTTTTGATGGTGCGCCATTTTGCATAGCATTTTTATTACTAGGTTCATTATATATTTTATCTAAAGGCGTCTTTAGCCCTATGTATTGATTATCGGGATCGTATCCGGGATAATCTCCTGCGTTGTAGGGCGGGTCTAAACGATTAGCATCAATAAGTGGCGAGGCTAATGGTGGACGCGGAGGCATTCCTGGTAAAGTACCGCTCATTGATGAGGTTGGTGAATGCATTGGACGCCATCCCAAATTATTTTGGGTATCGTATGTCTGTTGGAAGTAGAGAATAGGGCACCGAATACCGAGACGCCGCTGCCACTTGACGAATTCTATATATTCTTCTAAATTGTTGAATCGAACAGGATTAATTCCGGGAATACGGGCTTTTGTATTATTGAAAAGCAATAATTGGTTTCCTTTTTGCATTAGTAGATTTGGACAGCTATTACTTGTAAATCCTTCCTTCTTTCCCCCCCATACATCCTTGCTTTTAAAAAATAGGCAAAATAATAATCCAGCTAAAAATACCAATATGATAGTCATTTCACGCAACATCTATATAAAGTAGCTATAAAAGTTTTTCGATATCTATAATATAATGGTACATACAGATAATTCCAAATTGGTTGTGATTGATGTGGTAGATAAGGCATCAGCTGATCAATATAATGAAGAAATGAAAACCCAACCTAGTATGGTTTTATATACTGCGAAGTGGTGCGGTCACTGCCAAGTCTTAAAACCAGAATATGATACATTTATCGATGAAATGAAAAATGAAAAAAGGAAAGGGTTGATTGCTCATGTTGATTCTGAATCGCGAAAACACCTTGCATCTGGAGTACATAAAGACATTAAAGGGTTTCCCACGATAGTTGCTTTAAAATCCGGCGGTGCTTTAGATAAAGAGTACAATCAACCGCGTGAGGCGAAACATTTAAAGGGTTTTGCTTTAGAAATATTTGACACGCAAGGTGGTGGGCGTCGCCGTCGGCGCCGCCGCAAAAGTCGTCATAGAAAGAATAAAAGGCGTCATCGAGGGGGGAGGCGCAGAACGAAAAAAAGGCGGGGGCATAAAACGAAAAAAAGACGCCGGCATAAGAGACGAGCGCGGCGAACAAGAAAATTTAGAAAGCGATAAATATAATAGGAATATAATTTAATATGAAGTTTTCTGATATATTTTTAACATTTTTGATAATATTAATATTTATCGTGATGTATTTTGTTGGGGCCTATCTGATGGCTGCCAGACAGGTAAAACAGAATTGGCCCAAGCATCGTTGTAATCCGATGGTGATGCCATTTGCGGGTATATTAGGTCCTCCGGGTACAACGGCAGCCCAAAACCATTCTTCTTGTGTTCAAAGTCAACAAAAAAGTGCAATAGGCGGTTTGATGGCACCGGTTCACTATTCGTCATCTTTAGTGAATAGCATTGGATCTGATGTTACAGGTGGTTTGGATATGGTGCGCAAGGTTTTTGCATTTGTAAGAAATATGGTGGAGCAAGTCGTTAAGAAGATTATGGGTATTTTTATGAATATTATTACTGAAATATTAAAAATGATTATTAAGCTAAAAGATTTAGGATCTAAGATAATGGGTGTTATGGCGGTACTCTTATTTATGCTTGATGGGATGGTGAAGACGGGGACAGGGCTCTGGGCGGGACCCATAGGTGGCACCATACGTTTTCTTTGTTTCCACCCTAGCACACGCGTACGGCTGAAAAATTTCGATGTTCAAAGAATGAGTGAAATAAAGGTGGGTGATATTTTAGAAAATGGGAGCATAGTATTGGGTACAATGCAATTGAAAGGATGTAAGGACAATCCCTACTATAAAATTTATTCAAAAAAATTATATTGCGATATCTTCGTAACAGGTTCGCATATGATACAAGATAATAGGACAGGTAAGTTTATTCGTGTAGAGAATTTATTGGAGGCGGAGCGTACTGAAGAGTATACATCGGAGATGTGTTGTCTAATAACGGATGATCATCTTATTCCTGTGGGCGAGTATATGTTCTGGGATTGGGAAGACGGGAATTAATTCTATTGATTATTATCCATTTACTATATATGAGTAATAGTCAAACTTCTTTCAAGGATACAATTGCAAAATTATATTATAGAAAAATAGGATTTACGCAACAATATTTAGATAAATATGGCGGGTCTGTTGTAATAACGACTATTGTAGCTTTAGTATTAATAGCGGTACTGGCATATCACTATTTTCTGAATAATATGGCTTATTATAAAAAGGAATGGATAAATCATCGCTGCTCTCCAGTACTTATGCCTTTTGCAGGAGTTATTCATTCCTTCCCAAATGGGTCACTTTCAGAAGTATTAGATTTTACTTCTAAAAATTACAATGAATGTTTAAATAGTGATTTAAAACAGGTGGTTGGGTCATCAACCAATCCAGCATTGTATGCTCACCATCAAATGTCACAGAATGCAAGTATGACGCAAAAAACAATGAATCAAGGAAGAAAAATATTTAATACTATACGAACCGATGTTGGGGATATGACAGGGCGTATTTTTAATAGGATGTCAAATATGCTTGTTCCTGTGACACAAATATTGGTTAAAACTAAAGATATCTTTGGTAAAACAGCAGGTATTCTCTCAACCGGACTTATGCTATTGTTAGCAATTTATGATACCACCAAAGCCATGCTAGGTGCTTTTGTAGAGCTATTAATTATTGTTGTTGTTATTCTTGTGGCAATGATAGTTATCATGTGGATCTTTCCTTGGGATTGGCCGATAGCGCTAATTATGACTGCTATATTTATTTTTCTTGGGACAATGGCGGCGATTATAGCTTACTGGACAAATAAGATATATAAGTTGACCCTCGACAAAGTGCCATCAACAACGTGTTTTGCGGGAGATACTGAAATTTCTCTCCAAAATGGAAAGAAATTAATAAAGGAGATAAGTGTTGGTGATATTATGCAGGATGGAGGAAGAGTGACGGCAGTGATGAAACTAGCAAGTGATCATAAGAATCTATACTCTCATCATGATATTATTGTTTCAGGGTCCCATAAGATTTTGGTGAAGGGTCAATACATAGCTGTAGAAGATCACCCAGATAGTGTGCGTATTGCTAATATCGAGTCTCATCTATATTGTTTGAATACGACAACGGGGATAATAAATATTAATGGCGTTGTATTTTCTGATTGGGATGAAGTGAATGAACAAGATTGGCAACAAATATGTAAAAAAGCGGAAAAATATTTACCTTTGGTTCCAAAACGCGAGGATATGCATAAATATTTAAATGGGGGATTTATTGAAGATACGCCAATAGAGTTAATAGGGGGAGAGTCAGTTGCGATAAATAAAATTTGTGTAAATGATATATTAAAAAATGGGGAGCGAGTTTTAGGCATTGTGGAAATAGATAGTCGCGACATTTGTGGGCTCAAGAAATTAGGCGATGTTAGTAAGCGTATTAGAGGCGGACCTAACGTTCGCTTTGTTGATCAGAATTTAGGCAATGTAACATCTCTGGATACTAGAAAAATGTCTACGTTCTCTGCCGATAAACTATATCATCTGGTTACAGACACTAAATTCTTCACAATTCATAATATTAAATTTTATGATTATAATGCGGGAGTAGAATTCCTCCTTGAGGGACCATATATTTTATTTGCCCATGTTTAATTTTTTATCTGTGAAATATGTATAGAAATGAAAGTAGCTGGTATGAACATTAATCTTGCTTGCGTTCTTTGTGTGGTAATTGGTCTATTTATCGGCGGGCACCTGCTCTGCAGTTGCGCGAAGTGCGATAATGTAAAAGTGGGTATAAAAAAGAAGGAGGGTTTTGAAAATATGGGGGCGCCTATGAACTACCGAATGGGTGATGGCGTGTACGGCAGTTGGGAAACGCGTAAACAAAAACGTGGTCCTTCCATTCCTTGGAGGGCACAGCAACACAATACCTACAAGGGAACCGCGGTTCCTCTACCAGAGGGACAAATGTTTATGTGGGCTGATAATGAATTCAAACCCGAATGTTGCGGATCATCGGTGAGCTCAAGCACCGGATGTGCTTGCATCACCAAGTCGCAAATGGACTACGTTAACCAACGTGGCGGCAACCGCACCAAATGTGGCGGTGTCGACTATTTTTAAATTATCAAAAATATATTATTTTTTTATAATTTTTGATAATCCATTTGGATATTTCAATTGCATTGCATGGAACGGGTGTAGCTCACTCATGACAAGTGGAACTTTTGGGATTTTATCCTCGAGATTCTGTTTGCTAATAAGGTCACTGCGTTTAATCATTTTAAATGCCGAAGTGAGCACTCTTGCCTGTTCATAATCATAGAGTTCAGGATATACTTCATAATATTCCTTTTGACCTTTGGTTATTATGTTACCTGTTGTAATACTAAAACGGAGAGAGGTCAATGGCTGTGTATTTGAGTAAGGCGTTGAACCCAGTATTCCATTAGCGGTAATGAGTAAAATACCAATATATAATGGGTCACCGGTTTTCCATTCAATATTTGACATTACTTTAGAATTATCTCCGCGTCCACTTGGGTTTGGTAGCCGCCCTGACAAGATGGGCTTGAAATAGGGGATTTTTTCATTGATATTCATTATATTTTTATAGACTCAGATAATTCTTTTTGAAATTCAATTTTATTCACATATATTATATGTGTTGGTTTTGGTCACATAGTACTATTAAAGAACCGAAATGGAGAAAATGTGGTAAGTGTAAAATACCCTTTCGTTTGCATACAGGGGGTAATTCAAGATATTTTGACTGCCGATATCATAATATTGTGGGTAAATCTTGTGCTCATTGCGGACAAAATTCATTAAGACCTACATGTTACCATGTAGCACAAAAGACATGGAAAGAACGTTTAACGGGGAAATTGTGATTCGCATTTTTCACAATACGATATATTCATACTCCTATCAGGGTCTATATCTATCATATCGGTAACCCATTTATGATTACAATGTTCTTTAATAAATTCAGCTAGAAATTTAACTTCGGTTTTGCGAATTCCAAGTGTATATTCCATACCTTGAATATCATTTTCTAAGGATCTTTTGAGACTTATTAAATTTTGGATATGTTCTTCCTTCATTCAATAATAATTCTATTTAATATTATTTAAATTGATTTATGATATGCTATTTGATACTGCCAATATTCACTATGCTTCCTCTACTTGTATCCTTATGGAATTGGCTGTTGGCACTTTCAGTAGTTTGTATGCCTTTCTTGAATATGGCTGCTGTTTGGTGGGCGTGGCAAGCAGGTATTGGCTGGGCGGCGTGGTCAACGGCGCGCTTTTATAGTAATAATTGTGCTCCTGCAGGAGTTTCTGGATATGTTACCTCTCTCTTTACAATGGGAAGCCCCATTTGTATAAGTGCATGGTTTTCGCATGCAGCATTTGTTGTTGCTTATATCACAGCATTTGTTGTCGCTGTTATGGTAGTTTCTCTCTGGCTTTGGAATCGGGTGACAGGAGATCAAAATGTGAAGAAATTGCAGGAAGAGGTTGAGAGATTGCGTGTAAAGACGATGGCGAAATCGCCAGAAATGACGAAAAGTCCTGAATCGCAAATAGTGGGAGGGGAATCAGAAGAGATGAAAATCTAGGCTTTTATTTAAAAAGAAAATTTATAATAATGTATGTCCAACTTTCGACTATACACTATTTTTTTATTTTTCTATACATTTAGCCTTGCAAATATGTATATACGACTTGATGAAGGAAAGGTAATAAAAAGGGTAGAATACTTTTTTAAGGATAATAATATATACGATTGTTTTGAGAGACTGGATACTGAGAAAAATATTCTTGGATTGCGTTGTTTACATAATGATAATTTATATGATGTTGATATTCGCATTGAATTGCCGGCATACTACATATAGAGACCAAAAGGTATATCTCCATTTTCTTTACGTGTAACGAGTTTATCGACAATAGCATTTGTTACATTGAAGGGGTATTCTAGTTTGAGCGTTGTCATTTTGTTATTGAATAGATTATGTTCGGGTTTCATGAGTCGAAACAGGTTAAGTTTGCTGTAAATAATTTCTAAGCAACGTTTTAAGTTTCGCACACCTTTCTCTTGTGCTGTATATTTATCAATTATATAATGGAGGGTATCATCGGCTATAATAATTTTGCCGGATTCAAAATTGATGTTTTTTTCAATGACAGGCATAAGATATTGCTTTGCAATGATAGTTTTCTCTTTTTTCACATATCCCTTGGTTTCTATTCTATACATTCTATCTCGTAGAATAGAATTAACTTTTTTTTCATCATTATAACTGAAAATAAATAATGCCTTGCTAAGGTCAAAATCGATTCCTGAGAAATATTTATCATGAAATTGGCTATTTTGTGTTGTATCTGTTAAGTGGGTTAAAATACCAATAATTTCTTCGCCCTTTGGCGTATCGCTAATTTTATCTAACTCATCAAAATATATAACTGGATTCATGCATTTGCTTTTAATAATAATATCTACAATCTGCCCCCATACACTTCCTTCATAGGTATACGAATGTCCTTCTAAGAAACTGCTATCGGTAGCTCCACCTAATGCGAGAAATGCAAATGGTCTATTGAGTACCTTGCTGATACCTTCCTTGACAAGCGTTGTTTTTCCTGTTCCCATGGGTCCGTGAATAGCGATTGCGGTGCCCACTGCGTTGGGATTACTAATCCATTGTCCAATCATCTGCATAATTTGAATTTTGGCGTCATCTAATCCATACACAGCATCTTCTAATGCTTTATGTGCATTGTCCATAAATTTGGAACATTTTTCTGGTCCATCATTCATTGTAATTGGAAGTCCGTTGTATTTTCCGAAAGGGATTCTCATAAATGTATCAACCCATTGTTTAATTTTGTAATACTCGCCGGAGGCCCGATCCATTTGTGTTAAAATATTTATTTTGTTTAGTGCTGCAGCCTTATATTCTTGGGGTATATCGCTCTCTAAGAGAGACATACGATATGGTTTGGCGAGTTGTGAATGTTTCTTTATTTCCCGCATTTGTTGAATTATTAATCCTTGTTTTTTGACGGGTAGTTCGCGAAAATATTTTAGATCGCACATAGCATTTTTAGCATATAATAATTTTCTAAATTCTTTAGAATTTTCTCTTTTCTGCTTCGAATTAGCTTTTTTCTCTGCTTTTTCCTTTATTTTTGTTTGTTCGGCTACAAGACCCTCAAGTTTTTTTACCATGGCCGTTTGCCCCCCCTTCTTTCTTTCGGTCATAAGTTCTTTTAATTCGGTAAGTAGAGTATCCTCGCCTATTTCTTCGTCATTGTTATCTTTACTTTTAGGATTCGCCGCCTTCTTTTTTTTCTTCTTTTGTTTCTTTTGTTTTTTCTTCTTTTGTGGTTTTTCTTCAGACTCACTTTCGTTAAGCTCTTCTGGATCAAAATAATCATCATCATCATCGCCGTAATACTCTGCGTCAGGATTCTCTGCAACAGTAAAAATTACATTGACTTTCATATTTCCATTTTGTAGTTCTTCAAGTAATTCTTCGTCTATATACTCTTGGAGTTCGTCATCGTCAATGGTGTCCTCGTCGGTACTATCTTCCGATTCATCATCGACAGCGCTGCTTTTTTTTCTTTTTTTGTGATGTGGTTCTTCTTTAGATTTATCTAATTTATCTAGAGCATTAAGACGCCGATTTGTTGCACGCGAAGGAAATAATTTTCCCACAAAACGTTGCCATTCTCTAATATTAAATTCTTCTTCTTCTGATGCGCCTATTTCATCATCTGAGCAACCAGGTATATAGTCACTATCATCATCAGAAGATTCAGAATCGGAGCTAACAACTTTTTTTCTCTTGTGTCTTTTACGAAGATTATATCTCTTTTTAGGCGTATGAGGCGTGTCTTCCATATTATGTATTAATGCTATTTTTTTTATATTATTTATAAAATTGAAAACAATCTAAATAATATTATAGAAATATAAGAATGCATAGAACAAAACGGCATGACGATATTAATGCAGCAAAAATTATTGGTGTCCAATTTAGTCTCTTATCACCCGAAGAAATAAGGAAAACTTCCGTTGCAGAAATAACCACACGTGATACATATATTAATGACAGACCAGTTATAGGAGGTTTATTTGATCCACGAATGGGTGTATTAGACCCTGGTCTCATCTGTCCAACAGATGGTTTGAATTATATGCAAACACCGGGATACTTTGGGCATATTGAGTTAGCGCGCCCTGTATTCTTCATCCAATATTTGAATACAATCGTAAAAGTCTGTCGTTGTATTTGTATTAAATGTAGTAAACTATTAATTGATAAGAAGAAATATAGTCATGCACTAACGATGAAGGCTTCAAAGCGCTGGCAATATGTATTTAGCTTGGCTAGTAAAATTTCTCGTTGTGGGGAGGATAGTGAGGATGGTTGCGGAACGAAGCAACCAAAGAAGATACATAAGGAGGGCTTAGCAACTCTATTTGCCGAATGGGTTAATATTGAGGGTATAAAAGACGATGATGGTAATGTAAAGGATAAACTAACGATGAAGATGACCTGCGAACAGGTCTTGAAGTTATTTCGTCGTATATCTGATGAGGATGTTACTTTTATGGGTTTTAGTCCCTTATGGTCGCGTCCTGACTGGATGATCTGTCAAGTATTGCCGGTACCGCCGCCGGCGGTACGTCCTTCGGTAAAGCATGATGCGCAGCAGCGCAGTGAAGATGATATATCGCATATTATTGTGAATATTATTAAGGCAAATAAGACGTTACAGGAGAAGATACGTCAGGATGCCAATTCTAAGGTGATTGATGATTGGACGACTGTGTTGCAATATTATTGTGCGACAATGATCGACAACCATATACCGGGTTGTGCACCGGTTGCTCAAAGGACGGGTCGTGCTTTAAAATCAATGAAGGAGCGGTTGGTTGGAAAGGGTGGTCGAGTGCGTGGCAATCTTATGGGTAAGCGCGTAGATTTTTCGGCGCGTAGTGTTATTACACCCGATGCAAATATAGGGATTCGTGAACTCGGCGTCCCCTTAGCCATTGCAAAAAATATTACTTATCCTGTGGTTGTGAATGCGCGGAATAAGAAATATCTGACGAGACTAGTATTAAATGGTCCGGAAGTGCATCCGGGCGCTAAGATTTTGGAAAGAAAATCTGGTGAGAGTATTTCTCTGCGTTATGTAGATCGCGCATCTCTTGATATCATGGAAGGTGACATTGTTCATCGCCACTTGCTAGATGGGGATCCGGTGTTGTTTAATAGGCAGCCTTCTTTGCATAAAATGAGTATGATGTGTCATATTGCACGAATTTTGAAGCAAGGAGGCACATTTCGTTTGAATGTAGGAGTCACAAAGCCTTATAATGCTGATTTTGATGGTGATGAAATGAACATGCACGCTGCCCAAAATGACGAAGCTAAGGCGGAGTTATTAAATTTGGCAAGTGTTCCTCGTCAAATTATTAGTCCTGCAAATAACCAATCTATTATAGGTATTTTTCAGGATTCATTGCTTGGGGTGTATCGTTTCACGCGTAAAGGGATGACATTTTCGCCGCGGACGGCGATGAATTTGCTTATGCGTTTTGACAACATCAAGGCTGATATATTTGATGGTGGGAAACAAGAAATTACTAATTTTAATATCTTATCTCAAATTCTGCCTCCCATGTCGGCCAAATTTCCCAACAAGACGTATGAGGACACTGATGATCGTAAGACAACAAATAATATAATAGAGATTCGTAATGGAAAGTATATACGCGGACAGATAGACAAAGGTGTGCTTGGTGCTACATCTAAGGGTCTAATTCAGAGTATATTTAATGATTTTGGTTTTAATTCCTCAGCTGATTTTATTGATAATTTGCAGAGCATTATCAATTATTATATGATGATTAGTTCCTATAGTGTTGGAATCAGTGATTTGATTGCTGATAGTAAGACCAATGAGCAGATTGCGACAGCCATTACGGCGAAGAAACAGGATGTGAAAAATTTGCTTGATCAAATTCAGCTGGGTGTATTTGAAAATAATACGGGGAAGACGAATGAGGAGGAATTTGAGACGAAAGTCAATGCGATTTTAAATAAGGCGCAAGAGGAAGCCGGCAAGATAGGTCGCAAGAGTTTATCAAAGGATAATCGTTTTATTACTATGGTGAATGCGGGGTCCAAAGGTAATAATATTAATATTGCGCAAATGATTTCTTGTTTGGGGCAACAAAATGTGGATGGCAAACGTATTCCATATGGTTTTAGTAATCGTACACTGCCACATTTTTCGAAGTATGACGATTCACCTGAATCGCGAGGATTTGTTGAAAGTTCCTTTATTGAGGGATTGAATCCTTTTGAGTTATATTTCCATGCTATGGGTGGGCGTGTTGGTTTGATTGATACTGCTGTTAAGACATCACAAACGGGGTATATTCAGCGACGTTTGATCAAGGGTTTGGAAGATTTGAATATTAAGTATGATATGACAGTGCGCAATAACCAAAATAAGATAATACAATTTGAGTATGGCGATGATGGCATTGAAACGACAAAGGTGGAAAGTCAAGCGTTGCCTCTAAGTAAGATGACATTAGACGAGATATATGGACATTATCAATTACCTTTTGATTTACGTAGCAGTATGTTTAAGTCTAATTTTACCCGCGAGGCTATTTCGCGTATGAGAAAACAAAAAGTTCGTTTAATTGCGCGAACGAAGGCAGTGATTGCAGAGATGATCAAAGGTCGGGAGCTGTTAGTGAAGCATGTATTTAAGAATAGCAATGATACACGCATTCACATTCCTGTAAATTTCAAGCGTATTATCAATAATATTCAATTTCAGTTTAATTTGCAAAATAATTCATTGGTAGATGTAACTCCCATGGAGTTATACGATATGTTGGACCGAACATTTGTATCATTAGGTTTGCGTTATGTGCGTCCCACAGATCTCTTTAGGTTGGCATATCAGTATCAACTTTCGCCGAAAGAATTATTGATTGTTCGACATTTTAATAGAAATGCGTTGACGTTTCTGATGGAAACAATTGTTTTACATTATAAGAAGTCGATTGTGGCTCCGGGCGAGATGGCGGGTATCATTGCAGCCCAAAGTATTGGAGAGCCGACGACGCAAATGACGCTGAATACCTTCCATTTTGCTGGTGTGGCTTCTAAGTCGAATGTGACGCGGGGTGTTCCGCGGATTGAGGAGATTTTATCATTATCGGCACATCCGAAAAAGCCTTCTACTACAATCTTCCTTAAAGAGGATGAACAAGAGGATAGATTGAAGGCTCAGGAGCAAATGTATTTGCTCGAGCTAACAAGTTTGCAAGATGTCACTAGTAGTGTTTCAATTTGCTTTGATCCTGATGATTTGAATACACTGATTGAGGTGGATAATGTTCTAATGACTGAATACAAGGAGTTTCAGTCTTTGATGGAAGAGTGTGGTCTCGAGAAAGAGGCTTCTAAGAAGGGTGTTCGTTCAAAGTGGATTATTCGTTTTGAATTTGATCGGGAGGCGATGCTTGACAAGAATATATCGATGAGCGATATTCACTATGCCCTGAAGCATAGTTACAAGGCCCAGCTCCAATGTATCTATACGGATACAAACGCGGATAGTCTAGTTATGCGTATTCGCTTAACGCAACCTTTGACGAAGGCTAAAAAGAAGACATTGGATCAGTCAGATGAGATTTATTGTCTAAAAACATTGCAAGAAAATCTCTTGAAGAATGTTATTTTGCGAGGTGTAAAGAAGATTCCCAAAGTGACTATTCGAAAGATTCCAAATTATTTGACGCTGCATGATGGCAATTATGAGCCGCGTGAGATTTGGGTTTTGGATACCATTGGAACAAATTTGGAGGATATATTAATGTTGGAGGATATAGATATTAATCGTACTTATAGCAATGATATTCAGGAGACATATCGTGTGTTGGGGATTGAGGCGGCACGTGCTACCATTTATAATGAGTTATCGGAGGTGTTAGAGTTTGATGGAACGTATATCAATTATCATCATATCAATTTGCTTTGCGATCGTATTTCAGCGACAAAAAAGATGGTATCTATCTTTCGTCATGGAATTAATAATGATGATATAGGTCCTTTGGCGAAGGCATCTTTTGAGGAGACGCCTGAGATGTTCTTGCGCGCAGCCCGCCATGCTGAATTAGATAATATGCGTGGTATTTCGGCAAATGTGATGACAGGTCAGGAAGGTTATTTTGGCACAAATAGTTTTCAAGTTATATTAGACATTGCGAAGGCGCGTTCCTTAGAGCATAAGGTGGCTGCTAAGAAGTTGACTATTGGTGATTTTATGGGAATGGAGGATCCCAATAACATTTGTTCAACGGCAAATATGTCCATTGCGAACTCGACAGAATTTCTCGAGGTGGAGGACTTAGGGGCCGATGATGACTATGATGCGGGTTTTTAATATATTTGAATTAGTTAAAGGTATTTTATTTACAAAGTTAATCAATGTTTGTCAAGTATGTATTTTTTACATTACATACTTTACTTATTATGGTATGCCTAGCAGATGTTTATAAACATCAAGTGTTCATCACCCTATTACAATATATAGCAATACTATCATGGCACTTCAATAACAATAATTGTGTTATCACGCAGCTAGAAGATTATTATTTCAATGATACCCTTCTCAATGTATATAATAGAGTTCGCGGATTTGCGCCTGTTCATTCTTCTCTTTATTGCGTGCCGACTTATCAACGCTATACAATTTATGTTCTCTTTACCATCCGATGTTGTGAGATCACATATTCAATTATGTGGAAAATATAGTAAAAAAAAATAATAAATAATAATATGCGGGGAATACTTTACTTTATAGAAAATATATTGGAAAGAAATGCTTCTGATATGATTTATTTTATTATTTTTAATCTATTTGAACAGAATGATAATGTGTTATTCTATAATTCTATTTATAATAATTTATTTATAAATATAGAAAAAAAAACAAAATTAATACAGCTTTTTTTTAAGGCGGCGCGATGTAGGGGGTTAATTCGTAAGTTAGTGCGCCATTGGCGGTGGCGCACTACTTCATTGATTGATATTAAACGTGATATGTATGGTAATGAGTTATCAACCTTTCCGTTGAGGCAAAAAATAGTATTGGTTGAGAATATGAAGAAATATCCATTTAGACTGACTGACCTAGCGACTTTTTGGCATAAATCTTTGTTACATAGTCAGCATTTTTTCTGTCACCCACGAAATCTCACTAATCCATATACAGGACGTGAGTTTTGCCTCCATAATCTCTATAACATTTATTTTGCTCTCCAAGCGAGTACGTTTCATATACGCCCTCTTTTATCGGAGCTATTCATTGTTAATTTTAATTTGGTTCAGTTTCGTATTATGAATTATCCTAAATTGCAGGATTTGGCGATTAAAGATTATGAGACAAAGGTGTTGGAAGAAGAGAGGTTTGATGATATTATGCAGATGCTTTCAACATATGGTGGTTTGCACATCCTTGCCATAGCTGGTAATATAGCCAGTGAGAAAAGACAACTGGTTATAAAAAAATTTGGTGAATTTTTGATTTCTTATTATTATTCTGAATATTCTCAAAATTCTCTTGTTAAAAATTCGCATAAAAATAAGTTAACATTATTACCTAGTTTTATATTGAATAACACTTTTGATTGGGATTCTATTGAAGAGTGAATAGCATATATTTACTTAAGCATAATAGTATTTGAATATGGAATTGTGTCTATAGGTTGAGCTGAATAGAAAGTTTGTGGATGTTTTATATATTTATTTTTTTCTATAGGGATAAGATTCTTAAAGAAATTTTCTTCATCTGAGAGAATGATGGATTCAAGTAATAGAATTTCATTATCTTTTAAATTATACCCAATATCTTGAAAGGCGATAAATTTCTTTGGTTCAAAGACGAAGGAGCGAATATTTCCGTAACGTATTAATTCATCGGCCATGCGCCCATAATAGATATCTTCGTTGTCATTTCCACTTAATAGATTTTTTGCGGGTATTAATATTTTACAATTGCCCCCTTCTTCAGACAGGCACGCGGTATTTGTTGCACATGTTTTTTTATTCATATTTAAGCATAGGCTAATTTTAGAAATGGAGAGAACATCTCTGCCCAATCTTCCATAATCTACAAAATCTAGGTAAGGATCCATCAGAGTTTTAAGATGTTCAATGATGGCTGCTAATTTATGCCAATATGTAATATCGTCTTTGTAAATAATTGCTTCGATATTACTGCGTGCGTGACGACCGATATATTGATTAAGAAGAATTCGCACCATATTTCTAAAAGAATTGTAAAAATTCGTTTCCAACCGAATCCGCTGTACCATATTTATTCTCTCTGGGTCTTCCTCCGCATTTTCCCATATTCGTTTATTGGCATCTAAGATATCTACATTTAAAATATATGGAAGAAGTTTATCTCCATGTGTATCTTCTAGTGTATGAGGGCGTGTTGGGACAAATTGGTCGGTTGTAGTGAGGATGCCGATAATTTTTCCGTCATCAATAACTTTGAAGTATGGTTTACATTGTATCTTATTTGCCATATGGTATATATTTTGGAGCATTGTTTTGGTTGTCTCATAATCATTCCACCATGAGGTATCTATATGGGATAGTTGATATGGGTATTGTGTATTTATGGGAGATGGAGCTGTGGGAACGTACACGTGTTTCTCTCCATCATGAATTATCAATCCAATTGTTTTGGTATATAAATTAATAATTTGTTTTGTTATTTTGTATTTTGTCTTTCTAAGTTTTTTTCTAATGAATGCCGCCGATGGAGCCGTTTTCAGGAGGTATTTTGTGCGTTTTAGTCGGCCCACATCTGCCGTTTTCGTTACGAAATCAACACTTGGTTGTGGCGCGCACATTTTTTTGATAAGATTCCCTATTTTTCGAATAATGGGTTGTAATGACCATGCGAAGCGTTCGCCCATGGATCCTTGTAAACTGAATTTTGTTTCAATAGTTAATTCTGTTTTGGATTTTTTTGTGCGTCGAAAGACGGGTTCATAGAAGTTATTCCTATACACTATAAGTGCTGTTAATTTCTTCCCGTCGAATAGGGTGTTAGAATAGTGGTTGCTGGGACAAATAATACCAATATTTTGAGTAATATCATTATCAGGAATATTTAAAATAATAAGATTGAGTCCGTGAGGAAACAACTTTTCGTTGGGCATACAAATAATATCCCATAAATATTCATAATCAATAAGTATCTTGTCGTCATTCATAAATTTTGTGAAATTTTCGAATGCGCCGACTATTTCACGTAGATAAGCTCTACTAAGTTTTTTTATTATAAATTTTTTATAAATCTGCGTATCTTTATACTTCGATGCAATAGGACCTTTGAATTTATTTACCTTGTCATTTTTAAATAATTGCACTAATGTTCCATGTTGATATGTAATGAAGCTATCAAGTGTAATAGAATCCACAATAATGTCCTTCATTTCTTTAATGGTAGGAATTTCTTCACTGCCATATATACGTGCGATGGCTGCTATAAAGGATTGCGTTTCACTATATTGTACACCCTGCCGCAGAATGCAAATATCTCCATCTGCTTTACACATACCATCATTATCAGTTATATTTAAAAAATTATAAACATTATGAGGCAAGAATCCCCAATTCCCTGCATCGATAGGGAATTTATTACCCTCTTTGATAATATCTGTTACTTTTTTACTCTTGGGAATTGACTTAGGTATTTCTGAACCAGCTGCCGTCGGGCTCCATATCTCAGCTCCGCATTTCCCTCGCGCCGCGCGTTGTTTTGCACTGGTGGCGACATTAAAACAACATGGGATACATAGATCTTTATTTGGATGTTTATTGACAAAAAATCCGGGATATTCTGTTACTTTATATTGTCCTTTAATAATTTGCGGTGCATTTTTGAAGCTGTATATATATTTTCCATTTGGTATTTTCCGCGACTTGAAGGGTATAATATTTTCATATGGATCGTTACTAGCTCCACATAATTTGGTATTCTCTTGTTTTGCTGTTTCAAGTTCTTGTTCTGAGAGAGGTTTATTGGTTTTAAGACACCAATATTCGGGGCATATATACCAATGCTTCTTTTGCTCACTAGATCCATACTTGATAGCTCTTTTGATTGAATTTGGACTAGTTTTAATGATATCTTGGAATTGTGCTTCTGTTAATATAACTGGTTGTCTGCGTAAGTTGACGGGGCATGCGCGAGAATATTGATGAAATCTTCCTTTTTTTTTCTTAAGATAAAGGATTGGATCTTTACTTTCAAGTTTTCTTTGAAAAAAGTTTGGATTTGTAAGTCCTAATCCGTCTATATGTTTTTCTTCCAATGATTCTTCACTACTTTCTGAATCAGGATTCGAGAGTGGGGGTGGCGCAGAAGGGGCGACATTACCATCGTCGCCCTCATCATCGTCATCATCGTCTTCATCGTCCTCATCTTCCTCGTCATCACTATATTCAGCATCATCGTCCTCGTCGTCGCCGCCAAACATAGATAGCATGTCCGCGTCGACTTCATCGTCAAAAACAATCTCTCCGGCAACGAAAGTGAGAGAACCATCTTGTTCATTTATATCCTGTTCGGCGACAGCCTTAACATCACTGAAAATATGCTGCACATCCCCTGTTTTTTTCGTACATATCCTTTTGATTATTTTACTTAGAGCTTTTTGTGGGGCGCCCTTAATAAGTTTTTTATATTGAGATAGTCTTATGAGTGTATTAATATAGATAGGTATTGTTTGGAGGTAGTGTATATTATCTATTTCTGTAACTGAGATAGTGACGCTCTCATCTTCAAATATAAAATAGCAAGGAAATCCTGGATTATTAAGAATTTTAATTTTTTTATTTTCGAAGCGTCCGCGTTCTACCTTTTTTTCATCCATCCATGTTAGATATTTTAGTTGAGCTGCGTCGTCGTCCAACTTATAATTTATTTTTATTTTACGAATAATAGCAGCTGCTGGTGTATTTTTTTTGATGAGTGTTGTGATAAAGGCGTCAATGCTATTCATTTCATTAAAATATGCTACTCTTTTGAATTGAAGTTCGATAGCAGTTTTATCTGAAACGATATTGAAAACGCTTACTATACAATCTTTGAAGGAGGAAAGAATTTTGGTTAGTGCCTTTTTTCCGGCGGCTATGGAATACCGGTAAGTCATATCTATAATTTCAATATTCGATTCTTGTAAGTTAGTAAATTTTATATATACATATCCGCTTTGTGCCATATATTTTTGTATTTCTTCTAATATTGGATTTATGTTTTGTCTAATGAGGGTTTCGATTTCGCTATTGTCTTGTATTTTTGTAACTTCTAATTTAACACGTAGGTCCCCATTATCAAAGAATTCAAGAAATATGTAATTATCTGTATGTGTTTTAATGGCCATGGAGACGCTTTTTTTGATACCTATGAGTTTTTTGAATTTCATAATTTCTGATTTTTGGAGTAAAGGTATTTTTTGTCCGGTTGGTGAGTGAGTGGGTGCATAGAGTCGATATATATTATCTCTCCGTTTTCCCCTATTAATCTTAATAAATGGTATTTGAGGGGTAGCATGAATCAGTTTAAAAATTATGTCTAGCGGAAGGTTAATAGAACTCAATGGGTGTATAATAAAGTTTATAAATTTTATTCCCTGTGACATAGGTAGAATAGATAGGCGGGGGTCATAAAAGGTAGAATAGAAGAAATCAATATCAGTGTTGTATTTTTGAAAGTTAGAATCAAGGAGCTGCTTATTTGTTTCTAGTAACTCTTGGGTTTTATCTTTAAGAAGAGTGAGATTTGTTATATCCTTATTGCTAAGTAATGGAAAATACAATTGTGTTACGATCTCTTCAGAAATGCCCTTCTTCTTTGTAAATTGCAACACTTCTTTTGCTGTACACATATAAATATTGAAACCGATAGGCGTGGGATATTGCAAGAGTATTTTTGAATTCTCTGTGGATGTGATTTCTTTAGCATGATCAATAAGGATTTGATCGATAAATAGTTTATTAAATGGGTCTGTTGTAAATGGATATTTTTTTTGGATAACAAATTTTTGCCCAATGACATATTTAAGTTCTTCTATTTTTTCAGTATATGGGATAATATCTGCTTGTGTAAATTCTTGGTCTTCGAGTCCTCGGAAGGAGTCTATATTAAAGGAAACGAAATTCTGAAGATATTGTAGAAGTCGTGATTTAGTAAGTATTAACTCTCCGTCTTGTGTTAGTTGTGAAAAGATAACATCGGGATTTAATTTTATTTTTTGAATAGCAAATAAGTATATTTCGGGGAATGCAATCTTTAGACCGGCTTTTTCTATAATTTTTCGTTTTATTGTGTCGATGGTATCATCAATATGGATTGGATAGTCTATGATGCTAATAGGGGTACTATGTTCTTGTATGGCGTGTACTTCAATTTCGGTGAAGTGTAAAAATGTAGTAAGAATTTTCTTTTCCTTGTGATTGACGGCTGTTTGAAGTCCTTCTAATGTTATATCTGTATCTTGTTTCCAGTCAGTATTAAGGAATATATAGATATGTGTAAAATCGTGGACTCCCGTTTTATGCCAAATTTTAAGAAATGGAAACATATATAAATATTTCTGAGATATTATTTATATAGAAGATGATGAATATTATTGCAGCTTGTTGTCGTAATCGGGGGATTGGTTTTGGGGGTGCATTACCTTGGAGATTTAAAACAGATTTACAATATTTTAAGAATTTAACTATAGGCGATGGTAACAATGCTGTTGTAGTCGGCAATAGTACGTATAAACAACTTCCCACCCTGCCTAAAAGAGATACGTTGGTTCTAACAAATAATATGGATACGAAAACGTACATTGATAATGTATATTATTTCAACAGCATACCTTCGTTGCATAAATTTTGCGAAAAAAAACGATATGGGGATGTATGGATTGCTGGCGGAGAAAATATATATAAGCAATTTTTAGCAGATTCTAAGGTGAAGTCCATTTACTTAACAAATATAGATATTGATGTTCCCTGTGATACGTATTTTCCTGATATACCGCCTTCGTTTTCTCTCGCTTCGCAATCACAGCATAAGGAGAGAGATATAGATTTACTTTTCCAAATGTATCGACGGGTACCTATCTGTTCTCCAAAATATCATAATTTAAAAGGTACTCTCATTTCCCACCCACTGCTCATTTAATGGCGCTATGTCTACCACTATATGCCAACGGGCGTTAACAGCAAGATTTAGAAATCAAATTATTTTTCTCTTGCTTTAGCATAATATGAATAGTGATAATCTCTTAGAAAACGATGGCAATATCTACTCCATTCCAATGTGGGATGAATTGCGGCGTGTTTATGATGCTAAATGGGAAGAAGAAAAGGACAAATTTCACGACCAACTGAAGGAAAATTTCCGGGCGCTGGTGGGGCAATATAAATCTGGTAAACAGGAGATTTATGAGTTATCGGAGACAACTTATGCTAAGCATTATGAAAAGGCTTTTCGTGAATTATTTTCTGATACGGGATATCAGGCGACGGTAGGTGAGGTGGAGAGATTGGGTACGGGAAATAAAAAAAGTAAGAAACTTTATGTTACCCTTCCAGTTTGTTACAACTGACTAGCTTATAATAGGGGGGTGCATTTATTTAATGATACCAAAAATGAATGCTTAAGGTGTATGATTTTATGATTAATTAATATCAAAGTATGGATTATCTGTAATATCCATTCCGCAATAGTGTTTATTTTTTTTTTTATAATCTTCAGGTTGATAAATGCCCATTTTGACTGCCTCTTGTAGTAGAAATTTAAAGTTTCTCCAGAATTCTTCTTTATGTCCGATAGACTTGGTCATTGTGTGTGCGATTTCATGAATTGCGACAAATGTAAGTGTATTTTCATCAATTAATTTATTACCTTTTTTGGTTGTTGTGACACAAAAAGCTAATTTCTCGCCTTTATTTTCTGAATATGCGGTATATGAGCTAGTTGGTAATATTTCACTTACTTTTTGTGGATTAAAATTTTTGACTAGACGAAGGACATTCTCTCTCTCTGGGTATAGTTTTTTCATTTGTGCGACGAGCTTCTTGAGTTTCGTGGTAACCCGTGCCAATAGGTCTGCGGCTAATTGTAATTTATCTCTCTCTCGGACACAATATTTATTTCCATCTACATCAGAGATAATACATTTTAGATGAAACATTTCGGCTTCAGAATATATTTTGAGAGCTACTCCGGCTATAAAAATGATTAATAAATACGAAAACCAATCTAGTCTTTCCATATATAGTAGGACTATAAAATCATAATTTATAATTTAAAATTATGATTATTGTTTCTTAATTTACCGAGGTCCGCAGCCAATCTCGAGTGGTCGGCGGGAGAGATCTGGAGAGATGGTAGTATTATTCCATGGTCCGACGGACATTTGTGGGTTAGCTGGTTCTGAGCGGACTTGGAGGTTGGCATTACGGAGACTTTGTCCTACTGTGTTAATTCCGATGTGGTGTCCGGCTTGAAGGAGGTTAACATTCTGGAGGGCGCCCTCGCCTTGTGGGTTCAATCTACCCCATTCAGAGTTACTATCTTTTGGTAGCAATTCTCTTGGGTTAACAACAGGCTGGCGTGCACAGCTTGGGGGCAGGCCATAGGTGTTCGTTTTGGATCCTTTGGCGCCTGAGAAAACTTCATTCTGTCCTAAAGGACGTGATGGTTGTGGGTTGCCTCCTTGGTTCACGCAGCAGGATGCGGGTCCTGTAGACGATACGTCGGGTTTTCTCCTCTCATATGGGAGATATGTAGCTTGGCTTGCAGTCATTGCATCAAGACTGCCTCCTTTTGATCCGGAGTAATTGGTCAAAGCGTATAATATTGCCAATGCCGCTAATCCTAGAATTACATGAGATGTCGTTATTTTTTTTATCATTCGGTTGAGAGACATTATAAAATTAAATGATAAAATATTTTTTTCATTAATATTGCTAAAAGAAATGTCTTTACTCTAATATCTCTTCAAAATCATCTAAATCATCGTCTGAATCTTCTATTTCTGAGGATAAGAATGTATTTTTAATTTTTTTGGCTTCTAAAAATGCTTGAACATACTGCTTCCGCGCAACCCGAGCCTTTTGCAGTGCATGTGAATAAAGTTCTCGATATACTTCTATAGGTTTTTTAAGATGAATAGGATCTTCATCTGGTGGAAGTTCCAGTTTTATTTCACACAATGCGGCCTTTTTTTCTAAAGCCCCCACTTTTTTATTAGTTGGTGGCGGAGATGGTGTAACTGCTATAGTTTCTTCATCTTCTGAATCGGTTGCCACCTCCCCTTCTTTTTCTATAATAGTTAACTCAATATTAGGCGAAAGTGGTGTGTCGCCGCCCGAGCCGCCTTCGCCGGCTTGCTCTTTCATTTCTTTCTCGGCATTATTGTCTGGTGCCTCGTGCTTCTCGACATAATCTTCATTGGCGACTTCTTTTTCTACGTTTGTGAATGTGTCTGCTTCTGCCTCCTCGCGATCATTCTCGGGCAGCTCAGCTGCCGGGACTTCCTTTTCTAAATTTAATTCCATAGAACCCAAACTAGTTTGAGCGGGGGCGGGAACAATATGTTCTTCTTTTTTTAACAGGGGTCCAGATTTACTTATATTATTTTGGGTAATGAGTGGTATGAGGGGTTGTTCAGTAAGAAAGGTTGACCTTGCAGTTTGGATCAAACATTTTTCAAAAAGTGGTTTATCTTCTAGTACCATTATCTGTCGCAAACACAGATCGAGATGAAAGCTAGAGGAGGTGAATTTAATGCCTAAACCTTCTACAATAGAAATAATTTTATTTCCTTTGGATACATCGTTTAATGATAGTATATTTTCATTTTCATCATAAATCTGAAGAGATTTTAGATTTTTAATATGTTTGGGTTGTCGCACATAAGCTCTTGTAACATATTGTTTCTTATAAGTACGTAGAACAGGATTGAAAAAATATTCGATATTTTCCATTTCCATTTCATTATGAAACCAAAGATTTCGTTTTTCATAAATAAGATGTTGTATTCTTTTTTCAAATTCTTGGAGGAAATTTAAGAATGTATCGTTGTTAGAAGCGATAATAAGATCACAATATGTTTTTTTACCAGTGCGCACTATCCCATTCTTGGTTAAGCATTTAGGAGTTTGAAATAAACAGGGGTGTTCTTCATTTAATAATAATTTTGAAAAAAAGGCACCGCCTTGAATCCCGTGTGGATTTGCTAAAGATAATTGTTCAAAAGGATAGTCCTGATTAGCTTCATGCACTTTAGTCATTTGGGTATAAAGCTATCAAAGAAAAATATGTCGATATTACCACGCAAAATAGAAGACAAAAAAATATCAGTGTTGAATAAATGGATACACTAAAAGAAACGATTATACAGCAATGTCTTACACTACTTAAACGAGAAGATGTAAAGCAGGAAATTAAATCGCTCATGCGCCCTGTGATTGATATGTTATTACATGAAATCACTCCCTATATCTATCTTTCTATTACCTTTGTATTCATAAGTTTTCTGTTAATTTTAGGAATTTTTATTCTGCTTCTTCGTAATAAATTTACTTCTAAAATTGCTAATTGAGCTTTATGTCATTCTATGTCGAATTGCGAGCGAACAAATGGATGTAAATATCATTAATGCCGAAAGGTGCGTAATACCCGGTACTGGCATTAAATTTTAGGAAGATGTGGATTTTGAATAAAATCTAAACACTTGGAAATAGTTTAATTTTACGTGCTTGTTCTATATAAAATATTTGTTATATGTATAATGACTACCCATCACCACAAATCTCGTTGTGCCGGTAAAGGCCGCAAATGCCGTTCCTCGGCTTCCCTCAAAAAGCATTGCAAGAAAACTCGCCGTGGCAAGCGCAAGAGCTATTGCCGGACGCGCCACAACCGCAAGCACCGCATGAGCCTCCGTCATCGTGGAGGACGCCGTAACAACCGCCGTAGCAACCGCAACAACAACCGCCATAACAACAACAACCGCCATAACAACAACAACCGCCACAACAACCGCCGGCGGCGCCGTCGTGGTGGATTCGTAGCAGAATTGCGCCGTGCCCTCGTTCCATACGCGCTTTACCGCGCGCAGAAACACATGCAGCACAAGCGTCACAAGCGCCACCACCGCAAGGGTGGGCGCCGGAGCAACCGCCGCAGCAACCGCCGCAGCAACAACAACCGCCGTAACAACCGCCGCAGCAACCGCCGTAACAACAACAACCGGAACAACAACCGGAACAACAACCGCCACTAAGCGCAAATAATTATGATAGAATTGTAAAAATAATTTTTAATTATATCATATATGAATTTTAAAGAAGATATTAAAAGTTGGGTCCAGACGGATAACCAAATCAAATTACATTTAGAGAAAATACGAGCCCTACGACAAACGCGAACAATAATTGCCGGCAACTTACTATCTTATGCGGAAGACAAAGGTTTAGGAACTGCAACCATTCAAATATCTGACGGCAAACTGCGTTTCCATGAAACCAAACAATCAGCCCCATTAACACTAAAATTGATAACTCGTTGTCTACAAGAATGTATAGGAAATGAAGAACAAGTAGCGTTAATAATGACATATATTAAAGAACAACGCCCGATCAAATGTTTTCAGGAGATCAAAAGAATGTATCATAAATCAAATTAAAAATACCTCAATAAGAGACTCTAGATGTGGACCAATAATATCCGAAAGAAGACTAGAGTTTATAAACCTGATTTCTATGACTGGCTTAAGATGCCTATGTGTGATACACAAGGTCCTTTAACACAAACCCACGAAGACTATGTAAACTATTTTTTACAAACAATTGAAGAAATACTTACACGAAGCGCTTATAAAATTAATGATTTAAATAAGTTTAGAGAGGATATAGCAAGATACATATATACCCACTCAGATAATTACTAATGGATATTAGTCATTTTTCAGTACGTGATATTGATTCGGAGACAGAAGAGGCGGATGAGCGTGAAAGATTCATCGAAAACTTAAAGACGCAGTTTACTTTTAAACATTTCTGGGATTATCATCCTACACAAAAAATATTAAAAAGTGAACATTTGCAAGAATTCATGAATGGTGCGGGAAGAGACATAAATGCTTTTAATTCTATTGAACGGGAATTTTGTAAGAGACATCAGGCGAGTATTTTTGCATTTAGAGATAATACTAATGGTAGTTTATTTGAGTCTTGTATTTACAATCATATTCATAAAGACTATGATATTGATATATTTTATAAGAATCCGGAATGGGCAAAATCATGTGTGGCATATTATTTAGAAAATAAGCCAAAAGTGAAAAAGAAAATATTTAATGCGCCTGCGCGTGCTTTTAAAAAGTTTGATTGGAAGGCGCAAACTAGCAAATAATAAATTGGTTAGTTTTTCTTTGCAAGTACAAAATAGGCGATAATTACTAGACAGAGAACTGATGCAACATTAAGTACTATGATTGGAATCAAACTATTCAGAATTGCATAAATAGTCATACCTGTTGCGCCTAATAGTTGCAATATTATCATATAAATATTGAGTTTACCTGTTTGCCCGTGCCAGAGTGTGTATATTTGTGGGAAGTAACAAATTATAAAAAAAAATCCTGCTATGTAACCTACCCAATCGTATTGCATAATGCATGTTATCTCTTATTTTATCTAAATGAGTTAGTAAATAACTAATTCATTTAAATATTAAATAAATGTGCAATTAGTGTATATGGATACTGGTGATATGGTATACTATCGCGACGCGGAGAATAATATCTGTAGCGGCGGTTATATGATAAATAATGCATTCATGAAGGCAGGAATTCCTGCAGTTTTTAGTAACGCTGCACAGGTTGGAGGTGGCGATCCTCTCCGTGATTTAGCGATCCCGGCTGGACTCGTTTTTTTGCAAAGAATTGCAGTTGACAAACATCATGGCATGCGCTTATTTCCTGACGCATTAGCGGAAGGTGATCATAAAGTGCTTGATGACAATTTATATTCAAAACTGATTAACTTGGTGAAGGTTTCAAAGTCTTCAAAAGGAACGCGTAAAAAACGAGTTAAACGTTCTAAGAAAAGAAAAACGAGACGTAAATAATTTTCATGAGAGATACATTTATGAAAATTATATTTGGCTCCAACGATTATTGCTGAAGGAAGAAACTCGAACCTTAGATAAATTATTCCTAAATTCCTTTACCTGTTCATTAAATTTAATTTCAGAATCTGTTAAAGGGACATTATCAGCGCCTAAATTTGCTTGCTCTTCAGGTGTAATTTCAGGTCTGTAACCATAACAATTTACACCAAAAAGCTGTTTCTTATTCTTAAAATAACCTCCATTAATTCCTGGGCGCCCGCAAACGTGGCTCCTACCTTTGATGTTTTTATATTTATCATATGTTCCTGGTTGTGTTGGGTAGAATATCATTTGGCCTTCCGACCAACCATAATTACACCATTCTGCCCCACGCCCATACGCCTTTTCAATATCATTGTAGTTTGCCAATCGTCCACCATATGCTGAACATAAAGCCTTTGCATCATCATATCCATATCCCTGATGCGGAATATTAAAGACCTGTTTTTCAATCATTATTTCCGGCACAACAGGCAATTTCTCCTTCTTATCCTCTATTTTCACTTCAATCTCTGGTACCGGCGCGAAAATATTTTTAATCGTGGCTTTGATATCCAGTGAAAAGAAATATTGTAGCCCATTAATAAGAATAAGAAAGATGAAGAGTGCCCACATTAAAATTTCAATCATTTTTATCCCCCCTGCCTCGACGGAGGGACCTTCAGATACTTTCGTTACTCCTAAATACTTAAATATTACATAATAGACGATCATTATTAAGGTTAATGTTACCAATATAAATGGATTATCGACTGCGAATCGCCGATTAAAAGAATCATAGAATTGTGGCATTGTTTGTCCTGGAAAAATATTCATTCTTATATACTATTTAGTGGGTTTTTTTTTGCGATAGAAAAAGCAATACGCTTTATCATTTTTTAATTTATCTATGGATATTTCTGAGACAGCAGTATCATTGAATAAATACCATTTATCATCATAATTCTTAACGCATGCTGTATAATGACCTCCCAATACATTACCTGAGTGTTGACATATAGCGTACAAATCATACACGTATGATTTCTTATTGTATCCTTGAATAAAGCTAGAGACATCAAAATCTTCTAAAGGAAAGTCAACGTAAACTTTATTTTTGCGCATATTATTAGAGAATCGCTTCAAATTTATAACCAATATATTTGGCAAACTGAAAAAAGACATTTTCTTGTAGACAATTTCATGCTGTTTAGTTTTTTCATTGTAGTATTTATTCTCCTCATCATCCAGTTTCTCATTTTCTGCATATAATTGTATACAATTAGCAAGAGTAGGAGACTTAATCGGGGGAATAGGTACTTCGAGCGTAAAGAAGGGTTCAGGTGAGGTTGAATATAATTGCCCGTTTAAAGATGATATCTGTGAAATGCTTATCCCAAAAAACATTGTAAGAAATTCCGAGTATTCTTTCTTATACATATTTTTCATCATCGTAAAACATTTTGATGCTAATTTATCAGTTTTATTCTTTGTTTCTCCTTTAATATTCATCATCACTTCACGACCAATGGCATTATGGAAACAATCTATGATAAATCCAAGAAACTCTGGTAGATCATTTTGGGCAAATCCCGTAAATATAGATTTATCTTTAATACGAGAAACTTTTTGTAATGCTGCTAAAAATCCCCCCGGAGAGATAATACAATTCTCACTCCACATCATCTCTCTTAAATTGTCCCACTCTACCAGTATAAGTGATTCCGCTTTCCTATTTAGTTTCTTTTTGTAATCTTTATTATCAAGAAAATTATTTAGTAACTGCGTATGAGCTAAACATTGAAGCGCGGAATTCATAAAACATGTATTTCCTAAGTTTGCTAATCCTGTTAATCCTTTTTTATTATATTTTGATAATTGTTCCTCCATTAAACATTACATAATATTCAGTGTTTAATATTGTTTTATATTAAACACTTTTCTGTGCATAGTATAATGAATGCAAATATACCAAACGTTATTAACCAATATTTACAATTTGCGGCGGATTTAAATAGTAATGTAGCATCTGCTATTCAATTACTTAATCATCTGCGTTTTAATGTATCTGACATTATTAATCGTTATGCGCCATTAGCCGCGCCGCCATTGCCAACCCGACGACCTCTTAATCTTCCCATAATTGGATTAGGGGGTACTCTTAATGAGCGATTTGGAGCGACTTCTCGTGTACGACGGACTCCTCTTCAGCGCGCGCAATTTTCCACGCGCAGCTCTCAAACAAATAGGGTAGGCGGCGAGAGCACATATAGGCGGACTTTTTCGGGTGCCCGACCAACTCCCACCCGAGTTGTGAGAACCTCCACTACAATCTGCCCCTTTTCTGATTTATCAACCAATTATATTATGTGTCCAATACGCCAGACCCCCTTCATCGCATCTGATAATGTAATGAAGATAAATAAATGTGAACATGTATTCTTAGAAGATGCGTTGCGTGAATGGTTTCGCGCTAGCTCCGAGTGTCCTGTATGTCGTCATAATATAAATCCGCGGCAGGGCAGCGCGCGGCAGAGCACCGCGCGCCCGGCGGCGCGCCGAGAGAACCGCCGTGTCAGTAGCAATATCGCTGCCAGCACGGAAGAATTACGCGAAAGTCTACAATATTTGATGAATTTTACCGATCCTTCCAATAATAGAATCTTAGATAGTTCTGGTGGGACATATGGAGATACTTCGGCGGTCCTCCTCGAATACTCATTTCCTCTAACACTTACATAATTTCCCACTATTACCACCATGTATGTGCGCAGATCCACCCGACCCCCCACCGATCACAGCGGCAGGATCGCCCCCGCAAGGCCACACTGGTTGTTGTTGACGTTGCTCGGCTGTCTTCCTGTTATGTTGGCGATGTGTTCCAGGTAAATTCGCTGTATGTTTATTACTTGGCGTAGAAAAACCATATCTCTTTAACACTTGCGCCTGTCGCATTTTAACAGAAGTACTATGTTTAATAATAGCTTGCGCCGGCTCAGGACAACCGCCTTGAGGACATATGAATTGCGGTGGAAATTTCTTATGAGACATATATAATTAAAAAATATTAATTTTATATCTAAATTCGCGAAAAGAAGCTCGCTATATTCTGATGACCATTTTTCAAATGATCCGCTTTTACTAATAGATCGGCAAAGATAAGAGCTTCCACCTCTTTATTTCGCTTCTTGATCGCTTTCTTAAGAAACTCATCCTCTGAGACTTGCTGCTTTAACGTTTCAAGTTCAGCATAAAACTGACGCTTCTTTCTTTGAAAGTTAGGGATATTATTCATTACCGACGGCAAAGCAAATATTTGCATAATAGGTTTCATTATTTGATTTGTTATATAAAATACATAATCAAGTTTCAGATTATTCTTTTTGATAAAATCAGGATGTTCGATGCGCTCACCCTGCAATTTCACCTTTCTTTTCGTCTGAACATACGCAAATGGTACTCGCGAACCTATGCTTGGTTTGGTACCCGGATCTCGTTTTCCCATCCTCTCCGCTAATACCTTATGTGCAATTGTTTTAGGATTTTTATAAAATCCACGCAAAGATTTTGTAATAATAAGCTTCCGCATCGGAAATTTCTCATCAATCATATCACCAATAAACTCTCGAGTAAATTCAATTGCCTTATTAACGTCACCATTCTTCATTAGAATATCAATGATTCCTCCATAAATCTCCTTTACGATTGGCGCATTGTCCCGCCGCTTTAAAACAATGCCCATGCTCTTTCTCTTACATTTGTTTGGATCAAATTCATATTGCATACCTACATAACGCTTCTTCGACAGCAAAGCCCAAGGCATCAATGTTTTCTCATACTCTAAATCATGCGGACCTTTTAACATTGAACTAGCCAATTTACCTAACTCTTGGGCTAATTCGATTGTAATAATAAGTGCTTTTTTTCCAGTAATGGGATTGCCATCTAGATCACTTAAATTAAATGTAAAGAAACAACTGTCCGTATCCCCATAAATAACTTCAGCATTTGCCAATACCATACCATAGTCTTTTGTCTCACATTTACGATTATGATAGACACGCTCAATTACATTCTTTGCATAAATTAGAAGTTTACGTCCAGTTGCCGTTGTTGCAGCTGCAACATCTATTTCATAAAAAGCACTTGTCTTTGCACCACACGCACCATATACAGAATTTGCTGTTATCTTATAACCCAATTGCCTCTTATCGAAAATATTTTTCATAAAATCATTATAAGTATCCTTGATACTTATGCACTCCGTCTTAGCAATAGTGCTTTTTTTTCCGTTTTTTTGCTTTATAAAATAGTTCTTATCATCGGAAGATAATAATCCTGTATAGATTTCCCCACTCTTAGTAGTTAGAGTCTTGTATTTGATAAGTATACGCGTTGCTTTTCTAGCTTCCAATAGTTCAACAAGAATAGCCGCCATAACACCAAGCTTATCATCAGGATATTGGGCAAATCGGCATATTTTTGTACCCACCTTTGTTTTTATTTCTCTCCCACCTTGTCGTTTTCGAATCCATCGATATGTGTCATACTCGACATCTACATATTCATAGTCGTCTAGATTGTCATACTCATCAGACCCTAATTCTTCGATAAGATTTCCTTCTAGATCGTACTCCTTTGTCCATACCTTGCTATCATGCGAAAGATTTTCACTTATCATCGATGATGGATATAGCGAACTATAATCAACACAAGCAATCGGATTATCAATATATAGATTACACTTTGGCGGTAAGCAAATAGCTCCTTCATAACTCTCATCTGCCTTCCCCTTTGGAATATCAGGCATAAGAATTCCCAGCTCTCGACACTTTTTACCTATAAAACTAAGAAGTTTAATTCCTTGTCCACGCATTATAATAAAACTTATAGGAACACTACAAATACTAGCCATCTCTGTAAAGCCTGTCAGAATATCATTCTTTTCGGCTAATAATTGTGTAAGGATGCAATCCATCACACAATATGTTGCAACGACTGCACGATCCGCTGCCGTTCCATTTGATAATCGAAAGATGTCCTGCGGCGATACATCATCTTTGGCCAATGACCATCGAATTTTCTTATCTTGATTCGGCTGAATATTACCTTCTATCTTAAACTCTCCGCGCTCTAGATTTACATCAAATACGCGAAATTTCTTTCCATCTGCATAATATTCCGTTGAATTGCCAATTTCTTCAAATCGAACATAATTTCTATTTTGTAAACCAAGCAGATTCTTACTTTTAAATATAGTTATCTCATCTTCATGTGCGTAGCCCTGCACCATATCACCAATAAAATGTGATGCCACATTATCCAATTTATACGATGGCAGATTTACTTCACGCCGAAAATAATTATATAGATCAAGAGGTAGTAACCCAGGCGCTGCAATATACGTTAACTCATGCACACCACTAGCAATTTTAATACTCGTCTTTTTAATATTACACACCTCATCTATATTTTTCGATATTTGCACGAATTCATCCTTACAATCCAACTCCTCTGCCCTAGCTATCATAAATGGATAATCAAAACCAAATATATTATATCCAATTACAACGTCTGGCTTCTCACGCTGCAATAAGTTACGCCATGCCAATAATACATGGTTCTCCGTTTTATATGATTCAATCTCCAAACCATCCACCTCATCACACGTATCCAAGACTATACAATGTTTCAGATAAGGCTCTTGTTCACCTACGCGGGTAAAAGTTGAACCAATAAATGTAACCTTATCCCCTTCAAGGGGAGGGAAGCCTTGTACCAAAGTTTTATCAATATCTTCTAACTTATCGCCGCGATCATATTTTGTATTATTGAGAATATCTAGAATTGTATCTTTGACGCGTGGCTTTGACCTCCAAAAAGCGGGTCGCACCCATTTACTTTCGTCGCTTTCCGTAGTTCCAGAAATTATGTTCTCGATATGTACTCCCTGCATGAGATGCTTCACGGGTTCTTTCAGCCATTTATCAATTCGTCTATTAATATATTTATAATTTATGCATCTTGGTTCTTTGGGAAAGACTTTATGAATTCCTTCCAAATTATCCATTTCAAACGCAGTTAATACAATTTGTTTTAATATCGATTGCTGCATATCTGTGTCCTCATCTACCATATCATGATTATCCCAATAATCTAAAATATCCATAACCAACTTTTTGTAGCTTTTTTTAGGCAATGGAAAGTCGCCATGGCTGCTACTTGCTTCAATATCAAAGCTACACACGACCAAAGGTATAGTATCTTCCTTATTATCAACGGATTTAATTCTGTCATGATTAATACTATATTCGTAATCACAAGTAGTCTTTTTTACACTGGCTACACGCGCTTGTTTACTATCAAATCCAACCCAACCTGATGGACTAATATTTTGTATATGAAAGTATCTAAGGAGCGGCGGGATATTAGACTCATATATTTTTGTGCCGCGGTATCCTTCCCGTTTGAGTACGCGGCGTTTACCCCAACGGCTAAACTTATCATCAATCATATTATACCACATTTTTTTGACTCTATTCATAATAGTTGTATTTGGGAAACTCAACTTTACGAATTGATGCTGCTTTCCGCCGTCAAACCCATATAATTTCTTTCTGTCTATAAGCTCATAAGAAGCAATTCCGTCACCACACTTTGACTTTAAATTCTTGACGAAGGAATTCATATGATATGTGTCCCATTGTTTATCATCAGGGACCTTGATATAGAAGAATGGCTTAAAATTTCTGACAAAGATGCTATAAGTGTTACCTTGAACATCTTTTCCAAACATTTGTATGATAAATTTTTTTGCACTTCTACTAGTTGTTGATTCCTCCTCATTGAATACATGAAAGTCATAGAGTCGGCATAAAACGTCCATAGTTTATTAATAATAATATAATAAATTATGTTTATTTCAATTTTCAAGTTCAACCTCTTCAGCCGGGGTTTCTTTGATTAAGGCTAATTGTGTAGCAAATATCATTTCAGCTTTTTTATTACGCAAACGCTTTAGTTTTGAACTAAGATGTATTTTGAGTCTCGTGATTAGAAAAAAAATACGCATATTACGTTTATGTTTTTCAAAATGTTGCATCTGAGCTATTTCTTTGGTATCCTCCACAAAATCTTTATGGAGTTCTCTTAAATATATAGTATAACTTCCAATATGAGAATCTCCTATTACTATATCGGCAATGTCACGTATATCAATACATGAATAGAGGTCTGTTTGTTCTTTTACTTCCTTGACAATGCGTTCTAATACATCTTTTCTATGAATTTCTGCAATATTATACCATTGACTGCCTGCGGCCATAATTGTTGGTGCTTGTGGTAAAAATTGTTCTTCTGATGAATTTGAGAATACGGATTTAGAAACAGATCTTGCTAGTCGTGAGAACCAACTCATTAATATAATGAGTTAGTATTTTGATATTTTTTAAACGAATGCTTAAAATTGAATTTAGAAATTATATATTATAATAATTAAGAATGGAGAATAAAAACATAGTAATGAAAACAGGTTTCGATCTTGTCGACAATGGTGATCTTGATAAGCAACAGATTGTTGCGATGGTAACAGCTTTTACGGATAAGGCGGTCCGAAGTGCGTGTATTTTTGTAAAACATAGCAAACGTGATATTGTAGTTGTGGAGGATATAAAACGTGCGATGATGCTTGAGGTATTTATGTTTATGAAGAGACCGGGTATTCTAGAGGAGACTGAGGAGATAAGGCGCCAGATATTTTATGGGGACTCGGATGACGAGGGGGAAGATGCAGAGGCAAGTGGGGGCGAGGAAGAGGATGTAGAGGAAGAGTCTCAAGGTGATTGGGTGGAGAGCGAGTGTACCTGTGCGCTTTGCAAATGTATTAATAACATTTATGATAGGTGGAATCCTTGGGTCCCCACTAATACATGGCAGACGATACTAAAGAAGCATATTGATGGCATGGATGTGGTGGAATCGGATGATGAGTCGGATGGGTCGGACAACGATAATATGGGGGGTGATCCTTCACCAGATGGCGCGGCGGTTGAGTAAGCAATATTTGCATGTTTTATATTTTTTACGGGTTCTTTTTTTTCTCTTTGTTCTCCGTCTGCGTCTGCGTCCACCGGAAAGACATAAAGAGCAGAACCCTCCTTGTTGGGTGCGTTTGTTGCGCCGGCGTTTATGGTGTGCGCGACGACGTGTGCGGCGTGTTGTACGCTTGCGTTTCTTACGCTTCTTGCGTTTTTTTGTCCGCGTGCGTTTTCTATATACCATTCTGTGATGACGTGCTTTTGCATGAAACATTTCTGGATACATCTTTCGAGTTTGTTTAATCATATCTGGTTCCAACATCCAAGGATTATCATGCAACATTTCTGCATATGTAGGTAATGGTGCACCTCTATACCGACGTCCTCCAGTTTGCCCGCTTTTGGGTGGAGTATCTCCTTGTGTAGCTGTTGTTTTGGCGGCCTGTGTACTTCCGGCATAGCCTGATGTAGGTGTAAATTCGACTTGGTTATCATATTGCGATGCCATCTGTCCTTTTGCTAAAGTGGTATTTCCGTGTACAGAAGCCGAATTGGCATTTTGTGGTCCTGCGACATGAACTCCTGTATTAGATTGTGGTACGGCAATTTCATCATTAGCTGTTCCTCCGGCTGTGGGTGTGCTCGTACTTCCGCCATATTGGCGTCTACGTCCGCCGCCTTTATGGGTATTATTTAATGTCATCTGTTTTGCGTTTCGCGCTTGAATTCGTGCGTGTGATTGTTCTTCTGGTGAACCACCATGAACAGATCCATAATGCTGAATGGGAGGTGGTGTAATAGTAGGAATAGGCGGCTGTTTATTGGCTGCCGTAGTACTAGATGCTGAGGCGGTCTTAGGTATGGCAGCCGGTGTACTATCAGTAGAAGATGTGCTCATTAATATATTCAAAGAAAATAAATAGTTAAATAATTGATTAATCAATAGTATTATAATGGATAAAAAACAACGTCTTCAATTACAAAAAATGATAACAGAAAATAATGTTGAAGAAACAACAGATAAAATTCGCACATTGAAGCATAGTTCTCTCATAAAACAGGATGTAGATACCTATTTATCTTTAAAGGGTCGGTATTCGCGATTAGCGGAAACAAATGCAGAACAATTTACAAAGATGGTTCGAACGCAATGTTGTTTTCTGTTTGAGAACTACACAAATTTATTTAGTCGTTTGGTTAAAGATGAACTAAATCTTAAAATACTCGCAATGTTATTGACAATATTGAAGAGCATTGAGGACGGCGAGTTGAATCAACACGAAGGTTCTTTTGAGGTAGGTAAAATATTGAAAAAGTTATATATCGATAGTGCCTTGCGTCGCAATAATAAAAAGGAATCTAAAAGCAAACGTCGAAAGAAAAAGAAGAAGAAGAAGAATCCTAAAGCAAAAATAACGTGGGCGAAATACAAGGCGCTCCATTTAAATGAAAATTGAAATAATATAGATAAATATCAATATTATTAAGTAATGGGAAAAATTGTTGTTGTCGTAGAATCACCAGCAAAATGTAAAAAGATCGAAGGTTTTTTAGGACCGGGCTATAAGTGTGTGGCGAGTTTTGGTCATATACGTGGTATAAAAGATGGATTAAAGGGTATAGCGATTGAGAATGATTTTACGCCTAGTTTTAAGCTTCTCTCGGAAAAGGGTAAATATATTGGAAATTTGCGGCGGACTTTGCATGGTGCTACTGAGGTGGTATTGGCAACGGACGATGATCGTGAGGGTGAAGCGATTGCATGGCACATTTGTAAAGTCTTTAATTTGCCTATTGCGACAACAAAGAGGATTATCTTTCACGAGATTACCTCTACAGCTATTAAGCAAGCTGTTGCCTCGCCAACGCGTCTTGATATGGATAAAGTGCATGCACAGCAAGCGCGCCAAGTGTTGGACTTACTAGTAGGATTTCGTATCTCTCCGATGTTATGGCGGCATATTAGTTATTCGACGAAGAATTCTCTCTCCGCGGGGCGTTGTCAGACTCCTGCTCTCCGTTTGATTTATGATAATCAGCAGGCGATCAATAATGCGCCCGGTAAGAAGAAATATGATACTATGGGTACGTTTACAGATAAGAAATTAGATTTTGTTTTGAATTATAATTATGAAGATAAGGGTAAAATGGAGAAATTTTTGGAGGATAGTGTGAATTTTGATCATAAATACAAGTGTGGTGCTCCTAAGAAGACTACAAAACGGCAACCGCAGCCTTTTACAACGAGTACGTTGCAACAAAAGTCGAGTAACGAGCTGCATTTCTCTCCGAAACAGACGATGCGAAGTGCACAGAAGTTGTATGAGGGTGGTTATATCACTTATATGAGGACAGATAGTAAGACATATAGTGCGATATTTCTCTCGACAGCAGAGAAACATATTAAGACAGAATATGGTGAAAGTTATGTACTACCTTCAATAAAATCTCTATCGTTACGGAAGGGGAAGGGGAATGCGCAGGAGGCACATGAAGCCATTCGTCCGACGAAGATAAAGGTGAAGAATTTGCCGAATAGTATGGATAGACGAGAGAAGAGGTTGTATAATTTGATATGGCGTAATACTTTGGAGAGTTGTATGGCTCCTGCTGTATATTATTCTCTCCGCGCAACGATATCATCTCCACAGAAACACTCCTATTTCTATAGGACGGAGCAAGTTGACTTTCCGGGCTGGAAGGCGGTGGGTGGATTTATTAAAGATAATCCTTTGTATAGCTATTTGCAGTCATTAGTTGCGGGTACTATTCTTAGTTATGGGAAAATTTATTGCAAGTTCTCTCTTAAAGAGTTGAAGAGTCATTATACGGAGGCGAAATTGGTGCAAGTATTGGAAGCGAAAGGTATAGGGCGCCCCTCGACCTTTTCGAGTTTAATTTCGAAGATACAGGATCGCTTATATGTCCAGAAGCAAGATGTAAAGGGCAAGATGTTAAAATGCATAGATTTTGAATTGGTCGATGATACAATCGAGGAGACGATAACGGAGAGAAGCTTTGGTGTTGAGAGAAATAAGCTGGTGATCCAGCCGCTGGGTGTATTGGTGTTGGAGTTTTTGCTGAAACATTTTGATCCTCTGTTTAGTTATGAATATACGAAAAAGATGGAAGATAATTTGGATAAGATAGCAAATGGAGAGAAGGTATGGCATACGTTATGTCGCGAGGGCAATGGGTGCATTAATATTCTCTCGGAGAAGATTAAAGGTGAGAAGAAAGAGACGATACGTATAGACGATGATCATGTGTATATGATTGCAAAGTATGGACCTGTTATCAAGAGGACTAGAGATGGCGAAACATCATTTCTCTCTGTTAAAAAGGATATAGATATGAATAAATTGAGAGAAGGTGGATATAATCTAGCAGATATCATTGAAAATAAAACAAAGCAAGGTAAAACATTAGGAGAATATAAGGGGCATGATGTACTTATCCGTGATGGTAAGTATGGACTCTATATATCGTATAATGGGAAAAATTATTCTATCAAGGGGTTAAAAAAGTCGGTAGATAATCTGGAGCTGAGTGACGTGGTGGATATTCTCTCGGGGAAGAAATCGGCAAACCCTAATGTATTGAAGATATTGAGAGAAGATTTATCTGTGCGGCGTGGGAAGTGGGGTCCTTATTTATTTTATAAGACGGAGGGTATGAAAAAGCCTAGATTTTTAAAGATGCCAAAGGATCTAAATTGGAAGTCAGATGATTTTGACGATATCTGCCGTGCTATAAATGTTGAGTATAATATTTAGGATATAATAGTCAACATTATGTAGAGTAATTGTAGAAAGCGGGGACGCGAACTTTCATTTTTCTATCGGGTTCATCTCTCAACATATTAAACTCAATTGAGAAATTGAAGGGTAGACATTTGAAATCTACCAATCTGCCGTCGTGGTATCTAAATGTGAATTTTAAACGCATAATTCTATCGATAGGTGGAGAGAACTGAGATACATTCATGAGATAGAAATTTGTGCTGTCTCCGTATACAGCGTATGCGCCGGCATGATTGATAGGAATTTTAGCAAAAGCGCTATTTACTTTACCAGCGTAGTCATTATTAAAGAGTCCCATAGTATTTTTTGAATATGGTTCTAGTTCGTCGAGAGAATTGTATTTATTGACTTCCATATAGATAGCTTCTTCTCCAAAAATGTCCAAGTTGCAGGACGGGTCTTTAACAATATGAACACCGGCTCCATCTGGAGAAGGCTCCAACCAGTTAAAAGTTTCATAAGTGAAACCAAATCCGGATGCGTCATTGATAAGTTCTGCTACATAATTTTTTTTTTCATAACCGAGATAGGAGGGCAATCCCCATTTAGTATAGTGATTCCATACTTCTGGCTGTCCGCAAGGAAGCGGCCTATACCCGGGATTCACATCAAATTGGAGAGAGAACGCATCTCGCGTATTTCCAAACCAGAAAGTATTTGTAATTTCATTATATTGGCATTGGAAGTGATTATATCCGGCAGTTATCCCGAGCCATGTTCCTGTAATATCGCTGTTGGCGGTTTCCACGGCAATATTCATTTTGTTTGTTATTTCTTGCACGAGTTGTGCGTTTGTGTATGTGCCCTCGGAAATTTCAATGATGAATACGCCTATTTCATTCACAGGCGTTGGCGGTGATGCCGCTGCCATTGTTACTTGAAATTGTAATTTAGTATTTTGATAAGCAGTAGTGAAGACATATTGGTTATTTGGCAATGTTATTTGTACTAAGCGCATGGATTGTAAATTAACGAGTGATTGTGGAAGTTCTATTTCGAAGTGATTGGAGTTAGGCCATTTTTTGATATCTCTATCATAGGAGTGGAATGAGATGATTTTTTGAAAAAGTACATAGGTTTGTTCTCTTGGTATTATGGGGTGTGCTTGTTGTACATTAAAATTGCTCATTAATATAAAAAAAGAATATTTTATTTTTTGTGTTTTAATATATAATATGACATCACGCAATATAAAAAGTTCTCAATCCTCAGGTGTATTCGAGAGAAGGGGCAATGAAGTACATCTAAAGCGAGAATTCGAGAATTTAAATGTTCGTATAAAGAAGACTTTGCGTTCCAATATGTTGATTATCGATTCGGATGCGATATTAAAATCTAACATCGAGTGCATAGACCCGCAGAGCATTCAAAATCTAGATAAATTGGCGCCTAAACAATACAACTTTAAGCAAAATCCTGAGGCGCTTCATTATGGATTTCTGGCACAAGATATAGCATCTTTGTTTCCTAATTTAGTAATAAATACAGGCAGCACTAAGGCTGTGAATTATTTAGAGATAATTCCAATTTTAGTATCTAAAATCCATGATTTACAGAATCAAATAGATCAATTAAAAAATAGGTAATTTATATATGAGTGAAAGTAAAGAGTCATGTGGATCGGGGATTAAATTAACGATGATGATCTCTAATTTAATATCAGTGTGTGCTTTTATGATATTTTTTCTTCCTTATAAGGGAGCACAAACAATGGCATATGGCACATTGGTTTTTTCTGTATTGATACAGAGTTTTGTGATCATACGGAGTGTTTCACTTAGAAATCGGGGTAAAAAGGAAGGGATGCATGCATTAATAACCGAAGTAACAGGCAATTCAATGCCTCCAATTTTTATTATTTTCCAGCTTGTGCTATTGATATTTTTGTATTCTTCCAATAAAGATATTATGGAAGACAAGGACGAATCGGGAAATTTGCCGCCGATGTTATCACGCTATAATGCTGCTGCCTTTAGTTTTGCGATGGCGCAAGTTGCATTATTATATATTTATACAAAGAAGATGATACGAGGTGGGTCACATACATTTCCGCTAATGAAATTTATCGAGGAGGCCATGGTTCCCGGTTTTATAGTCTTAGGTTCCTTTACATTGCTTTATACGGGGCTATTATATGTTGTTCTTATTAAGTATATCACTGATGGTTAGTGAGATAGAAGCGAAATGTGACCCCACAGGAAGTGAAGTCGTCCCATATACCTGAAATCTTTAGTACCAGTTCAAGCTTTGAGTTTTTTCCATAGTTGACCATTTTATCTGTAAAGATCTTAATATATTGGTTTGTTAATTGTTCTTCAATCCTATATATATGATTCTTAGTGAGCGCGGATTTTCTAAGTATCTGCTGTTCAATTAATTTTATAGTTTCAATTACGCGTGCATTGTCTTGATTATTGAAGCTGCATTTTATTTTATTAAAATATTTTTCAATAATCGCATTATGTAGTGTAAAATATATATAGAGACCATTTGAATTGCATAAATGGTCTGAGTAGTAGAGTCTGTAGAAGTTACCATTTTCCATTACATTATTCTTTGTTTTATCGGATAACATGACATAATGTATATTAAATTGTGCCGGATTTATAGATAAATACATTTGAGTTATACGTAAATAGCAGAATAGTTTTAAGTCATAACTATGTTAACAAATTATTATGTAGCATCATACATAGTAGGGGGATAGCTTCATCTATATTTTCTTGAATATTCTCATTTTCCAAAGCAGAAATGACACATGTGCATTGTTCGAGTGATTGGATATACCCTCGTTTTTTCTCTGTAAGATAATATTTCCACATAGTACATAAGTTTGGATAACGACTTTTGAGAGATGTTAATTTTATGAGAATTTGCGTATAATTTGCATCTGACATGAATTACTTATTGTGTAATTATTTAAATAAAGATAAAGGAAATAATAGTAACAATGAAGTTTTTGGAAACTCGCTTTGAAGAGTATATTCGTAGTGCTGATAAAATAAATTTGCATCCCTCATTAAACAAGAATAGAGCTACTTATTTCCCGGATAATATAAAAAAGTTGCGTCATCTTATTTTATATGGTCCTTCCGGTGTTGGGAAATATACGCAGGCACTTTATCATATTAAAAAATATAGTCCGACCGAATTAAAATACGAGAGAAAAATGAACATTGCAATAGGAAAGGGGAAGGGAAAGAATTATAACATTAAAATTAGTGATATACATTTTGAGATTGATATGAATTTGCTTGGATGTAATGCAAAAGCATTATGGAATGAGTTATACTATCATATTCTTGATATTATCTCCACGCGTCCGCAGCATACGGGTATTATTATTTGCAAAAACTTTCACAAAATTCATAGTGAATTATTGGATGTTTTTTATAGTTATATGCAGACACTTGTCCATAAAGATATTCATTTGGTATATATTTTATTAACAGAACAAGTTAGTTTTATTCCATTAGATATATTGGATAGAACAACCATAATTTCACTCCCTCGCCCTTCAAAAACGATGTATAAACGATGTACGGGCAAGCAACTTAATATTAAAATTTCCGATATAGAGAATATAAAGGATATTATGATTAATGTAACACAGCTTATGAGACCACATAATATTATAAGCAATCGTATTATCAAGCAAATAGATAACTATAAAGACTTAAATTTCTTAGAATTCCGAGAGACTTTGTATGATCTATTTATTTATAATATAGATATTGTTGAGAGTATATGGTACATTATGGCGCATTATATTAACACTGGCAAGTTAACAAAAGAAAACATTTGTCAGGTCTTTATTAAATTACATATTTTTTTGAAATATTTCAACAATAATTATAGACCAATTTATCATATAGAGAATTTTATGATTTATTTATGTAAGACCATACATGGACTTTAAAAAAGCCATACGTATCTTGGATTTAAATGATAAATTTACAGAAAAGGAATTACGAAAAGCATATTATAAAAAAGCATTGCAATGGCATCCTGATAAGAATACGGATTCCTGTGCAAAAGACAAGTTTCAGGATATTGGTGATGCATATGCATTTCTTCAAAAGCATTCGAATGTACCTATTGAAAATATACCTTCGACGCTGAGAGAAATTATTGAGCGTTGTTTATTATTTTTAAAGACGGAAAATAAATGGGAAGATATTTTTCTTCAAACGACCATTCGCACGCTTTTATTGAATTACAAAAAAATACCTATTAAAATTTTTGAGGCGCTAACTAAAGAGAAGAGTCTTGAGGTATATGATTTTCTTTTGAAGCAGAAGGATATCTTCTCAATATCTGATATATGGTTGGAGAGAATGCGAGAAATAATAAAAAAAAAGATGGTTTCTGATTGTATTATCGTATTGAATCCAACCATTGACAATATGTTAGATGATACCATTTACAAATTAACACTAGATAATCAAATATATTATGTCCCATTATGGCATCATGAACTTTGTTATGATGCATCCGGAAAAGACGTTATTGTTAATTGCATTCCCGAATTAGAGGATAATATAGTTCTTGATGATAATAACAATTTATACGTTACCATTAAAAGTACCATTACCGAAGTACTAAATCGAGAGAAGTTAATAGTTACATTGGGTAAAAAAGTTTTTGAAATTCCGGCTGCAGAGTTAAAAATAATCGAACAGCAATATTACATGTTGTATAAGCGGGGAGTGTTGCAAATGGATCCTGATGATATGTATAACACAAGCCGTCGTGGTGATATCCACGTGAGAATTAATTTATATTAAAAAATTATATAATTTAATATGAATTTACTTACTGAGCCGCTGCCGATTTCTTCTTCTTACGCACAACCTTCTTCTTCTTCTTAGACTTCGTCGCCTCATCCGAATGATCGCTGTCGACTGCAAACGACGGCTGCTTATCCACAGCGTCCAGAACGGCCGCCGCCTCATCATCATCAGAATCATCCAGAAGACAGAAACCCTTAATCGTGACCGGCGCGCGCACCTGCGCCTGCACAAGCTTCCAACCAATACCAAACTTACCGCCAGCAAACCAAAGCCCCGTGCACTCCATCAACCCCTTAATATGACTGCGCTTCGGAATCAGGTCCTCAGGATGGCTCGTGTTTTCCCAATTAGGATCCTGCGGCTCTCCCAGATAAAGTGCCTGCTTTGCCATATCATAAAGTTCAAGCTTAAATGTATCTTCCGTCCCCCAGACCTTCATAAGCTTTAGTTTCATACCAGGATTTGCATCCATATTCGGCTCACCCGTTGCCTTATCCTTAGGATACTTGAGAATCGGATACATAAGTGCATCAGCGACCTCCTTACTAAGCTTGCTCTTACCAAACCACTCCTTACGAAACCCTACAGCATCATCAAGAATCTTGTTCTGAAAATCCTCCATTGCCTTAAAGAATTGACCTTCAGAGGTGCTCGTATCCTTTGTACCCCAACTAAGATTCAGATCATACTTCTTATAGGAACCATCGTCAGAATCCCACGCATTAACTCCCCATGTAAACATGAGAGGAAACTGAAGAACGAGGCGCTGACCATTTAGGAGGACGCTTATGCTCTTCCCGCCCTTCTTATTAACCTTGGGAGTGCCATAGGTGACGTCGGTGGACTTGAAGTCCTTTGCTTTGGTGATGAGTTCTTGAGGAGTTGCCATACTATACTTAAACTAAATAGTCATAATTGTTTAAATCAATTTTTTTAAAAAAACAATACATCATAATGGTGATAAAAAAAAATAAAATATTTAAAAGAATTAAACAATATTTCCGTAGATATATATATATGACCAATACAAAATCTCCACAAAGTTATTTAAAAAATATATTATACGAGCCCGTTCCAAAGGAAACATGTAGGAAAAAAACAAAAATATCAAAGGAAGAGTTTCAAATCCCAGATTTTTCTGAATATAATCACTTAGCTTCCTTAAATTTTAATGTAAGGCAATTGAAGCAGATATGTAAATATTATAAACAAAAACGTTCTGGGAATAAGAGAGAGCTAATCTTTCGTTTATATAACTTTTTGAAATTTTCCTTCTATGCGGTAAGTATTCAGAGTTTGTGGCATGGTTTTATACGAAGAAAATATAATTGTTTACGGGGTCCTGCAGTATTAAATTATGGAAAGTGCATAAATAATACAGACTTTGTTACTTTACACAAGCTAACAACACTACCTCAGCATCAGTTTTTTAGTTATAATGATAAAGATAATTTTATATATGGTTTTGATATTTGTTCCCTTTATAATTTAATAAGCAAATCAGATGGACAGCCGAAGAATCCTTATAACCGAGCAAATATACCAGTAAAATGTGTTCAGAATATTAATTATATTCTTCGGCTATCGAAACTATTTGATGATAAAATTAAAATAGATCTTGAAGATAGTCTAGCAGGATTATCGCTTGAAAAAAAAGTATTATTGTTTTCTGTTTCGGTTTTTCAACGAATAGATGAATTGGGAAACAATAGTGACTTTCGATGGTTTTTATCATTAAGTCGCATTCGATTAATCCGATTTGTCCGTGAACTTATTGATATTTGGTGCTATAGAGCAAATATATCTCCTATTGTGAAGCGGCAGATTTGTCCACCTACAGGTAATCCATTTATAGGATTAAATATTAATAATGTAGATTTACCTATCTTAAAACTAAAAAAAAGGGTGCTTCTAGTGCTGAATAATTTAGTTGTAAAAGGAATAAATAGAGAATCCAAAACATTAGGTGCGTTATATATATTGACCGCGCTTACACTTGTTAGTAAAGAGGCCGCCGAGGCACGCCCAGAGTTATACGAATCAGCAGTTTATACCCCAAATTTGTGACGCATTAACGTTTAAAATTATGATAAAATATATTATGGTAAAAAAAGCTTAAAAAATATCCATAATCATATGGTATAATGGTTGCCAAAGCTAAGAAGACCTCCGTCCCCCGCAAGTCTAAGAAGACTAACAAAGCCCCAAAAGTTGTTAAGAACACCAAGAAGGCTGCAGCGACACCTGCGCCGGCGCCTACCCTGGCGCCTACCCCGGCGCCTACGCCCGCGCCCAAGACCGCATCCAAGTCCAAGGCAGCTACTGCTAAGGACGAGTCGACGCTGTCGGACGCCTTTGTGCAGGTACTGGGTCAGCTCACTAGCCTGCGTAGTCAGCTAACGAACATCACTGGTCAGGTGCGTGCTCTTCAAAAGAGAGCTGATCGTGAGCTCCGCGCTGCTCACAAGGCGAATAAGAAACGCAGCACGAAGTCTGGAACCCGCGCCCCGAGTGGTTTTGTGAAGCCGACGAAGATTAGCAAGGAGCTCGCTGCCTTCCTTGGCAAGGAGCATGGAACTGAGATGGCGCGTACTCAAGTGACCCGTGAGATCAACACGTACATCCGTGCCCACAAGCTTCAGGACCCGAAGAATGGTCGTCGCATCCTTGCTGACGCCAAGCTCCGCAAGCTTCTCAAGCTTTCCAAGGACGACGAGCTTACCTACTTTAATCTTCAGCGTTACATGAGCCCGCACTTCGCCAAGGCTGTGAAGAAGGTGGCGCCCGCGACTAGCTAAATTTAATAATAAATTATTCATTTTTTAATATTGCTTTCAATATTAAAAACTTTCTTAAATTATTTATCGTCTTCTTTTGGTTTTTCGGCGCTTTCTCCGCCCTTTTGTCTTTTTGCGCCTACGTCGTCCGCGTCTTACACGGGTAGTTTTTTTCCCTCGCCTTTTTCGGTTTCTTCGCCGTCTGCGCTTTGTCCGGTACCCACCCCCCATTTCCGGGGGGGATTTGTTTTTTAATGCGGCCACCGCATTGCCGAGCTGATTGAAATTTTCTGCGTTGCCCGCCCCCCTATCAGGGTGCCATATCATCACCAGTTTCAGGTATCGTCTTTTGTTCAATTTGGGATTGTCGGGCGAACCATCAATGCCAGCCTTGGCAAGAATTGCGTAAGCGTCCGCGACTGGCATCATATCCGTATTCGTCTCGACGTTTGGCGCTTCCTTTCGGTTGCGATTTTGCCACGCGGCCCACGCGGCCGGGCCGGCGTCCCACGCGGCGGCGGCGGCGGCGGTATCGCCGCGCGCCTCCTCCGCCGCACCCGGCGCCGGGCGCCGTGCTTCCTCCGCCGCCCGTCTACGCGCATCGGCTGCCGCCCGTCTACGCGCATCGGCTGCCGCCGCCCCCGCCGCCGCCCGTCTACGCGCATCGGCTGCCGCCCGTCTACGCGCCGCCGCCGCCCGCGCTGCCTCTCGACGCCGCGCTTCCTCCCGGCGCCGCGCTTGCTCCGCCGCCTGTCTACGCGCTGTCGCGCGCTCCTGCAGGCGCTGTCGCGCATCCCGCTCCTCCCGCGCCCGCGCCGCCTCGCGCCTTAATCGCGCATTCCGCTCTTCTCGCGCATCTGCCGCGGCGGAGGCGTCTTCCCCGGCAAACCGCGCCTCGAGCTCCCGGTTGTGCCGCCGCTCGCGTTGTTCCTGCTCGCGTACATCCTCGTCCCGCCGCTCCGCGAGCGCCTCGAGCTCCCGGCGACGACGGCGCCTGTGCGCCACCGGGTCCGGGGAGTCAGGTCTCCTCCTTGCAGCACCCTCTGTGTCGAGGTGGGCCGCGTCGGCCGGTCGGTTTCCAGTAAACCAATTTGCAAAATCCATATATATATATATATAAATATTATAACCTTCTCTTATGATGACCCAAACTACAAGTGCGAAATCGCAGCGCGCCGTGTATCATCAACCATTGCATCATTTTCTCTCAAGTTCACAGCCTCAGCTTCTTGTATATCAACCATTGCAATAAATGGGGTCGGTCGCGCTTCATCTTCTATTCTCTCAGAAATGTCTTCAGTAATTTCTTTTAGCTGTCTAAACGCAATAAAACTTCTTGAAATTCCATATATTACTATAAAACTAAAAAGAAAAATCCAATTCATGCAACATAAAGTATCGCATTGTTTTACTAATGTACAATTATTATTAGGTAGCCCGTGAGATGCTTCGTCATCAAAAAAAGTGCCTGCTGGACAAATATCGCTCATTTATCTTTCTGACAGATTTTAAGAAAGTATATACAACGAATCCTATTGGGTAGGAGGGAAGATAAAGTTGTCTTTCCTTAAAATATCCATTAGTTTTTTTGGTTGCATGTGATGTGTTCTTATATCCTGTGGCGTAATTATTAAGGATGCATTATTAAATAATGTGCGGGCCTTGCAATAGTTGTCCTTTGATAATGGTATTGCTTCCCGATCATATAACCAATTATAGAAATCGCCTGGTGTTTGGTTAGTAGATTTATAATGCCTAAGGCGATTATAATAATATCCAATTGGTTTGGCATATGCAGAAGAATCATAATGATAATCTGATCCAGATAATATACAGAGTGACCGAAAATCGCCAAGAGGAAGACTCAGTTTTGCTAGTATTTTGTGTAAATCATACAGAATAGCAGTACGATTTGCTAAATTAAAATAGCGAATGACCAAAGGACACCCATATGCAAACATATCCATATCTTCACTGACACACGCATAAGCATGTCCACTTGATACCAATTTAGCACACCACCGATCAGCTTCTCCAATTGCCTCTATGTAAGAAATACCATAACTACTAAATAATTTTTTTATATCCCGTATTTCACTATTTTTAATACGGATAAACTTCTTTGCCAATTTGTCCAGTTTACGCTCAAGTCCTTTCCGTTTATACTTATTCGTGACGGATAATAAGTTATGCGCAATCTTTTTGTGCTCACGTTCTGCAGCTTCCTTTTTCTCTCTCCGCATATTAATAATAGCTTGCTTTTCTGGCGGTGGTTTACCATCAAAGACGAAAATTGGTTTTATATTATAGTATTTAAATAGAGAGCACATTAAATACATCTGTGTTATGAGAGATCCTTTGGCTTTGAATTTATAGAGATAAATAGATGTATCAATAGCCAATACCTTTCCAGAAAGTGTTTCTAAATTTATTTTATGAAGACATTGCGGACAATGTTTCTGTATAAATCGGTTTAATCGGGTGATTCCCATTTTGTTTCTTATCTATTTGTCTATATTTAATTAATCAATCAATTTTCTTCTCAAGTATATATAATGCCGCGTAAGTATGAGCCCCAAAAATGGAATAAGAATATATATACGAAAGAGAGTCATAATTGCTTAGCATTTTTTCTTCAAAATATTAATCATAAAATGACGCGAAGATGCAAATCTATTTATAAACGTTCTAAAAGAAAGGGTACTAGAAAAAAATCCAAATTATGTATAAAATTAAAACCCCAACCTGGTTATTTCAGTGGCTATCCGAAAATAAAACCAAAGGACTATACATGCAAAACGATTAATAAACGTCTACTTGCAGATACTCCTGATATATTTAAAACAAATTTTGAGAAATCTTGTCCGCGGACTTACCACAAAGGTGCTTTGGTGGTGGATCCCAAAAAAATGTATCATTTTTATCTTGAAAATAAAAAGGGGAGTTGGTCGCACAAAGATGGAGAAGAACCTGCTACGAATCGCGATGCTGAAGGAAAATTAATAAAAGATCCCAAAAAAGCAGCACGTAATTATCGTGGACAAAAACTTAACTATTCGAAATTTTGTTCATATTATTGTGTTCCATCAAGAACAAATATGAGCAATAAATATTAGATAATTTATCTTCTACGTCTAGTACGACGATTTCTACGCTGCCGGCGCCGCCGACTTCTGCGTCGCCGCCGACTTCTGCGCCGCCCACCCTTCCATGTCACACGTGCCTTCAATTCTTCTTTAATACCGATATGCCCACGTTTCCACGCATCACGAATTTTATTACCTGTTCCTTTGAGCCCCCTTAAAGCATCCTTCATATGGGTCACTGCGCTTTTCTTTTCTCTCTTTTTATGTCTTTTCCTCTTAGGACCCGAAAACCCCATTACGTCGTCAAAAACCGAGTCTGCAAGGCGTCGCCGATGACCACCCTTCATTTGTCCGAGATTGGTCTGATTAATTGGGTCTGGTAATGCTTGACTCACTTCTACACCATAATAATAACCATCGGTCAGCCCATTAACACCGCCAGGCTCATACATACGACCTGGCGGTAACCAGGGGGGAGTTGGGAGCGGGCTATGATCTATTACTTTTGGACAACCACATGCGCCACCGCGTTGTACGCGGCGGCGCGTCTTTTTTCTTCTTCTTCGTCTTTTTACCATTATATACAATATAATGACAAAAAAATATCTACTAAAGATGTTGGATGCAGTTAACGTCTTCGCCGCCGCAATCTCCTCTTTCACAGAAAATATCATTCTAATTCACTGATTGTCATGCGTAGTGTTTCATGCAGGGGATGTTTTTCCGCATCGCCCCTTTTTTTCAATAGAAATCCTCGCATCCGCGACATATCGCTAATAAATGAAGGATTTTTATAATGCTTACGAACAAACTCATAAAACTTATTCAAATTATTATCATATTTATCAAAACGCAGCATATTAATATTATTCCGATCACACCACTCTAAAAAAGCAGGATAATTATACAACAGAATATTCTTAATAATATAGTAGGAAAAAACATTTGTTTCCTCCTTATAAAGATATTTTCGCGCAACAAAGCTTACCTCCTCGTCTTTATATAAATTCCCGTAACTCATGCCCATAAAGTATAGAATTTTATTACTCTGAAAGAGCGAAAATATTCTCTCAAACTGAAGAAGAAAATCACTATAAAGAAGAAAATCTTTTTCATTTAGTTTATCATCTAATAATTCGTACGCGCAAAATAAACAATTCAAAATAGTGGCCCAAAATTCACTATATGCCTCATACAAATTCATTTCACTTTCAATAGGGAATAATTTCTGCATCTGATAATTAAGATGATTTGTCGGAAATGTAGAAAAATCCAAACCTAATGCATGAAATGTCTCATGTATAAACACCTTAAACCACTCCTCCCTTCGATAAATAACAATTTCACCCTGTTGTGAACATGTGGTTGTTACCGCCGAATTACAATGGTCTGTTCCTAAAACATCTATTAAACTTCGGGGCAAAGTTTTCTTCAATGTAGTATCGAAAAATAATACTTTTAAACTTTTACCACATACAGCAGGGGAGTATAAATAGCCCATACGTAGCCAGACAAGCATTAAATGCGCCATTTTATCAAAATGGCGGCGTTTTGATGGTGTAATATTACCACTTGCTACAATATTAATCTCAACAGATTTATTCATGATTTTACATTTATATTGAAGATAATAGGTTGATTTGTCTTGGATATAATCCTTGACATCATTGGGGACGTAGCGGCTATTTAAAAGTGAGCTATCGGGGATATCATTGCGACGATGAATGGTTATCATTTTCGTCTTGAGAAGGTTGCGATGTAATAATGATTTAACAAAAGTATTCGAATTGTAGATATCTTTGTATAATTTGCCCATAAGTATATCAAGTCGTCGCTGTTGTTGAGGTCCTATTTTTTTAATATAGTGCTCGGCATCATTCAAAAAAAAAAGCATATTATCTTGCGCCTGTCGCGAGAATGTCATGATATATATTATATATATTGTTTATATTTCTTTGCGAATTTTCATAAGATGATTCCATGTCTGAGATCCTTTTCCGCGACCTAAATAATGGATTAGTTTAGCGTCAAGAGTTTTAATTAACACATCTTTTGGTAACCCATCACTCATGAATTTGCTACGAAGTGCGGTCTCCATCGCTGTCTCTTTTCTGTCCCAGAAATCAGCATCTGCTTTAATATTTTCACCGCGTAGAATTATTTTTTCTGTCCGTTTTTTCCCATCATCGTCCTTTTTGTGAATAGTAAAGATTCCGGTTTTACCGCCTGCTGCCTTTGCCATGTCCGGCAATTTCGAAAATGGTGATTTAGACTCGATGCTAAATTTAGCATAAAAATCAGGATTATTTTTCTTAAATTTGAGAGCTTGGTAGAGATGCTCGACACTCGCCCATGTATGCCCATCATATTGCAAAGGTTCACCGATATAAAAATTAGAAAGCACCTTGCGCCAACCTTTTATTGCTTTCAAATTAACAAATCGCTTTTCTGCATCAGAAGGTATTTTCTCTCCAGATCCTTTACCCGGCACTTTATTTTGAGATCGCGAATAAAACTGAAAAACTATATCTTCATTAAAAAGTTTACCCGTGTCACCCTCCCCATCTTGGGCATCCGCCGCCGCCGCCGCGCTCGCTGCCTCCGCCGTAACTGCCGCCTTTGCCGCTATACTTACTTTCAAGCGGCGAAAGGCAGGGACTAAATTATATACACCACCCTCTTTCGGCATACACAAGTCGACAATCTTATGAACCAACCCATAGGGTAAATCTTTAAATGTAAATATCTTTCTCCCTTTGTAAGATACAAGTTTATAATGATTTCCCATATAATCTGTAATAATATAGAATGCAGGCGTGAACTTTCCCTTTTTCTCCAATTCCTCATCATTTAATTGTCCACACTGCAATACATTTTTATAATCCTTTCTCTCGTAGTTCTGACTTGAAAGCAAGATAAGTTTGATATTTAAAACCCTCTCTAATGTGGATATTGTCCAAGTATCAGCCCAGAATTTACAAGTACGTACTATTCCTTTGAAATCGTCCAATGTATGAATATTCTGCATAAAAGCAAACTCGACGTTAACAACTGAACGTGCCCGTGCACGCTCAGCTTTTAATTGAGAATATTTTTTTTTTACATCACTCGCACTTCCCAATAGTTCCTTTTTCCGCGCAATATCTGAGGAGGCGCCATATTCACCCTTCAAAGTAGTAAGTTGCGTTTTCAAAGCGCTCATTGCCGATGTATCCTTTTTAATCGCAGTCACATGCATATCATACATCTCTCGATATCCTTTAAAAATTTCTTCCGTTACATTATCAGATAATATTTTTCGTAATTCCGCCACAGAATACGGGTGCGCCGTTGCTGCCGTCGCCGCACGAATAACCTCAAATAAGCAATCACCGCCACCCCCCTCATGACTTATTTCATAGTGTGAATTTTTGAAAAACTTCTGAATCCAATTTTTATGACCATCAGCTGTTTCAGCGTCAGCTTTGCTTTCTAATAACTCCTCTAATACTTCACCTTCCTCCGGTAAAACAGATGCCCCTAATCCTTCCTGTCCAAATAAATCCTGTTCAACACTCTCTTTCTTTTCCTCCTCCTCTTCTTCCTCGTTGTCACTATCGTCAGAATCCTCATCAGAATCCTTATCAGAATCAGAATCCTCATCAGAATCCTTATCAGAATCCTCGTCTTCCCGCGCCTCAGACGCGACTTCACCACCCTCTCCCACCTTTTCTTTGATATAGTCGGATGTAACAAAAGAATATAATAAAGGTTGGTCGAGTTGATCGAGTAATATATCATCATCCTCATCTAATATATCGGAATAGGTTGAATTTGGGAATTCATAAACACCGACTTGTGCAATTACTTTATAATTTTTGGTAAGATAAACGGGTGCATATAAGACTTTATCATTGACAAAAGAAAATTTAACATTACCTAAAGCAATAATAGTGTCTACATTCTTAATTTCAGTCTGATATAAAGGTGAATTATGATTTATATCATCTTGATCAACACGCTCGATGTCAGGATAATTAATTTTTTTGTTAAGACGAGACAAAACCATATATCTTAATTAAATATTAAAAATTTTCTTAAGTATTTATCATCTTTTATTTCTTCCATATAAGACCATAATTTTTTCCTTCGATAAACTATTTCGATCTTTTCAGGATTTGTCTCGAACAATATAATTTCTTGTATCAATTCATCTTTTAACTTTTTTCTCTTACTTATGGAATAATAATCTGCAATACGATCTAAGTCTTTGCGTGTAAAATTTGTGGAATAATTTATCTCCTGTGCAATATGACAATCTAGTTGTAGATCACTGGTCATTTCAAGAAGATCTACGTCACGTACTAACTCATTATAAGTAACCGGAACACCTTCACCTTCGCCAACTTCTTCCAGTGAAAATGACAAATTTTCAGTTACCCCTTCTAACTTATCTGGCATAATATAGTATATATATAATGTACATTTTTATATCATTTCTAAGATATCCATAAATTTAAATATTGTCTTACTAGACAGACTGGGATGCGCAGATGCTTTTAGCCTGGATATATCTTGCGTATATTTAATAATTCCCTTCCATATTTTTTTATCCCGCGATAAGTACTTTTGACCACTTGTGAGAAAGATAAATATATTTTCAGAAATTTCATCAACAATACCTTTTACCCCTTCCTGTTTCATAAATGTCTGATGCTTTTCTAATAGATTTAATACGAAGACAATCATGTCCTCTCTTGCAATTATGTCATTCAACATCAGATTTACGAAAAATTGTGCAATTGCCCGCCGCTTAGCATTTTCTTTATTTATACGACAAAACTTATCATAATCCTCGTCTGGATTTCCATTTTCAATATTCGAAAACAACTGCATAAATGATGTAAAGTTCTTAAGACATATATCCTTCATAAATGGAAATAATTTAATTAAATCATGGTATAGACTTGCATATAATTTACTATAAAATTCATTGGCGCTACCAATATTAAAAATGGACTCACCTAATTTAATAAGATGTCCTTCATTATGCTCGCTGCCTTGTACTTCCACCATAATTTTCACAATCGCCGCACATATATCGGTATAGTTCGCCCGCGTTATCTTATTTAATAGTAAAATAATATCATCAATAAGCTTCCCGACACCTTCGGTCTCTTTAATGATTGTTGTAGCCTTAAAATTTCGCATAGCTTCCCAATTTTCGGGCGAGCATTTATATTTCCGGTCCTTGCGTACCCTTTTAAAATTGGGTGTTCTACTATACGTAGGTGCACCTACCTTTTCTGCAAGAAATGTAATTTGCTTATATGTTTTTTCGGGAAGAGCGCGATTATTCCTCGAACAAGCTTTTACAAATGAGTAAAAATTCTCTAATGTATATTGTCGATCTGCAAGTGTTACCATTACTTAACTATATCAATAATAGTTTATATCAATTTCCAAAAAGTGATATAAACATACTTATACTTATCTATATAACTATGTCTAGCGAACAAAATGATATAGATTGCAAAAATATTACAACATTCGAATCTTGGGATGATGAAGTTTTGGATTTAAAGACCGACCTCTTAAGGGGTGTGTACGCCTATGGCTTTGAGAATCCTTCACCAATTCAAAAACAGGCTATAATACCATTAATACAGCGCCGTGATATAATTGCGCAAGCTCAATCAGGAACTGGTAAAACAGGTGCATTTGTAATAGGTTCTTTACAAATTTTAGATGTGAAAAATGTTGCTACGCAGGTATTAATATTAGCACATACACGCGAATTGGCGCGTCAGATTTATTGCGTAATACAAGCGATGGGTGGGCTATTGAAGATCACTACGCAATTACTGGTAGGCGGTACTTCTACAGATGAAGATCGAGAAAAATTAGAAACAAATCCGCCACATATAATTGTTGGAAGTCCGGGGCGTGTCCATGATATGATACGAAGAAAACATTTGAGGACGGCAGATATTACCCTATTAATTCTTGACGAGGCGGATGAGCTTTTATCGCATGGCTTTAAAGAACAAATTTATAAGATTTTTCAATTTATGCCAAATGAAGTTCAAATAGGTTTATTTAGTGCGACGATGCCAACGGAATTAAATATTCTTACATCTAAATTTCTGCGAAATCCAATAAAAATTTTAATAAAAAAAGAGATGTTAACATTGCAGGGTATTGCTCAATACTTCATTGCTCTTGATAATGATGAACATAAGTACGCAACCTTGAAGGATTTATTTGGTTCCTTGTCTATCTCGCAAGCGATTATATATTGTAATAGCATTCGGCGGGTGGATGACTTATTTGATGCCATGAAACACGACGACTTTCCTGTGGAGCGAATGCATAGTGGCATGGAGGAAAAGGATCGTCGTGACATTTATCAAAAGTTTAAATCGGGTAGTTGTCGTGTGTTGATTTCCACAGATCTACTGGCACGAGGTATAGATATTCAGCAAGTGAGCATCGTTATTAATTTTGATCTTCCCAAGAGTGTGCATACATATCTGCATCGTATAGGGCGCTCAGGTCGTTGGGGTCGTCAGGGAGTTGGCATAAACTATATTACTCGTAGAGATATTCAGAAGTTGACTGAGATAAAGCAGTTCTATTCTACAGAAATTAAGGAGTTGCCAAATAATTACAAAGACATATTCTAATTCGTTCCATTATATTTCATAATTTCCTCTTTTAATATAATGCCTTTTGAATTACCAATAGCATATTGCAAAAAGAAGAAGAAATTATTCAAAAATCTATATAAGGATTTAGAGTTATTAAAAGGCGAAGGTGCTGGTATGTATGAACATCTATTTAGGCCTAAAACGCTACTAGGTAAGAAACTATTAGAAAAATGGAGCGAATATTATACAACGGATCGAAAATTTTTGAAGGATACCCAGAAGTTATGTGGCGCATTAAAGGATGAAAAAATCGACAAGGTGTGTATTGAAAGATGTTGGGAAACGTGGGGAGAGATAAAGGGTCAAGAGGATTTTATTGAGAAATATCAGTACGTGGACTGGGATAAGGTGGAATGGTTAAACAAATCCACACCTTTTTTAAGCTTTATGAGTATATATAACATAGCCTCACCGGTTCTTAATTTGCTGCTGCCTATTATTATGATGATCATTCCATTTTTCTTACTTAAAATAATGCAAATACCCATTACCTTTGAATCTTATAAGCGAATTTTATTACAACAAATACAAAATCATTCAATTGGTCAGCTTTTTACAGAATTTCAACATGTGTCATGGAATAAACGTATATATATTCTTGTTTCTCTAGGAGTTTATTTCTATAATATTTATCAAAATATTGTTAGCTGCCATCGATTCTTTATAAATATGAAGAGCATTGATTTATACTTCTCAAATATGAGAAATTATGCTGCTTATACACTCAAAAAAATGGATATGATCATAGATAAATGTGAAAAATTACCTTCCTATAAATTATTTATAGCAGAATTATCTGAATACCGCGATGATCTTAATAAGATAGCGCAAAATATCCCTTCAAAGGCGGCATTATCAAAAACGGGATGTTTCAATATTGGTGCTGTTATGAAACAATTTTATCTATTTCACACGGACGAGAATATAAATAGAACATTTTCTTATTCTTTTGGCTTTAATGGATATGTTGACACGATGATAAGTTTAAGTAATAACCCACATCTGCACAATGCCAAGTACAAACGTAGTAAGAAGCCGTATTTTAAGATAATAAATGCATTCTACCCGCCTTTGGCTGACAACGAACCAGTTAAAAATGATATTACATTAGCTGAGAATATAATTGTCACTGGACCCAATGCTGCCGGAAAGACAACTCTTTTAAAATGTATTATATTGAATACCCTCTTTACCCAACAGGTAGGAATGGGATTTTATGAATCAGCAACGTTGGCGCCATTTGATTTTATTCATTGTTACTTAAATATTCCGGATACTTCAGGGAGAGATAGCTTATTTCAGGCGGAAGCCCGCCGCTGCAAAAAAATTCTGACCTTTATTGAACAACATAAAGACAAAAAACATTTTTGTATATTTGATGAATTATATTCAGGGACAAATCATTATGAGGCAATTGGCAGTGCATACGCCTATTTAAAATATATTGCCGTTTTTCCTTCTGTTCGATTCATGTTAACAACCCATTTTATTAGACTTTGTCAAATGCTTAGCAAAACAAAAAATATTATAAATATTAATATGGAAACTAGTATAAAAAATATGGAGTCGACCTATACCTATAAAGTCGTATCGGGAATTTCAAAAGCAAAGGGCGGCATTTGTGTCCTTAAACAACTCGAATATCCAACAGAGATTCTTGAAATGACACAAAATGTTATCAATGATTTATAGGGCTCGTTTAATATTTTTATAATTAATAACATTAATTATAAAATAATGGGACGTGAACTCTTCATTAGTTTAGGCATTACAATTTTAGCCAGCGTTATACTTTTCTTATATTTTAGACATAGATTTAAGGTGGTGGAACATAAGGTCAATACTATTTTTCAATTAGTACAGAATCACTCGCGCCCTCCGCCTATGAGACCATCTCCAAATTTGCGCCCTCGTGGGCAATATGGACCGCCTCCCGGCATAGTTTTAGAGGAAAAGAGACCTGAAGAAACACAACTTATTGAAGTATCGGAGGATGACGATTCAGATAGCGGAAGTGAGGACTCGATGACCTCGGTTAGCGATGATGAGGGGGATCCTATCGTCATAAGCCAGTTGGGTAATAGTAACTTAAAGGATATTAAAATAGAGCCAGCAAGTAAAATATTATTGCAGGAGCCTCAGGAAATCCATTTAGATAGTAATAGTGAGGCGGGATCTTTATCTGATCAATCGGACCTAAGCAGTACCGCCCCGTCGGAGTCTTCTCCGGTAAAATCAATAGAGCCGACAGATTATCATAAGTTGAATATGGTAACATTGAAACAAATAGCGGAAGATCGCGGACTTCAAGGTTTTAAAAAGCTGAGAAAACCGGCTCTGGTTGAATTATTAAGTAAATAATTTCTTATTGTATATTATTATAATGAGTTGGGGAACCTGCTATGGCGCTTCTAATAATATACATTTTGATTTTCCACCACTAATGAGTGATGGTCGGAATTTCGCCAATTGGTATCCTGCATGTGATATCAATAAAAAACTAAAACAAAAGAACCAAATCAACAGCAATTACAAATATCGGCAGTTTCTAATAAAAAACGCTGATTCCATTATTAAGAAAAATCAACGTAATGCCTGCGACAGCTGCTGCGGCTGCTGGGAACAATACAAGAAAGTACCAACTACATCTGAGAGCGCATACCTGTATAAATCATGTACAGATAAAAAACGACCCTATGGATATGAAACATCAGATCTGAAAAATCTCTATCTTTCAAGTTTTGCACTCCAAAGCAAACTGCAGGCGCCAATTCTTACACAAGAACAATATCTGGTTAGACAGGAGAAAAAATACGGACCAATGTAATCAAATACATATTAGAAATATTTTCATATGCTGTTTATAGTAATGAAAATATTAAGCATCGATATTGGTATTAAACATTTAGCATTTTGTTTGTTCAATATCAAGTCAAAGACCGAATATAGTATATCTAAGTGGGACATCATAAATCTCTGCAATGAAGAGAAAAAAATATGTGAAGGCGCTAATGAAAAATCTTGTGGACGAACACCAAGATTTACCAAAAATAGCAAACATTACTGCAAAATTCACGCGCGGCATCATGAAATGAAAATACCTTCAGCAGAATATAAACTAAGCCATCTTAATAAACGAAAACTGCACGAACTAAAAGATATCTATAATAATCTAGAACTATCGACCACCACGAAATTAAAGAAAACAGAATATCTTAACCAAATTCTTGAACATTTAAATGCTAATTATCTAGAATTTATCATACCAGTCAAAGCGAAAGATTTTAGTATTACAAAATTAGGACGTAGTATTAAAGCAAATTTCACATCTCTTATTGAAGAAATATCAATTGATCATGTTATCGTTGAGAATCAAATAGGCCCTTTAGCAAATCGCATGAAAACAATACAGGGTATGGTAATGCAGCATTTTATTGAGAAAGGCGTAGAAACGATAAGGGAGATTGCAGCCTGTAACAAACTAAAGAATTTTATAAAAAAAGGAAAAACAACATATAATCAGAGAAAGCAGCTGGGGATTCATATTACAAAAAACCAATTGGCTGAAAATGCAAATTTCCATAAGTGGCAGCAATTTTTTATGAGTCATAAAAAAAAAGATGATCTAGCAGATTCTTTTCTACAGGGGGTTTGGTATTTATCTGATCTTCAATTAATATAATTTGCGCTGCGTCTTACTTAAAATTATAAGTTCTTGTTTAAACATAAATAATGACTAGCGCTTCTCCGCATGTAATTAATTTGGGTGGTTCAAGCACACTGGGTCCGCGACTGAATGTAAGTTCTCCTGCTCCAACAGGCGCTGTTAAATTAAGCTCCCTGCCTGCAATGCGACCAAAGTCTGTCAACTTCGGACCTGGTATTGAGATGTTAATGAATCCTAAAAAACAGAACAGAGATGGACAATCGCCGAGTATTACTCTAGAAGATTTGGGTTCCTTGAATGCGAAGATCTCAGCAGCAACCACCCCCCGCCGCTCAATGGCAGACGCACGCGCTGCTGCTTTGGGAACAACCGCTCCCGGCTTAAATTTAAATATCCAAGAACTTAATGCAAGAAAGATGAGACCTATAACTCCCCAACCACACGGCAGCACAAGCACCATGCCAGTCGGTCCATTATCGGGAGTTGGAGTATCAACCGCTGAGGAAGCAAAGAAGAAGACTGAGACGTGGGATGGTTTTAAAAAATTCACCAATATCCCAGTTAATCCAAATACCGCAGTTCCGGACAAACCCAGAATGACAACAGAGCAAATTTTAAGAGAGAAGATTATTTATTTAAGAAAACTAGAAGCTCTAGCAAAGAAAGGGATAACGTTAACAAAAAAATATACAATGGATAGCCCACTGGCCGAGATGAAAGGTGAATATGAAATGATAAAGTCAGAGAGTGAAAAGAAAAGTAGTGTTAAATTCCAATCCAAGATGTTAATGGCTGCTGTATCGGCTGTTGAATTTCTGAATTCTAAATTCGACCCTTTTGATTTAAAACTAGATGGGTGGGCAGAAGCTGTGAACGAAAATATTGATGATTATGATGATGTCTTTGGAGAATTGCATGAGAAGTATGCGGGGAAGGCAAAAATAGCACCGGAATTGAAACTCATATTTATGTTGGGAGGAAGTGCAGCGATGTTGCATATGACCAATACCATGTTCAAGTCTTCATTGCCTGGTATGGATGACATCATGCGTCAGAATCCTGAATTAATGCAACAATTTACTAGCGCTGCCGTGAATTCAATGAGAGAAGAGCGTCCGGGATTTGGTAACTTTATGGGTATGGCTATGGGCGCCGGCGGTGGCGGCGCTCCCGCTGGACATAGAATGCCGCCACCGATGCCCCGACCTGGACCAACAAATCGACCTGATATCGGTATGAGCAGGGGTCGCCCTGATTTCCCCGATGCTGTAAATATGGAAAGCGCGTTTAATAGCGTTGAAAGATCAGCACGTAAACCACGTCGTGATATGAAAGGTCCCGAAAATATAAATGACCTTCTCTCAGGACTAAAGACAAAAACAATCAATATTCAGAAAGAGAAAAAAGAGGACCAACGCAGTACCATTAGCATTGAAGAACTTAAAGATATTAAAGGAAAGGTTAGTATCCCACAACGTTCAAAACGCAAACCGCGCTCAAATCGCAACACCGTATCATTAAATCTCTAACTGATACACGCGGTCTTTTTCATATTTAAATCACAATTGATGCTTTAAATATAATTTCGAAATAGCTTATATTATGATAGGTATTTTATTAAGTGAAACAGCAGAATTAATTTACACTTTAGGAAAGTTTAGTTTTAATAGTGCGACGTGGGCTTATAATTGGTATTATGATATTCCAGAAGAACCAACGATTGAAAATCTAAAAATACGCATTAAAAAATTAGAAGATTTGGTTGAAGAAAATATACCAAAACAAAATCTTAAAGAAAATTAATAAATACCATCAAAACCCTCCAACATTCGCAAATGATTTCGCTTTCTCCGCTCTTTTCTTGCCTTATCAAGAAGTTTAATAGCACCATTTATCTCTTTCTGAGACACATTGCCATCTCCATCCAAGTCTAACGCCTTTTCAAACTGACGATATTTATTGGGAATAACACAGTAAGGGCTACCCTCGTGAAGTAAATGACCTGATAAAACATTAAATATCGCTGTCAAGGCAAGCGCCTTCAGAATATCGCGACTCCCCATCCATGATATAGCAAAAACTAATGCTTGTCGGGCATATTTATGCTGCAAATGTTTTTTTTGTGCTGCCGTCAATTCAATTGTTATATATTTTGAGCCAATATTAAGGAGCAACATGACCAACCCAGCAAAAAACCGACTTGAATTTAAACTATGGAAAGCTTTACTCAACCTATTAAACATACTTAATATACATGTATATTAAATATTTACCCTAATAAAGATTTCATTTGTGTAAAGCCGTCACGTACAGCTCGTCTTAACTTTCTTTTATTCCGATTTTTAAACCCTCGAATGTCATTAGTAAACGCTTCAACCTTCTTCTTATGTCCGTAGCGATTTAACTCAATAAATAGAAAAATGATAACGGCGCCCATCAAGAGAAAATGTATGTGATGCTTCATTATATTATAAAGGCATTTTAAATTTCCGGTTTTCCGACCATCCCTTTGCTCTCACCACCAAATTGACCCCGCGCCTCTTGAGACTTCAATAATGCATTTACCTTCCTTTTTCTATCTTCATCCACGATGTTCTTTTGGCTTACCACCTTTGGTTTAAGCATAGTCGACCGACCCAACCCTTCCTTCTTTCCGCTCTTTTTAGTTTTAATCGTCTCTTTGGAAGAAACACCCTCCTTCGATCCCCCTTTCTTTTTAGCTGCTTTAGGCGGATTTTCTAATCCTTCTTTCTCGTTATGTATTAATAAAATAAATATAAATGCGGCAATCAATCCGGTATTTCTACCATGAGTCATAGCAATGTATGCAATAATGCCAAGAGAAATCATTTTGCCTAAAACGGACTCAGCAAAATCTTTTAAAGCAGAAGGGCTTTTGTACATAAGTACTACCAAAATGATGATTAATGTAGCTTCAAGTGCGAATTTCATTTATATATATATCAAAGGATATTTTTCCGTGTAGATAACAAAAAATAATCTTATTTTTTTATAAGAATGTCTCAACCTTTACAATATTCAATATATGATGAACAATCAACAATGCCCAAAAAAAATAATAAAAGAAATAGAACATATAAAAAAAAATCTGTTAGTAAAAAAGTACAAAACTTTCTAGAAGCTATGGACAATCCCTCTGGTCCCGCCGATTTTTCAGCTACACCACAAGAATACCCAGCACATCCACAAAAACCCGAACCTTTAAAACGTAAGGGAGAGAATACTGATGGACCTATAGAAAGTTTTACACAACTACCAGAGGGCGCCTATACACCACCCAACCAAGAATACTATAACCAGTACGTACCATATTTTACCAATCCTACGGACAATCCTCGCATTGATGCACCAAAAGATGCACTCATGAAAAAACTAAACTATATGATCCATCTTCTGGAAGAACAACAAGATGAAAAAACAGGGAATGTCGCAGAAGAACTAATATTATATCTGTTTTTAGGCATATTCGTTATTTTTGTCGTAGATTCCTTCGCCCGCGCTGCCAAATATACCAGATAGCCACAAACTATGTCAGCACAAATACATCTTTTGAGAGAAATGGTCTGTAGGCAAAATTATAAAAATAATATGATGTCGTGCTTTTCAAGAAAGGAGTATACTTTTTTTTAAGAAATTGTGAAATATAGATATTATGTCCGAGATCTTCAACAAGTAAATATTTATAATCATATGGGATGAGAGAAAGACAACTGAAAAACTTTTTAATAAAAAGGGAACTATGTTTACTATCTGAGCAATATGAAGCAACTAAGTCAACGCTCATACCATTATCCTTATATTTTGTATAAGGATTACGAAAAATATAGCACCCCCACACCTCTCCATGATCCTGCAATAAATAGATATATAGTTGCTTTTTTTCAAGTAGATATTTTATATTTGAAAAATCAGCATGAACATAACAAGATATATTCACCGAGACTTCCTGCATGAAATTATAAAATAGATGAAATGTCAAAGGAGTTACCACGAGGGGGGGTGCAGGATCCTTTTGAATATTAAAATTATGGGTATAAAAACCATATGTATAGTAACATGTCATAGGCACAATAAAGGTAGCAACGCCCTCTCTTTTAAAAAGATAGGCAGAGATTGAGTGCTCTTGGCGACTTTTAACATAATGTGTATAAATAAGTTTTTGCGCAATGCCCTGTTTTCGTTTTTGCTTGGCTACACATAAGTAATCAACATAATAGACATCCAATTTTTTTCCAAAGAGCGACACCTGCAATGGCCGCGTTGTCATAGATCCAATACATTTATAATATGGGGTAACTTGTTTTGTTTTATAGTTAATTAGTGGTTGGTAGTCTTGCAGTAAACTTAGAAAACAAGGACGTGAATGTCCTTGAAAATAACTTAATATGCCCTCACTAGATGGCAGATAATGAGTATCTTTATCAGTGAGATAATGCTGCTTGTTCAATCTATAAAATATATCTTTTTTTTCTGCTGTTTGTACTTTAAACTTTGCAAATTCAATATAAGGATCATAAAATTTCCCCCCACTTTTGGGTATTTCATGTTGAATAATACCGGGGGGAAAGCACCAATAACCAAGATTATAAAAATGAAAAACAGGTTGCATAGACCAAAATCTAAATTTTACTTTACAAATAATTATAAACAGGGCATACAGGATAAGTAGAACTAATAGGATGTACATAGCCATCATATTAGTTGATATATATATAATATTTATATTATCACTCCTAATCTATTCAGGTTTCTGTAATATGTATATATATTGATACTCATACTGAGCACCGACCATATCAATCTTCCCTAGTAATATAAACCCTACCTCCCTTGCAAGTGAAAGGATATATTTCTGCGTAGGCATAAAGAGTGTATGGACATTTTGCCGAACATGTTTGGTCGTATCATCTTTGAATGTTTCTGTAAAAATCCCTTCATCATCCGCCTTATTTAATTCAAAGTTGGCTTTATATTCAAAATCCTTAAATTTTACTAACGAATTTGTTATTCTTTTCTTTGCAAATTTTTGGGCGGATACCAATGTCAAAGGATCTGCTGCAGGCAATATGGGGTCAAATTGATCTCGATTTACAAGATGTATAATTAAATACCCGCCAGGCATTAACCAATCAAAACTATTGCGAAAAAATTTCAACTTATCTTTGATATAATAAAGGGTAAAATAGAGGCATGTAATATGTGTGAATGATTCTGCGGGAAATAACATAAAGTCGAGAGCACTACCGGTTTTAAAATCCCAATTAGGATATTTTTTTTTTGCTTTTGCAACCATATCAGGAGAGATATCTAAACCTATAGCATTCATACCCCGTCGATTGAAAGCATTCACGTGATGCCCGGATCCGGACCCAACATCCAATATGAGACTTTCTTGCGATGGCTTGGTGATATTAACTATTTCACCAATCTCAAAATCATTTTTTATATTACTAAACACAAGATCATCATAAATAGTAGCATAAAAATTATCATAAATAGCATTCCCTTTCTTTAATACAAATTTTTCTTTCTGGACAAATCCCTCGCGTACAGGACGATGTTTTCCAACCAACACTGCTACAAGTAATAGTATAAATATCCAAAATAACATTTGTGTCCATATAGAAGATTTTGAATAGATTTTAGATATTTTGTTCATAGTGAGCATCCTTATATGTATTAATAGTATTTTTTTTGTATTAAAGTAAATATAATGAATGAAAATGAAATAAATGACATGCGAAAAAAAAAAGACTTCAGAGGCATCACATTCTCAAAATTTAAAAAGAATGATGCCAAAAAAGAGCTTCTAAAGTCTCTGTTCGAAGGCAAACTAGAACCGGCGTGCTATTGGGGCGCTGAATTTATATGTGCAGGACATTTCATTGACCTTTGGGATATAATATTGCATTTTATGAGTAATAATATTCATTTAGGGAACCCTAAGCTCCCTATTTATATAGAGTTAAGGTTTCAAACCTTCAAAAATATTGTTATGAATGGATATGTTGGACAAGAAATGCGTTTACGTAATAATATTAAAATTAGACAACTATTTGCAGAGGTGTTAAGCATATTATGTCTATCAAAGAAAAAAAATAGCCTTGATCGGCATCATATTAATAAAAGCGATTTTCATATGGAAAATATAACAGCCAAATTAAAAGCCGACAATGTCTCATATGCATCACCCACATTTCGAAAAGGCGATCCCAAAGAATTATTCATTGCAATTAATGAACTAGCTTACCATATTACAATAGACTCTCGTAATATGAATGATGCTTGTTATTGGGTCGAATGGATATTAGAATTTGAGAGAATATGCATTGCCAAAAAAGATAAATGTCGGGTCGAAAGACGAGGTTTTGTACCAGTTGTATCAAATCAACAAATGGATGTAATATGGCTCATCTGGGAAGTTTTTCTTAACGAAGCCGATAAAAAAAACGATGGCACCAAGGAAATAATTCTAGCCCTTCTTAATCTATTTTGTATACGTTTTACATTGGGTTGTAAGCGAAAACGCAAGTTCTTAATCTATTTTGCCATTGTCTTATTAACAGAACACGTAGAAATGAAAACACCCATTTATACAGAACAAAAAATAATTGAAACCATTAAAAATAAAATCAATATTATCTACAAACAAGTAAAGAATAATGAACAAGCTCCCAAAACAGGATATCTCTTTAATAATTCATTTACAGACGGCAATTTGGAAAAAACTATCAGCAAATTAGAAAAAATGCAATCAATGAATCATATTCTTCATCGCAAATAAGAGTATAAACAAAAATAGGTACATTTTAGTATCTAGAATGAGTGAAATATGTGCTATTTGTCGCACCGATTTATCGGGTACTCCTATTCATACACTGCAGGAATGCGGCCATACATTTCACGTAGAGTGTGCTATTCTTTGGTTTAGAAGCCCACGTGATATCTATGTGCATCCCCGGCATCAGCACGAGCTCGGTATACCCGGCACTTGCCCCCTCTGTCGATCACCCCCCGATAGAAAATATCATTTTGCCACGCGCCGCGCCCGCGTCAAAATACTTAGAAAGTTATCGCGCAAAAATACGACTCCAGACGTTATTAAAAAAGCTTTTAAAAAGGAAAAGCAACTCAGAGATAAAGAGCAACAATCTATTTTAGCTTTACGAGGGTATCGCAAAGAATATCGGGATATTCTAGCAAAGGGTGTGCGGTTGCGTCACCAACGTTGGAAGGCACAAACACGCGTGTGTGAAATACATGATCAGATTGCTTGCTTTGATCCACATGTATTGCTTGAGGATGTTACAATCTTATTTAATTAATTTCTGTGCGTTTTTATATAAATTGTATATATGAGTAGAAAAACACGAAAAAGGAAACGAATTTTTAATAAGACAAACAAAAATAAAAAAAGGTTAGTCGTTGGCATTATATCCGTGCCACTCACACCAGGTAAAAAGTATTTTAGCGTCTGTGGTGATTCTTATATTGCAACGTCTCATATTTCTTGGTTAAAGCGACAGGGTATCAAAGTTATAGCGATTCCTTATACCACAAAGAAATTTAACTATTACATGCGCCGGATTAATGGATTATATTTTCCGAGTGGTGGCGCATTTGCGGGTACGCAAAAAGCCTATTACCAGTGTTGCAAAAAATTTGTTAAATTAGCAATGAAGCAAAATGACAAGGGGCATTATTTTCCTATATGGGGCGGTTGTATGGGCATGCAACAAATGATGATTATTGCCGACGAGCATGATGATTTAAAACATCTATTGACTCGCTTTGACTCGTTCAAAAATCTCATGGAACGGCTTCACTTGACCCCCGAAGGTCATCGCAGCCGTATGATTCGTTATATGAATGCCAAGATAACCCGTAAAATAGAGAAAAAATGCTGCACATTAAACAATCATAAAATGGGTATTAGCCCTGCTAAGTTTAAGACACATAAAAATCTAGATAATTTCTACAAAATCGTGTCTTGGAGCCCTGATAGAAAAGGGAAAAAATTCGTATCGACTATAGAGGGACGCTATTATCCCTTTTATGGGGTACAATGGCATCCAGAGAGAAGCGCAGAAATGGATATTTTTGCTAAGTTTTTCAAATCTGAATTGAAAAAGAATAATAGCAGATTACATAAAACACGGCGCAGTTTAATGAGAAAGGACATAGATTGTTTTCATTATAGTAATTCTCTTTACAAGAAATGTAGATTTTACTGGCATAACCGAACATCAAAACACAATAGGAAACTATGTAGTACAGCACAGCTATTAAAAAAAAATCCTAATGATACACGAGGGGGTATTTAAGTAGATGTATCTTTTTAATAAAAAAAAATATCTACTTTTGTTATATGCATTTCTGGAATATAGTTAAAATTATAGCATTAATTATTGTTTTGGCGCTCTTAGGATTTAATATTTTTACTTATTTAGCAAAGGGAACTGATGTATTCGGCAAATACTTAGGATTTGCTGAAAAAAAAATAGAGAAGGGAACTACGAATACGCTAAAATTTCTGGGCAAAGAGACTAATAAAGTTGGAAAGGCACTCGTTGGCGGAGTGAAAAAGACGGGGCAGGAAGTGGGTCGTGGCGCCTCTGCGGTGGTATCACCGCTTGCTAAAGCAGTTGATGGTGGGGGTAGTCGCGGAGGTGGACGGCGAGGCAAACGCAATGTAGCCCCTGATTCTTCAGGTGATAGTGAGATACAAAGAAAGCCTCATAAAGGCTATTGCTATATTGGATCGTGGCAAGGAATTCGCAGTTGCATTGAAGTAAAAAAGGCGAAGGAGTGTATGTCCGGGCAATTATTTCCAACGCGCGCCATTTGTGTAGATCCGAATCTAAGACAATAATTGATAAAATATTAACCAATTATTGTGTTTACCTTCCTGTTGCATTATTGAAATACCATTGCAGAGCGAAGTAATGTGGTACAGGCGTGGACTGCGTAGGGCGGTCTGTTGACATATCGGGTCCATTATCGACAATGGTTGCGATTTCTGTTGTATTCAAAGCATAATCGAAGTACCGCAAATCAGCCAACTCGCCATCAAAACCACCATTTGCAGTCACCCATACGTCCCCATAATTTTGTTTGGCGACGCCCTGCAGCTTATGACGCACTGCTATAGTTCCGTTTATGTATACATCGAGTATGTGACCTTCAACGCGAATCATTACATTAAGCCACTTGTTGAGGGGAATATCATCTATGACAACTTCCTCATCGATGGAATTATATGTGTTCATGACCACCACAAGCGAATTCTTCTTGGGATGCAAATACAAACCCGGTGCATTATTAGGCATCATCATTCCATTGGATCCAACATCGCCGTTACCTTTGCTAAATATATGCCTCATGGAACCCGACTTATATGCAAGACCACTGATATAAATCCACGTGGAATAAGTGAACTCGATGCCATATCTCTCGTTGGCGGATCTAACGAGCGTGATTGCGTTCGCACCATCAGCTGGATTTTGTGGAATAGTTGTCAGTTCTTTTGTATTTTGTTTTCGCCCTCGAATTAAATAAGGACTTTTGGTTGGAGATAAAACCCATTGGATCGCTTCAGTTCCTAAACGGAGTAGGAGAACAAACCCAATAAGCACAAGTATCACAATTGCAAATTTAGCCACGAGTGTATTACTCTGGAGAAATTTTTGTGCACCGCCCCTGAATTCCCCTAAAGCAGCCCAGTTTGACTTCTTAGTTGTTGTTGACATATATATAATATAAGGAAGAAATTAGATTTCTAAACTTCCTATTTCGTGATTATTTTTCATGAAGGCCAATTTTATTCTGTATTTCTCCAAGAAGGACAGATTGGCACCCGAATAACCTTCGCGGTAAATCTCATAAGCTTCACGTGGATTTAAAGCATGGTTAAAGAACCGGAAGTTAGACACAGAACCTGCAAACCCGCCATCAGGGCAGAGGAAGATTGGGGCAGTACTTGCAATCTTTGGCACACCCTCCATAATGCAAGTTTTCACAAGTTTGCCATCAACGTATACGTCAAGTGCTTTATTATGCAAAACAATAATAACATTTACCCAACGCTGCAATGGGACATTGGCCACTTCACACTTCTCTGGAGCCCCACCAGGGAAGGTTCCAATCTCAACAGCGAGCGAATTTTCCTGCGCCCCCAAACTTAATTGTGGTCCTACAACACCACCTTGTGTCCTACTAAATACAACTTTCTTCTCTCCAAAGCGATAGTTCCAATCCTCTACTGCCATCCAAATTGAGTAACTATAGCTCTGCGTGCTTTTCCCTAAACGATTGGCGCCGATACGATGTGCTGATTTTGCATTGTGTAAAGAAACCAAAGATTTAGATTTTTTGCTCGCAAAAAACCATTTGTAAACTAAGTAAATTACAATAACGAGAACAACACCTAGTATTATTTTACTTATTGCCATAACTATATTATAGACAAAGAAAGTTTCTAAAGAATCAAAATTAATTAATAATTTCTAATATGATAATTATTAATTATGAATGATTAACTAAATAGAGTATATTACCATACTCCTAAAGAGGACCAAAATTTTATTCACAAATTTAAATTACTAAAGGGTTAATTTATTGCGTACCCGCTGCCCCCCCCATACTTTACCTTGAAGCATTGTATATTTTATTGGGTAATATAATTTTATAACGCATATTATAAGGCGCGGGCGCATTTTTGGTTTTCGCTAATTTTGTGGTTAAAGATGACGGAATATGCTTTTTAAAACCATATCCAAAAACCAAATATCCTATTACTAATGCCCCCGCAATTGTGAGCCAAGAATGTTTGTCATAAAAATCTTCTCCACGTTTGACAATATGCTTATAAAATTCGCTTGTAGGTGCCATCACTACAGGAGGATTACGATCCTTCAAAAAATTATAAAAAACCTCAATACGCTCGCGGGATAGATTGCCAGAATAATAAACAACATTGCAAACACCACCGCTCAACCCATCTTTCTCACCAACAATAACGTCACTTATTTTCATATATGGCACGATACCTGCTGTCGTAGAAACTAAACGACCATTAATAAAAATATCTAACGTCCCCTTATCATAGTTAATCACAACATTATTCCATTTTTGCATCTTAAAATTATTCGTCTCATAAACTATTTTTTTGGTTTTTCCCGATAACATAGTAATACGCAAAAGATTCTTCTTCATATTGTAGGTAATGTTTGGCTTATTGCCATAATTTAATAAAGAGGTAAATTTGCTATACTTATAGCTATGATTAGGGGGTTGTTCATGTAAAAATATCCATGAGGAAAGGGTGTATTGATACCCAAAATCATTCCCTTTTTTTAAGTTCTCAAATTTTCCAAGGGGTGTGCGATTATCTGTGAAGATTGGGTCTCGAAGCAACATGGTGGAATCTTCAGCCTTATCTTTTAACATTTCCTTGCGCAATATCTCCAACTCATGTTTCTCCTCCCGAATCGTCTGGGTTAAATCGCCTACAGCTTTCTGATTACTCCTCACAAAACGCAACATCGCGTCCACGTTTGAAGTCGTATATCCTAAACCAAATAGCATCAATTTCACATCTTCGTCACCTAAATTTGGGACTGCTTCCCATTTTACATTTATTCCACCCTTTCTCTCACGTAACGCCTTTTCATTATTGCTTATGCTATTTTCAACACCTTTAATACGTTGTTTCATTAGTAAGATGTGCTCTTCATCGCCTGGATTTGTCAAATATAGCTTATTTACAATGCGTGGGAGGATGAAATAGATAAATAATACAAATAACTCGACTAAAATGAGCATCCTCGTTTCATGAGATGTTGTGTGTATGTCATTCATTATTATCTTTAAAATCGTTGAAGGGATAACGAAGACGATTGACATTAACATCTGTGTTGGCGAAGGGAAACCTTTTGGTAAATGATTTTTTAAAGCGTTAAATAAAATTGTGGTAACTGCGATAACAATACCAAGGATAAGGAGACTATATAAAAAGTAAGAAACATCGGTATGTGTAGCTGCTAAATAACTCAATGCCACACTAAAGGTGACAATAATAAACGTGCTAGCTAAAAAGGAGGCATATTTGCCATAGTTTTTCTCAAGATGTGCTATATTCTTCAGAAATGATGTTGGTGCCTTGCCGTCTGAGAAAGGAACATTAAACTGAACAAATAGGATGATGATGAGTGGTACTAAGCCGCCAATTAATAAGGTATTTATAGTCTTCGGCCAACGTTTGGTAATAGGCCATGGGTGAGTAATAAATATTGAAAAGAATATTAAATAACAAATGGTAAATTGCAATAAAACCGATTGGAAAGGGTGTGTATTAATAAGTAAAAGAAGTGGCGTTAGTTTTTTTTTAATCCAATTAATTATTGTTTTTATTATATTCATTGCAAAATTATAATACTCTATGCGACTTTTGCTTGTAGAAACTCCCAATAAAATTAATAATCCTATCATTGATAAGGTAAATATCGTCAAGAATATAGTTAAAAAATTTAAATGTGATATTGCCGAAAAAATTTTATCAAATATATCAAATATATCCATATTAATTTGAACTTAGATTATTTATTTCATATTCTCCATAGTCGTTTTCTTACCATGACAATTTGGACATAAAGCATTTAAGTTGTTTACATGATTGGTCCCCCCATCTGCTAATCTAATTTTATGATCAACTTGAAAACTAGCATCTAATTGGCGACCACAATGTGAACATTTCCAATTTTGTTGTGCTGCGACGAATTTTTTTTTGGTTTCGCTGACAGATCTTGAGTTTGATATGCTTCCTGAATTCATCATTCGTTTTGTCTGCGGTGCTAGATTTTCGCCATGTATTTGTTGATGAGCATTTGTGAAATCAAAGATGGGTGATATTAGATTAGCTGTATTCTTATCAATTGGCATATAGCGAATAATATCATTAGCATGTTTAAGCAATCCTTTGGATTCAATAGGTTTTTTTTTAATTAAAACATAAAGTGATAAACCTATAAAAGCAAACATTGTCATCTTGAGATATTTTTGCCAACCTTGAAGTATTTGTGTATATTTACCATCATAATATGTATTTACAACCAAAAATCCTGTAATGCCGAAAATCAAAAGTTCAGCTTTCATTATATATACTAATTTATTTATTTTTTAATGCAATACATTACTAGCAAACTCATAATAACAAGTATTGATATATCTATATTTCGTCGTCGTAGGTGTGCGCGTTTCTTTTCAACCATATCCTTGGGTTCATAATGTTTATAGTATAATTCTAAAGCATCATAAAAATCTACCTCTTGCTTATCTAAATGTTCATTTATCTTATTATGCATGAAATGCGTCCACTTCATAAATTCCATGCGAGAATCAAGATAAGGTGTCACCGGATATTTATCTAATAATTTGGCAAAATTATTTCCTATTTTTTCTGATGGTATGAACAATGGAAAATTTTGAATAAATTCGTAGTACTTTTTCTTTGTTACTGTGGTCGGACGTTGTGGATAATTCATTGCAATAGTGAATAAAAAAAACCAATAGTGCGGACCCCAAACTTCAGGATTCATTATAAGGAAAGAACATAAAAACTATTGTATTTAAACATATAATGACCAAATATAGCTTTTGTAATAATTGTGGAAAACAGGGACATTTATATCATCAATGCAAACGACCTATAACAAGTATTGGTATTGTTTGTTTTCGCCTGTCAGTTTCAGGACAGCGCGAGTATCTCATGATTTGTAGAAAAAATAGTTTAGGCTATGTTGATTTCATGCGTGGAAAGTATAAAGTGCATAATTTATTGCTATTACAAAATCTCATTAATGAAATGACTGAAACAGAGAAAAATGATTTAATTGCCAAAGATTTCAAAACACTTTGGACAGCCTTATGGGGGGAGTATGTGGGCATGCAATATCGTAGTGAAGAACTATCTGCCAAAGAAAAATTTAAACAATTATCAAGTGGGATTCAATTAAAAAATGGAAAGCAATATAATCTGAAAGAGTTGATTACCGCGAGTAATGTGATATGGGAAACACCAGAGTGGGGATTTGCAAAAGGAAGGCGCAATTACCAAGAAAATGATATATCATGCGCACTCCGAGAATTTGAGGAAGAAACAGGATATAATCGGAAAAGTATTAACGTCATACAAAATATTATTCCATTTGAAGAAACATTTACGGGGTCTAACTTTAAATCATATAAGCATAAATACTATTTGAGTTACATGCACAATGAAATTAAGCCCTCTGCCACTTTTCAACAAACTGAAGTTAGTGAAGTTAGATGGATGAGTTTAGAGAGCTGTCTTAAGCATATACGCCCATATAATTTAGAAAAAAAAGAGGTTATAGTGCAAATTAATAACGCTCTAGAAAAATATAGATTAATCTCATAATATATTAGTATGGCAACAACAGAAAATAAAGATGACGCAAGGATAAAGGAACGATATAACTTCCTTTATCCTTTATTAACACAACCAGACTTCAATATTAAAATAGCCGAAAAAAGAGAATTTCATGATACCAAATTTTCCGATGAAGTGATTGATAATGTAGAGACGCACGGAAATTTTCTTTGTAACGAAAAAGAATTTGAATTGATGCCTCATCAAAAATTCGTGCGTAATTTTCTCTCGAGTATGACGCCTTATAATGGTGTGCTTTTATTTCATGGGCTTGGAACTGGAAAAACTTGTACTGCTATTTCTGTTGCTGAACAGACGCGGCAGTATTATAAACATTTAAATAGTAATAAAAAAATTATCATTATAGCATCTCCTAATGTAAAAGAGAATTTCAAAACGCAATTATTTGATGCAAGAAAATTAAAACAAGAAAATGGAATTTGGAATCTCCGCGGATGCACAGGAAAGTCATATTTGAGAGAAATTAATCCAATGAGTATGAAAAATTTAAAAAAGGAAAATATTATCAAAGAAGTAAATAAAATAATTAGAGAATCATATCGCTTTATGGGGTATACAGAATTTTCAAATATTGTAGGAAAATTGTTGTCTACTACAAAGGGAGAGAAGGCGGAGACGCGCATTTTAAGAAAACATTTTTCTGATACCCTTATCATTATTGATGAAGTTCATAATATTCGACATACAGCACTAAACCCAAAAAAACTCGTAGCCATAAATTTATTGAAAGTGGTAAAAGCTTCACAAAATATGAAATTGCTATTTCTCTCAGCAACACCCATGTACAATAGTCATGACGAAATTATCTGGCTTTTAAATATCTTGAATATAAATGACGGACGCCCTCCCGTATTAAGAAAAGAAGTATTTGATAAAAAAGGAGAGTTTATTATATCTGATGATGGTGAAGAAAGTGGGCAGAAATATCTAGCTAGTAGATGTATTGGATATATCTCATATCTACGGGGTCAAAATCCGTATACTTTTCCATATCGTTTATGGCCTACTGAATTTGCGCCAAAATCCTCGCTTGTTAATATGTTAGCGAATTCCCATAAATCGTATCCTTCCAAACAAATAAACGACGAAGTTATTCTCGACCTACCAACACATCTCGATCTTTTTTTAGTTCATATTCAGAAATATCAGGGAGTTGGATACGCTGCCCTTGTAGAAACGATTAAAGGGAAGCTAGCAGAAATAAAAAAAACTGATGCCTCATTAGGATATGAAATGCTAGAAAATTTAATGCAAGGATTAAATATGATTTTTCCCTATACACTTCCTATTACAAATCCGAGTTTACTTTATGGTAAAAATGGATTAAAGAATACGATGATTTTTAACAAAAAGAACCATAACTATAAATATAAAAATAGTATACTTCAAGAACATGGACGTATATTTTCGTCATCAGAAATAGGAAAGTATAGTAGCAAAATAGCTACTATTATGCATAACGTTCAAAGGTCAGAAGGAATAATTCTCATCTATTCGCATCTTATATATGCGGGATGTATTCCGCTTGCGCTTGCTCTCGAAGAGATGGGATTTCAGCGCTACGGGCGTAAATCGCTTTTCAAAACTGCCCCACATCCACCTGTAGATTATAAAACTATGCGCCCAAAAAGTGGGGATGGACCATTTGAGTCAGCGAAATATGCTATGATTACTGGTGACCATAGTCTCTCGCCAAATAAAAATAAAAATGAAATGGCGGCAATTACCAATATAAAAAATATAAATGGTGAAAAAGTCAAAGTTGTGATCATTTCAAGAGCCGGCGCTGAAGGTCTTGATTTTCAAAATATTCGACAAGTTCATATTCTAGAACCTTGGTTTAATTTAAATCGAATAGAACAGGTTATTGGACGGGGTGTACGTAATTGTAGTCATAAAGCCCTCCCATTTATTAAAAGAAATGTTGAAATATATCTCTACGGCACCCTTCTCTCCGGAAAAGACCCGCAGGAGAGCGCCGATCTATATATTTATAGAAAAGCTTACGATAAAGCAATCCAAATAGGACAAGTAAGCCGTCTTCTAAAAGAAAATGCTATCGATTGCTATTTGAACAGCAGCTACAATAATCTATCTATCAATAAGATTGTAAAGCAGCAACTATCATCAGTTCCAACAGGAGCAGCTATTAATTTTAATATTAAAAGCAAACCATACTCAGCACTTTGCGACTATATGAAAAAATGTAAATATAATTGTGTACCAGTAGGAGACATTCGTGAAATAAATGATGACACATATAATGAAAGATTTATAATAATGAATATGGATAAAATCGTAGAGAGAATACGCTCCCTTATGAAAGACCAGTTTATATACAAGCGGCATGATCTCATTTCACACATAAGAGTTCGCAAGGATTATCCAATGATGCAAATCGACGAAGCCTTGAGCTATTTAATTGATGATAAAAATGAGTTTGTCACAGATATGTTCGGTCGCCTTGGTAATTTAGTCAATATTGGCGAGTACTATATGTTCCAGCCTCTAGAAATCGAAAACACTCAAATACCATATTTTGATCGCGCGCAGCCTCTCACATATAAACGCGTTCTAATAGATGCGCGTAGCAAAAAAAAACCCAAACCTAGCTCAAGACGCAGTATCATGAATCGACTTCAAGAATATCAAGCATGCATCCATAATGCGGACCCATGCAGTAATTTAGAATATTCCGAATCCTATACCTCTATTCAATTTCTTACAATGCCACCATTCAATTTAGATCGTGAACTTCTCGTACAATTTATGTATAGCCGTATATTCGATAGTTTTTCATATCTAAATAAATTAGAATTACTCAACTTCTTATGGAATTCTGACTCAATGCTAAGCGAATTTGATAAAAGACTGAAAGAAAATATAATGTCAACATTTGTTCTTGAAGCAATAACGGGGCAAACCGCAACACCCAAACAATTCATATTGCCTGTCGCCGAAAAACTCATAGACCGGAAGATAAAAAAAAGAATCTTAATCCTCAAAAAAAAATGGGTTCTTGCTACAAAGAATGATTTAGTTGAATTAGGACATATGTATGATCTAGCTATCGAAGATAAATTCCAAAAAGACAATATTAATAACATAATAGGATTTATGGGAAGTGTAAAAGGAAGTGGATTCAAATATAAAGTTATTGATATTAAAAATAAGTCCAAACGCAATCGTAGAGGATTTCAATGCATTACACAACAAAAACAAAAAACATTAAAATTATTGAATTTATTGCTGTCTGAGGGACCAATTAAGAATTGGCATCAATACAAGTTTGTAGAAAAAAATAAGACAAAACCAACTGAAATACTCATTCCTCGAGGGTTTTCAAGACATAAATTATGCATTATTCAGGAACTTCTCCTCCGTTATTACGAGCACACCGACCCAGATAATGCTTGGTTTCTCTCCTCCTTCGGCGCGAAGTTCAATAAAATTGAAGAATAATAATAGAGAAAATATGTATACTATATATAATGTCCAAGTTTACAAAAGGGAAAAAGAAGCAGACTGGGCTTTATTTCAAAAATATCATTACACGAAAGGTCAATATTCAATTCAAAGATGTAGGCGGAAATATTGAACATATTATAAATCAGAATTTAAGACGGACATTAGAAGGGAAGTGTATTTATGAAGGATATATTAAGAGGGATTCTATTAATATCTTAACATATTCCTCAGGGCTTATTGATGGAAATTCTGTAATTTTCGATGTGGTGTTTGAATGTCAAGCATGTCGCCCAGTAGAAGGCATGCAGATTCGATGTACTATAAAAAATGTTACAAAAGCAGGGATTCGCGCCGAAATTGCAGGAGATATATCGCCCGTTGTTATATTTATTGCACGCGATCATCAATATCAAAGTAAGTATTTTTCCGCAAGAAAGGAAGGTGAAGATATTTTGATAAAAGTAATTGGACAACGTTTTGAACTCAATGATAAATATATTTCAATTATTGCAACTCTTGTTGAACCAAAAAAAAAAAATAGATAGCAAATATTTACTTAAATATATAATTTATAATTTTTTATATGGACAATTTAATAATATTAAAAGAGAAACTTCAAGCTTTAAGCAAATTTCACCAATTAGAGGTATTACGTCTTTTACAAAAAAAAAAGGTTGAGTATACGGAAAATCGAAATGGTATATTTGTTAATATGAATAAATTAGATAATAATAGTATACATGCATTGGGTGACTATTTAAATTATGTATCAACACAACAAGATCAACTAGAAATAGGCGAAAAGAAAAAAGAAGAATATGCTAACTCTTTTTTTAAAAATAATAAAGAAATGGCGCTTACATAGATAGATGAAGATAATTAAACATTTACAAGAATTTGCATTAGATATAGGTATGTTGAGAAATCTACCTAATGCAAAGGTGGCAAAAACTATTAATCAAGTAAATATACCTGTATATAAAAAAGAAATAGGTATATTTACCCCTCGAACTTATGATACTCTTTTTTGGTGTTTCTATATTATTCTAGAAGGTAAAGATGAATATTTTATGATAGGTAATCATAAATTTCAAATAGAAAAAAATAAGAAAATATCATTTATCGAGAAACTAAGAAAAAACAAGGACCTTATGAAAGCAAACAAACTAAAAATCAATAATCTTGAAAATGATCTTCTGAATAATCGCTGCATAACTCATAAGACATTTCTTGCACTTTGTATCTTATATAATGTGAATATTATCATGATCTTCGACAATTACTACTATGAATATATACCGATTCCCTCCCAAACTCCACATATAATAAGAAATGTAAATAATAAATATGGATTGGATTACCAAAGCATAAATCTAGCCAATGAACTTACAAACTATTGGAAAGTTGAGAATATTCATAAACCTCTCAAGGGTGTATCAACGTTTAAAATATCTGAACTATACAAAATATACAAATGTCTCTATCCCGAGACGAATGCACTTGGTAAAAACTACACAAAGAAAAAATTATATAATTTAATCACGCTTAAAATTGAATAAAGATATTTTAATATTAATTTATTATATATTCATGTCTGAAAGACTTTCTACGCTCGTGGACACATATCTAACATCAGAAAACGTACATGATGAATTGGAGGTCAAATTTGGGACGAAACATCGCGGTGCTTTAACACGCATAGATTTCGATAATATTATTCGAAACCTGAAAAGCAAAGGTTTTACAAGTGCTCGGGCAACGGGTGCGTATCGTCTTACGATACAAAGTTCATTTACTGATGTAAAAAGTGGAGCTGTTAAAATGTCAAACATACGTATAGAGATTCCTTCTCTCAGTAATATTAAAAAGTTTTGTGAAACAAATCGCTTTGATGTAAAGGGAAATGCCGGTGATATATTGGTTGAAAATCTGCCAAAATATATTACGTTCACACAAAAGCGGCGAAAGTATATTGGTAACAAAGTAGTGAGACCGGTTGATTTTGATGACTTCAATTTTCGCCTTGACCTTAAGGAAGAAAATAATATTCCTATCTCTGATCGGCGTGTTAAATCAATGCTTAGAGAATGGGATAATTCCAAAAAAAATTATAGATTTATTAAAAGATTCACATTTACCCATAAAGATTATCCCTTAAAAGTAGATTGTAGTATTGTTAAGACCTCAAAAATAGTGGGTGGACATATGCTAGCGGCATATACAATTCAAGATTCTAATCTTTTTAGTAATCCGGAACACTACGAAATAGAGATAGAAATCAATTCTCTGTCTGATATTAAGCAATATGAGATTAAGAAGAAAGATATTGTTACCAAAATGCGAAAGGCGATACGGATCATATTGGGAGGTTGGCAACGTAGTAACTACCCAATAGCTTTCAGTGAACAAACGAAAATTCTTCAGAATTATATGAAATTAATACATGGTCGCGTCAGTCATGACTCTCGTATACGCCCCAAAGATTTTGTTGGGCCATCTTCTATTTCTCTCGAAATGGGGAACATCATTTCACCAGATCCTGAACTTAAAACGCCAAATATTCGCGATCCGTATACCTTAACGGATAAAGCCGATGGATTACGTAAACTCTTATTTATAAATTCTCTAGGACGTGTCTATTTGCTAACTACGGATATGAAAGTGCAATTTACTGGCAGCAAGACAGCTAATGGTTTATTGCATAATTCTATACTTGATGGTGAACATGTTTTACATAATAAGATGGGTAAGTTTATTAACAAATACTTGATATTTGATATTTATTTCAAAAATAGAGAAGATTTGCGTCCTCTGCCTTTTGCTGCATTGGAAAAGGATGAATATTCTAACACACGTCTTAGCGAACTTAGGGAGTTTGTTAAAGAATTGGATTTGGAACCGCTTTCCGGTGAAGGTGATGCTCCGCTCAAGGTTAACGCCAAGACATTCCATAAATCTAAGGGTAAAGGCATCTTTATAAATTGCAATAAACTGCTCAGTAGTATTGCTGATGGAGCATTTGAGTATGAAACCGATGGGCTTATATTTACGCCGGCAAATACAGGGGTCGCGTCAAATAAAATAGGCGAAACGCCACCGGGACGCAAGATTACGTGGCGGCGCTCACTTAAATGGAAACCTCCTCAATTCAATACAATTGACTTCCTTATCACTACAAAAAAAACTGCTACTGGACAAGAATTTGTTGGAAATATCTTTGAAACAGGCGAAGATATGTCAGCAGTTAGACAGATAGTTCAATACAAAACTATAATATTACGTGTAGGTTACGACGAACGTAAACATGGGTATCTTAATCCCTGTCAAGATATTATTGAGGGAAAATATCCGTCGAGTCGCCATGATTATAACAATGATCATTATAAGCCCGCTCCTTTCTATCCTACAAATCCCAGCGATCCAAATGCGGCTATTTGTAATATTAAAATAAAACAAGATATTTATGGTAATAATTATATGCTAACTGAAAATCAACATGAAACGTTTGAAGATAATATGATTGTTGAATTTAGATATGATCGTACCCGGGAGGATTTTTGGCGGTGGATTCCTATTCGTGTCAGGTATGATAAGACGGCGGAATATCGGCAGGGGATAAAGAACTATGGGAATGCTTTTCATGTGGCCCAGAGTGTATGGCAATCAATACATAATCCTATAACAAGTGAAATGTTGAAAACGGGAAAAGGAATTCCTGATGAACTGGCTGACGACAATGTCTATTATCGCCGCTCTGGCGCTACTAATACACGTGCATTGCGCGATTTTCATAATTTGTATGTAAAACGTCTTCTCATTTCGACTGTAGCTGAGCGAGGCGGAACATTAATTGATCTTGCTGTTGGAAAAGCAGGTGACCTCCCAAAATGGATCCATTCGCATTTAAGTTTCATATTAGGTATTGACATATCCAAGGATAATATCGAAAATAGAAAAGATGGGGCTTGTGCTAGATATCTTAATTATCGAAAACGCTTTCGTAGTATGCCCGATGCTCTCTTTATTGAAGGTAATAGCAGCTTAAATATTCGCAATGGCAGTGCTGCAGCAACAACAAGTGGAGGTCAAATATTACGTGCTATCTTAGGTCAAGGCGAAAAGGACGCTGCTAAATTAGGTCGCGCTGTCTATAAACAATACGGGAAAGGTAAGAATGGATTTGATGTTGTATCCTGTCAGTTTGCCACGCACTACTTCTTTGAAAATCAAACTATATTACAGAACTTCATTCGAAATATAAGTGAAAATTGTGTAATAAATGGCTACTTCATAGGGACCTGTTATGACGGCGATAAGATATTTGAAGCTCTCGAAAATAAAAAAGTTGGTGAAGGTATTGGAGCTGCCCAAGATGAGAAAAAACTTTGGGAAATTACAAAACAATATAGCAGCGATACATTTGAAAATAATGCAACAAGTGTTGGATATGCAATAAATGTATATCAAGAATCTATTAATAAAGTATTTCGCGAATTTTTGGTTAATTTTGCCTATCTTTCGCACTTACTTGAAATATATGGATTTTCCTTAGTTACTCCTGAAGAAGCGAGAAAATTAGGTATGCCCAATGCCACGGGTCTATTTAGCGAGCTTTTCACATATATGGAGCGTCAACTTGCGGAAAAGAAAATTCGTTCCCCTGACATTGGTCGGGCTGCCGAGATGACACCCAAAGAGAAACGTGTTTCTTTTTATAATAGATATTTTATGTTTAAAAAACATAAACATGTAGAAACCGACAAAATATTACAAGTTATGATTGGTAATGCAGCTGCTTCAACTGAACATAAACAATTGGCTTCCAAAAAGAAAAGAAAACAAGGCAAAAAGCCCAAAAAAATCTCTAAGAGAATAAATATAGAGAGTATTCAAGGAGATAAAGTATGAGTTATTATGTCTTACCGCGTATAAATTGCAACATAAGTGCGTCAAATATAAAGATAAAATTTGGACAAAATGATGAGGAAGTGTACATTAATAAAAGTCTATCACAATATTTAAACAGGGTAAAAGAAGAAATTGATGCGTATATTAATGAATGGGATGAGATAAAAAAAAGAACGAATCCCTTTGAATATATACATACTACTATTCCCCATACCAAAAATTCAATTAGTAAGATTAAGCCTATTTCTCGATCATTTTTCAAAATGGTTGAAATATGTAATATATTTCATCTGTTAGATGGATACAAGGATAATAACATCAAGACATTCCATCTCGCTGAAGGTCCTGGTGGATTTATAGAAGCGATGGTTTATATGCGTAATAATCCCAAAGATATCTATTATGGAATGACATTGCTCGATTCCAGCAACACAAAAGTGCCTGGTTGGCGAAAAGCCGAGAGCTTTCTATCAAAGAATAAAAATGTAATTATTGAAAGGGGTGCAGATAATACCGGAAATCTATATAAGCCAGATAATTTAAAATATTGTAGAAAGAAATATGGTAATTCGATGGAATTAATAACCGCCGACGGCGGCTTTGATTTTTCTATTGCCTTTGAAAAACAAGAAAGTCTTGCCTTACGACTAATTTTTTCCCAAATTGCATTTGCAATAACTATGCAAAAACATAAAGGCAGTTTTATTTTAAAAGTATTTGATATCTTTCTACGTTCCACAACAGAGCTTATTTACCTGTTATCTTGTTTTTATGAAAAAGTATATATTATAAAACCTCATACAAGTCGATATGCTAATTCAGAAAAATACATTGTTTGTAAGTATTTTAAGGAAATCAATACTTCCAAAATTTCAGAGAAGTTTCTCTCTGTTTTTTATGTACTCGACAAATTAGATTTTACAAAATATAGTATTTCCTCGCTATTAGATATTCCGATACAATACTACTACTTAATTCAGCTAACAGAGTTTAATGCCATTTTTGGGCAACAACAAATAGAAAACATTGTAAAAACAATGTTGGTTATTGAACAAAATAATATGCCGCGGCGTGACTACCATGGTCAAGGACGCCAAACTAATATTCATAAATGTATTCAATGGTGCATTAAAAATAATATTCCATATAATAAGAATTTATGTCCCAAAAATATATTTCTCAGCAGCGCGACCCAATAAGGCGTTTAATATATCTTTGGGTAACACATATCACAACGCCGGACGCAATACGCTTAACAACATGTGTTCCTTTCTTCTCTAAAAAGTTCTCCAGCTCCCCAATCATCCGCATATCTTGGTGAGAAAGGCGTGTATACCGGATCTTTCTACTAATATCTTTTTGTTTTTTTATTGGAAATTCAAAACAGAAAGATGTATTATTTCGCAAACTATACCCGTGCTTTGTTGTCATCTGACGGACAAGAATAGATGTATAATCCTTATGAAATCCCGCAAAACACGAATTCACAAGTAAAATCAATTGTTTGTTATATAGCATATCTCGGACCGAAGGGACTATAAATTCATGTTTCTCATACACCGCCGTTTTACGCAAGAGTCGCCGAGTGTTATAGTTATTACTCAAATAATACCAAATAACGATAGGAATGGCAAAACATATACCAAAGTTATCTCCAGCTTGGATATTTGTGCCATAATAGTTATAATCCTTCGTACCATTATAATTAATTACTATACCTGAGTCACTATGGATATCCAAAAATTCCTTCATATGTTTGAAGTATGCCTTCAAACACATTATATCAATTGGCTCCTTGAACTTCAGTTCCTTTTTCCGATGACGAGTAATACGAACCTCGAAGGATGTGGTATCGAGCATATCGATTCCGTGTGAATTAATATAGAAACAATCATAATTACCATCTTTTGTAGGCTCAAAAATGGCACAAGTGCAATGATGTGTATATTCGCGATCATCTTGGATCACTTTATCCCTTCCGTGCCCCTCCACATATTGCACCTCAAGAAGAAAGTAGTTGGAAAGATTGAATATCACGAAAATTGTTTGTCCTTTCTCCATTTCTTCCATTAGTTGTGTGTTAAAATATTCCTCCTTATATTTCATCTTATCTGTGTAAGAGCCGCAGATAAGATCAGCAAATTTAGTTGGTGCTTCCTCTAAGTTGGATACTATATCTACCAAATCCCATTTAACGTGCAGCATGACTATATCCTTTTTTTTTGCCATCATCTTAAATGCCTTATGCGCATATGTGTCATAATTCAATGAGAAGAGTCCATGCTTGGCAGCTTTCTTAAAAAGCGTATCTAATTTTGTTTGTGTCGAGATGCTATGCGTAATCGACTGCATTTTGTAATTATGTCTGTTGAATAATCTACTATCAAAAAATCTATTCAATTTTAGTGCGGCGGGCATGAACAGGGAATATTCTGTCCGTGACATGGATTTTTCAGAGTACCTGTGGAGCAAAAGCAACAATTCTTTGATTTTTCCTTAAATATTGACTTATTGGCTGTTTGTCCTCCAAAGTATTGCTGGGTATACGGCATCGTTCCCACGATTGTATTATATTTAAGGCGGTTCATCCGGCTCCGCGAGGATACAGCACCCTGCTTCTTAAACTGGGGATTATTCCTTTTGTATGTAGCCATAGCTCTAGTGGGACAAATATTCACGTTACAAGTCTTTGGAAAGGTATTGGCTCCACTATTATCAATAAAATTAAAAGCATTGTCTTTGTATGACTGGCAACTACTTTCTAGATAGCCACGCGTTGTGTAGCTATAACTAGCATCTATAACACCGCCTCGGTTCTGAATACGTTTTATGGGAGGCACGCAACAAGTATTCTTTATCACTTCTTGCCAGCGTGTATTATGGGGCGGACAACAACCGATGCCTTTACGCCACCCAATTAATGGATTAGGTCCTGCAATATCACATTGTCCAGGATTTCCACCCATGCGTCCTTGACGAAATGCAACATATGGTGTGGTTTGAATATTTCGCATACTAATTTGTGGTATGGTTAGTTTTGGCATTTATATATTATTATTATATATGAAATTACTTTCTTTTCTTTTTATAATTTTTGGATTATATGCAATTATTTTACCAAGTGATGGAAAAGGAAGCTATAAAAATGCTGATCTGATGCAAGCATGGGGGATTTACTCTGTTACCTTAGGTTTACTGATTGTATCTCATAAAAAATATTATAAAACAATATTATTTTATTGCTTTTTGGCTAGTATAATTTGGCATTTTTATCTTATTGAGAAAAATGGAATGACTGAACATCACAAACATTCCATTGCCGTTAATATTTTTGCTATCTTTCTTTTATGGATCTCCTTGAACAAAAATATGCAACCTTCTTATGACATTATTTAATTTCTTTATAAATTATATAATGAAGTTAGGTTCACGTGAATTTATGATTGTAGGCATCTTAGTCATATTATATATGCTCTTAAAAGGCAGCACAAAGAGCGATGTTGTTGTAGTGGATCAAGGTCCGCGTTTCATTCGGGGTCCGCCGAGACCAGTATTTATCCGCCCTTGGGGGCATGGTGGGCAGGGCGGGCATGGTGGGCATGGTGGGCATCACCATCAAAAACCACCTAAAATTCCCATCAAACCGCCAAAGATTCCTGTAATTCCTATCAAACCACCAAAGATTCCCATAATTCCTATTAAACCCCCCGAGCCTTTTATGAACAATCTTAGACCTCCACCGCCCGGTATCCCAGTTCAATCTCAACGCTGGTCTTAAACTCTTAACCTAATTAATACTGCTTTTTGTTGTAATTTTTAGGATTATCTTGTGGATCCTGTGGGTAATCTGGGGGACCACGTCCCGGATAGTCACACCGGCCACTTGTTATCTTTTCATTAGCAATCACGCCCGTCGTAGGCGATGTTCCTTGTGGCGTTCCATTCACAAAGAGATCCGCGAGACCGCCGTTAGTAAAAGGTTTATTGCAGTCGCCAAGTCTAATAGTAGCAGTTGTACCGCCACCGCCACCAGTTGTCGAAATAATAATCCCAGAACCGCCGCCAGTTTGTGTAACTGCATCTCCTGCAACCGGGGTTGGGAGTCCACCCGCCGGATCCCATGCAACCACTTGCGTACATGGGCAACAACATAGATTCGCCGTTTTGAAACCGCGTGCAGCTATATAACCATTTGCAGTAACAGCACCTTGATGCCTAAAGCCCCAATTACTGCGTTTATACGTTGCAACAGAGGGAGTTACCTTATTAAGATTTGAACTACAATCAGTGCCACAGCAAACTGCTTGACCTATATTATTCTGATTATTAACATTATTAAATGTAAAACTGGATTGACCTTTTTGATCGTAATATGCCAATTTACATCTTTTCCTTAAATATTGGCGATAATTATGATTGTAACTTTTATCGATTTTACCCGAGACCTTATAAGGCACACCACCATTCCGCGCCGTCTGCGCAGGACTCGACCTCGCAGTATTTTGAATCGAATGATTCCGCGGTAAACAACAATCTGGTCCATTCACATTCTTAAATACTTCTTGCCATCCAGCAGTATTTTGGCTATAGCATGGGGATTTCGATGCTGTTCCAATCACATACCCGGTAGTGATGGTAGTGTCGTTAATTGTGATGCCAGCGCCAGTGCCGCCGGCACCGGTGGGGTTATCTGAAGTATCGAATGGGTCGCTACAATCATCCAGATGGATATTAAAACTACGTTCGGGAGATGTCCCAGTTATACCTATAATAATGCCGGTTGCCCCACTAGCATTCCCAGTCACTGGGTTGCCAACTGCAACATAAGAAATAAAAGTGGTTGTCTCTTGGATTACTTGAGTACAAAAACAGGGTTCGCAACATACTTTCTCCTTGCGCCATCCAATCAATGGATTACGACTTTTAACGCAACACCCTGTATTCATGGAAAAATTGGGGTTTGTGCGCCGTGTGGTGTTAAATGTGGGATACGCAGTTGTTTGGACATTTCTTTTTGAAAAATTCATCCTGATATTACGCAATGGCATTTATTATACAAAGAGAAAAAATAACCACATAATATAATGAAAACATATATTTGTGTATTAATCCTTCTTTTTATATGTCTAGTACTTTACAATCTCCTAACCGCGAGAGAGGGATTTACCTGCTTTAGCGGGCAACAGGAAGCAAGTATACACACCAATACGACTAGATTAAGTCAAGTATCAAAGGATGTGCAAGATTTTTTGGATAGTGTAGCAAAAATAGAAAAACAGGTTAAAACAAATACAACGGGTATTTCTACAAATATTCAAAATGATTTCAAAATAGAGAGTGCGCTTTCCAACAAAAAACACAAAGAGGACAAGTCCGATGAAGAAGCCAAATCAATTAATCCTTCCGCGGGTATGGCGCAAGGTGTGGCAACACAAGGACCTTCCGCAAAAGCTTCTGCTGGAATTTAAAATAAGAGGAAAATATAATGAAGGGATATATTTATCTTTTGATTATAGGATTTGGCTGCTTAATTGTATATAACTTATTTTTAAAAGACTTATCAATACGTGAACCCTATGAAAATCAGGGGTCTACTGAAGATGAACCAACGGACACGGCTACAGGTTACAATGGTAATGTTGCTATGTATACTGATCCAGCGAGCGGCAAAAAAAGTTGGGCATCTCCTCTCGTTTATCGTATTAATGTTGTAGAGGATGCGGACAGCGCGCAAGATAGACGAAATTCTGCCGAGGATCGCGGAACAGTGGCTCAGAGATGTGCACAGGATAAGGAGTTTATTACAACGAATAAACAAGGCATGGATGCACTAGAACAACGAATTAAGTGGGGTAAACAAGAAATGACTCGCATACAACCTATTGTAGATAAAAATACTAAGGGTGTCGCCATGAACAAATCTATTCTTACTAATATTTCTAAGCAAACGCAACAAGCCGCAAATTCTGCCGGCAAAGGTGCTGATTCTCTCAAAAAGATGTCTGAACCAGCAACCCCTGAACCCACAAAAGGCGGACCCATGGCAAAAGCAATCTGGTTATTTAGCGGAGCTAAAAAAAGTGCATAATTTTAATTTAGGAATTAATATTATACAATGCTTATTCGTATTTTACAACATATATTAGGTGTAATTCCATTTATTGGTATAGCTATAGCATTATTTATAGCAATACCAACAAAATGGCTGAGCCCCAAAAAAGCTGTTATTATAGGTTTTTTAGGACTGCTGTTTTATAATCTATTCTCTCCAACACGATGTTTTCCCCATGCACTATGCTTTCTAAATCGACGCGAAGGATTAGAAAACGCTAGCCCTAAACCAGCCACATCTGATCCTAAATCGGCAGCACCTGCTTCTAAAACGGCAGCACCTGCTTCTAAATCGGACACAGCCGTAATTGCAGCTGCAGCTGCAAAGGGCGCTGCACAAGGAGCAGCGGGGGGGTCGGATAATAAGTGCTGTGGTGGAGCGGGTACAGCCGGAAGTATGAGCAGCCAAGTTGCCCTCACCAACTCAAAGATCAGTAAAATGCATAGTGATGTTGAAGCTGCCATAAATAGACTTATCGCCTTAACGCAAGGAAAACCCCCAACAAATACTGATCAACCAATAGAAAATATGATTCATTGGTCAGAAAATACCCCTATTTTTGAAAAAACAGAAATAGCTGCTCAGGGTGCTCTTGCTAAGGAAAAAAAGAAGGGTGACGGCGGTTCAAAATCGTCAGCCAAAGTTTCCTCAGAAGAGGCTAAAATGAATAAATATTCATAATAATTCAGTTGATACTGAATCAATAGAACTAAAAGATATACTTGATGATTCCGACTCAGCACGAGAGTCACGAGTCGCGGAGTCATCAGAACTTTCGCTTATAACGGGGATTTCGTCGGCATTATTAAGCATATTATTTATTTGCAATACAACATTTTGTCTATAATGCGGCGGAGTGATTTCTAACGTAGACTCCTCGCAATAATTTAGCACGCACTCTTTATTTTTCCTATTCAAGGTATTTATTATATAATTATGCGTGTAGCAATATACCACCACTATCTCATAGCTGAAAAGACTAAAACAACCCGATAATAAGAGCCAGGGTGAATAATGGTAATCAAAAGTAAAAGCATAAAGATACAGGAAATGCATATTAAACAATAAAGTGCCAAGATAAGGTACAATAGCCTTTTTCCAATATCGTTGTTTATTTACTATACGTTTATGCACCCTCCACCCAATTGCCAATTGTAATAAAGTTACTGATACAAAGGTTAAAAAGGAATAATAATAACAAAATGCGATAATACCCTCTTCCCTTTCTACTACCTTTTTAAGATAATTTATAAATTTTGTGGAGTCTGAACCTATGTAGGTAGAACGAACAAAGGTATAGTTCGGATCAAAACCCATTATTATTACTGGAATAGTTAAACAACCAAGTGCAAACATCATACGCGCGCCTACTTGGCAGCGACCAGTTGGAGCATTGATAGAAAACTTATAGCGTTCTATTCGATACTCATATCCTATATTGTAATATGTTTTGCATTCTTGACATCGTATGAAAGGCAGACGCGCCCGATTGGTTTGCCGCCATTTATCTAGACATTGCACATGCACGTTTGCGCTGGTTCCTTTACATTTACATGGTTGTATAAATTGTTTTGGTGTCTCTGTCTCATCTTCATAACAGATACGACATTCTTTTATCGACATATAATATATATATATATTATGTCTAACTTTTTTCAGGAAGCAACGAAAAACGCCAAAGCGTTAGAGGAAAAATTATTAGGACCTGATTATCCATATTATAAATATGTTGCTACCCCAGCAGAGGCAGGAATTACGACAAAAGGAACATTAAGTGCGACCTCTGACGATATTGCAGGGCTTATTAACTATGTTGAATTATTAATTACAGGAAAAGGGAAAGCAAATAAAGGAGGAGGTCAACCTTTAGGTGATAAATTTTTTCTCAAAACAGGCGGTCAATGCAAAGATATACAATCAGGAAAACTAGTAGATCGTTATCTATATATAAATAATCAACCCGATGGTTCGATTCCCTTTATCTCATCCGGCGCCGGAGTGCAATTTACCGATTTTGAAGGCTTAGTGCCGGGTATTATTGAAGATTTAGATGCTATGAATCCTATTTCAATCTTTAGAGGATTTATGGAAGGAAATAATCCGCCTTGTACTGAGATAACGATGCCAACAAAAACATCCAAGAATGTTATCGGCTCGTCAGCTTTTCATGTGAGCAATGGCGATATCCAAGATATGGCTCCATGCGATTTTCCTAGCAAAACTAATCCAATATCAAAAGTTAGTTGTGAAAGCTTTGTCGGAAGCGCCATCGAAAAGCAGGACTTTAAAAGTATTTATATCTTTATATTTGGGATAATTCTGTTATTTATTGTTCAAAAGCTATTGAAACGGAATTAAAGTGCATAATAAATGTCGCTGACAGATAAAATAAGACACCAATCAAGATATGAATAAGAAAGCTTGGGCATTTTTTGAGTCCAATAAAGTATCCCATATTGCAGCGCTCATGGCAATGTGGGTAGAGTCCCCAAAATAATGCATTTACGATTAAAAATGATGCAAGAATGATTTTCCACATATTATTGTAGTCATACATTAAAAAATCATTATACAGACTAGTATAATGATTTTGCTATAAGTATCGTCGCTGCGTATTTCTCCGCGCTTTGCATTTTTTTCGCCGTGTCTGTCTCTTACGTCGGCGTCTGCCGCCTTTTGCTGGATTAGCGCCTGATTTAAGTAGTGCCGCATCTGCTTCTGATAAACATTTTCCTTGAATACCCCATTTTCTATTTTTTGCACATTTTGGTTTTTCACTAGGACATTGTTTATTAAACATACATGGGGCGCCCGGTGAAACTTTCATCAGATTTTTCATTGAAGACCATTTTTTTCCACCCGTAGAACTATGTGTAGGTCCTGCTTGCGCCGACGAAACAACGGGATCTGGTGGTACATCTTGTAGTTTAGATGGCGCAGAGTCGTTCCATGGGAGCGGCGATGGGCATTGTCCATCTTTTGGCCATAACCAAGGATGTCGTGAAAAATGAAATATTTTTGGAATATGGAGATGTGGAAAATGAAGGTGTGGCAAATGAAGAGGGCGAATATGAGGCAAATGAAAAGGTAGCTTAGGAATGCCAATACTAGGTAAGCTGTTTTTCTTAGGCCATGATATACCTGGGAGATCTCCTCTCTCTGCCAATCCTTGTATCTTAGGTTTGAGTGAGAAGCCTGCAGCTACCAAAGCAGCGCAAATATCAGCTAAAGGATCTTCGGGTCCTAATCCAATTATCTCACATCCTGCTTCCATCATTGACTCCTCTCCTCCAGATACTATCTTATCTTTGGCTTGTACTACTACCCCTTTTACTTTTTCTTTGGCGTATGTTACTGCGCCATGCGCGCGACCACCTACTTCTTCTACTTTTTCTATAGATTCTGATACAACACCCTTCACGGCGCCTCCTGTATCTTTTATTGTTTCGACAGATTTTGCCACCACACTCTCCCCGGCGCCACCTGCATCTTTTATTGTTTCGACAGATTTTGCCACCACACTCTCCCCGGCGCCGCCTCGCCTGATTCTTTTTCTGCGCGTTTTTCTCGCCCGCCTCTTTCTTCGCGTTCGGGACATATATAAATAAGTAATAAATTTATATATCTCTAAATTATCTAATGGCGGCGGCGGTTGTTGCGCCGGTTGTTGCGCCGGTTGTTGCTGCGGTTGTTGCGCCGGTTGTTGTGGCGGCGGCTGCGGCGTCCTCCGCGGTTATGGCGGCAACGGCGGCTGTGGCGATGACGGCGGCTCTGGCGCTTGCGGCTGTGGCGCTTGCGGCTGCGGCGGCGGCGCGTGCGGTGTCCACCGGCCATGCCAAACAAGCCCTTGATATGGTGGAGTGCGGATTTGCCCGCCTGCGCCGTTTTCTTGACGGCTTTGCCGGCAGTGCCGGTGACGGCGTGCCCGACGCGCCCGACCCCGTGTCCAACAGCGCCAGCAGCGCCAGCTGCTGCGTGTGTGACGCCAGTTACAGGATTTCCTCCTTTGCGGTGACGGCGGCTTCTTCTTTTCCGTGTTCTTGACATTATATATATTCGCAATATTCTTTTTTATTTTAGAGTTTTTTGTATAATTCAAGGGCCATCAGTCCACCCGCGACTTGTGCGCCAATGTATGGCAGCAAATCATGCATTGGCAGTTTACCCGCCGATGCCATCATAATAGAGACGGCTGGGTTGTAATTTCCTCCCGAGATTTTTCCACCAACCATAATCGCAACGCAGAGAGCTAAACCTATGGCTAAAGGATTCCCTGATGCTAAAATAACATATAGAAAGAACATAGTTCCTAAAAATTCGACAATATATTTATTCATTTATACTATAAAACTAGAAAAATAAATATATTATTTACATTGGTTAATCAACAGCCACAAGAAGTATTTTTCGGCAATGCAATATTGCGATTGGCAGTAGCAGTACGCCAATTCATAAATCTAATAAATGTAGAATTACTCGTTTTGGCATATGATTGCTGTTTAGGAGGCAAGCCTGTACGCATATTTACACGGCGTATAATCTTTCTTACCATAGCTGCACTAGCGGAACGATCTTCAGTTGGCATTATATATTAATATAATATTTTTATTCTTCTTTATAATTCGTTGCTACACTTGTCGAAGAATCAGTTGTCACATTAGTTATATTAAGATTACTTTGTGTAATATTAGAGCTTGATAGCACAAAAACACCATTTGCATCTCCATTTTTAGAATTAACATTTTTCACAGCAACACTATTCATGGTAATATAATTACTCCCCGTAATCAAAATACCTGTTGACATAGCACCCTGTTTATTTTGGCTTGCATCGGCAATTAGAGGAGAGTTTCCCACTTTATCACCTTTACTTGTCACACTATTTACAATGATGTTCTTCATTAATATATATTGTGCAGCTGAAACGAACAAACCAATATTACCCTTCATCGCATGTCCCATAGAATCACCGCCGCCCACGTAATAATAATCATTATTGTTAAACGTATCTGTTAATAAACTATCTGACTCTACCCAATTTACTATGGGTGCTTCAATATTTGTAGTCCCATTTTTAGGATCATTATGTTTTGCTAAAATTATCTGAGCATTCGCCAGAGTATTCCCTTTATATGTGTCATCACTCGCCGTTGCTAATGTTATTGTAAAAATATCGCCTACCGGACCCACCTGACGTTTCCCACCATACGCACCGCTATCTTCCGGTGTACTATTGACTGCTAATATTTCAACTGGAAGTGATGTTGTATTATTAATTATTATCCTTTGCAGATATATAAATTTATTTCCTAATGCTTCAGCAGGACGGGTTCTAAAAAAATCATTAACAACAACACCCCTCACATTTAATACAATTCCATACACATTTCCATCGTACAGCTTTGATGAGTTACCAAATATATTAGCTGGAATAATATTATCATTTAAAATAGAATCACGCGTGGCATCCAATTCAGCATTCAACTCACTAATAATCGAATCCAAAGACTTACTCGCACCCTCAATGGAAACTGCTGCAGTCGGGAGACGACTTTTAAGGTTATTCAAAAACTTTCTGATAAATCTTCCTTGTGAGTATGTTGATAGGATAGGAATGTTTGTAAAGGTGCCTGTTATTGTAATATCATCAAAGATGGTTTGTTCGGTACCATTTAATGCAATAGCTGCGACTTCCATATGTTGAATTACTAATTTCTTCAAAATAACCTTTGACATTCCATTACCATGTATGCCGTGATGAGAAGAGAGTCCCAAGCTGCCATTCATAATAAGAACCTTGGAGGGGATCACAATACTATCACCAAAATTAGCTGGGCCTTGCGTAGGAATAAATGGTGCACTGGCTAATTCAATGTTAGCATAAAAACGTTGTTGTAAGTTATGTAGTGGTGTTTGTTGTATAGATTTTCCATTTAAATCTATGATAACATTATTTGTTTCAATTGTCATAGCTGCAAAGAATCCTAAATGATATGGACCCGTCATACCCATAGGATATTCACCCGATTGGATTTGTGCAGCGGTTGGAAAAAAGTCGTTATTTTTATTTGGTTCAAAGAATATATTTTCTTGAAGTACATATACGCCCGGCACTTTAATACGCAATGTTCCATTCACAAAATCACGTTGCCGCACACTGATAATCGTATAGGGTGTATTGTTCTTATTATACTCCTCCCTCTTCTGTACAATTGGATAGTTCTCAAAATACTCAACTAGATTTACCTGTTCCGATGTTAAATTACTTTTGGGAATATCATTAAAGGTTGGACGTCGGTATTCTTGCGTTTTTCTTTTCCAAGCTTGGAAGCGTTCTATTTCTCTTTGCTGATTTCTTTTCTTATTGTCTGAAAGGGGTGTTCGCGAAGTAACGCATCGTTGACGGAAACATCTTGTTGAAAACATATTATATAAATATAATATCTTTTATTTATCCGAAGGTATTTTCACCACTATATTTTATATATAGATAACCATCCTTATCCCTATGTTCATCGTATACAATTGACATCAGGTGAGCAGTCGGTGGAATCACACATTGACTCCCAATGAATAAAAAAATTGCTTGTGCAGGATTGAGTTTTATTCGTTGTCGAATAACAAATACAAATTGTCCTATTGTAAGATCACTAGGCACTAAATATTTTTTTTTATCAATCTTTGCAACATCACTATTTGTCGAACGTTCACAAATAACAGGTATACGATCAGGGTATTTTTTCATAATTCTTTTTGCTTCTTTGGCTCTTACTGAAAAAGAATATTTTTTTTTATAAAATGAGTTACCTTCTCTTTTTTTAATTAACATATACATATTAAAATCTAAAATAATTTATGCCAAATCAGTAATTACGCGTGGAACAATATTCATAGTGATCAGTTCCTGAAACAATAGCTTACAGGAGTATGGTATCTTGATTCTTGCAAATGCAACACGATTTCCGCATGTTTTACAATGATGCATGTGTTGTTTATTATTGAAGATAACAAACATACCACATTGGCGGCATGCAAATACCTCATATTTATCAGAGGCCTCATACATCCTTTCTTTGGTAAAACGGGTTGCTCCGTGTGCCACAGTGCAGTCACGCTCCATCTCTCCAAAGCGCAACCCCCCATCTCGCGCGCGCCCTTCTGCCGGCTGGCGCGTAAGTACCACCATCGGTCCTATAGAGCGGCTATGCTGCTTATCGTTAACCATGTGCTTGAGACGTTGATAAAATGCAGGACCCATAAATATACTACTCTCAATTTGCTCTCCTGTCATACCATTCATCATCACTTCATTTCCATGCTTCTCGAAGCCTATTTCGAGGAGGAGATTACTAATAAATGATACAGGGAGGTCATTAAAACTAGTACCATCACCAAAAAGTCCCAAGTGTGCCAGCGCCTTTCCTAGCAGTGTTTCTTTCAGCTGTCCAATCGTCATCCGGGATGGAATAGCGTGGGGATTAATAATAATATCGGGTCGCATTCCTTCAGCAGTAAAGGGCATATCTTCAGGGGGCAATATTATCCCAATAGTACCCTTCTGTCCATGCCGCGATGAAAACTTATCCCCAATTACAGGAGGACGATATGTTCGTGTTCTCACTTTGCAAAAAGTGTATCCATCGCCATTCCGATCAACACAATTCTTATCTACATATGATTCTTCCCGTGTCCGAAATATTTTGCTTTGATCTCGATATTTTATAATTTTTGTTTGATCATTTCGATTGATTTTAATGGGTATAACCTTACCAATAATCACATCCTTATTTTCTAAAAATGTATTTTCTGGCACCACACCAGAACTATTTAACTTATCGTAATTCGCAAAATTCATTCCTTTAGTTTTGATCGGATCGGGGCGACAACGTATTTCCTCATCGCCGTGTGTTTTCTTATCTTCATCTTTTTCGGTACGATAAATCGTCGCGGAGAATCCACCACGATCAATAAATTCTTTATTAAATATAATCGAATCTTCCTGATTATAGCCTGTAAAGGAAGCAATAGCAACTATAACCATCTTTCCAGAAGGAATTTTGGAAAAATTCACCAGATTCATAATACGCGTATCAACCAGTGGGCGACCGCCATATGTAAGAACATAGCTCGTTTTATCCATACGATCCTTAAAATTAGTCGCATAGGTACCCATTGCCTGTTTACCCATCGCACACTGATACGTATTTCTTGGGGACTGATTATGTTCAGGAAAAGGAATACATGATGCCAAAATTCCAAAGATAGTACTTGGATGAATTTCGCAATGTGTATACTTTGACGTGGGTGTTATATCTTTTGGGTACAAAGCAATCAAAACTTTATCTTGCTCCTCTGCATCAATATATTCAATCATTGAGTCATCCAACGTCTTAACACAAGTAAGGTCGCGCCAACCTAACTCCTTTCGACGCAAACGCTCCACAATTTCTGGAGTAATGAGTAATTTACCATTGCGTACGCGAAGTAGGGGGCGAGTAGCGCGACCTGCATCATTACAACATCGAATTTCCTTATGATAGTAATCAAAGATAACACTAGTATAAATATTTATTATTGCTCGATACTTTTTATCCTTTATATATAAATATAACTCATGAGGGTCTCCCTTCGGTATCCCGATCCAATTCCCGTTAATAAATACTTTAACCGCGCCATATAATTGCTTTGAATTACACTCCTCAAGAGGTATCAATTGTCCTTTCATGATATCGTATAGAGATTCGCGGGCGGATTTAATCGTAATATGTGCCATATAACTCAAATTTTTAACAACTCCTACAGGCGCACCCTCGGGACTCTCGGCCGGACAAATAAACCCCCATTGCGAATTGTGTAATTTGCGAGGTGGGATTAATTTTCCACTCTTATCAATGGGAGTATTTACCCGCCGAAGATGACTGAGACTGGAAACATATGTCAGGCGATTCAGTACTTGTGCAACACCAACCTTTGTGGAATGAGGATTTTTAATGCCGAAATCACCCGTTGCCAGGGCGCGCTTTAATCCATTCTCAATAGTTGTTGACTTAATGATTTTATAGATATTTGTTGTATTTATAATATCTGCATAATTTTGATTCGATCGCCACGAACCATTATTTATTTCACGCACAATTTGCTTCTGCATATCCTTCACCACTTTGTTGAAATAATTTCTTACCAAATTATTCAATAATATACCCGTCAAATCAAGTCGCTTATTCTTATAATTATCTCTATCATCCGGTTTTTGCCATCCCATACTACATTGTAATAACTTATTTACCATATAACCAAGGAAATAGATTTTTTGCGCCTTTGTCGAACAATGCGGAAAAAGATCATTGTTCAAAACATCGATGGTAAACTGACGTTTCCTCGCATCCCCAGTCTCTTTGTCCATATTAATCGGTGTAAACATTGCTGAAGCGATAATATGCTGTAATGCTACTTCTTGTGTAAGATATGTCGAAGCGTTAATAATGGAAGCTTTCAACTTTAATAACATACGAGTCATCTTTTCGTGTTCAATATCTAGAATTATATATTTGCAAATATCTTTGTCAGCAATACAACCTAATGCACGAAAAAGTATAAAGAGAGGGATGGGGTTCTTAATGCGTGGAATTTGGACGTAAATATTATGCCCAAAACCATTATTGCGTGTTGCAATCATTACATTGATCTGTTTTGGCGATATACATTTATAATCAGGCACGGACTTTATTTCAGCTTGAAATGACCATTTATTATTCCCTTTGGTAACATTAAAACAATATACACGATTTTCAGCAGCACGCTCCTGAATTAATACTGTCTTCTCGCTACCATTGATAATGAAATACCCTCCCGCATCAAACTTACACTCACCTGTCGTATGCGGGTGCAAATGTTTATATTGTTTCAATATACACATATCTGATTTCAACATGACTGGGATTTTTCCTATATGGATCTTGGGAAGAATTTTATAGTAAGTCTCGACTTGCGACAAATTCACGCCAAATCTACGGGTTATTTTCATATTTAAATCTATCATCATTGCCGAGGAATATGTGAAATTTCGCAAACGTGCTTCTTGGGGATACATCAATGCGCGAGCACCATTATTTTCATAAATTTGCGGCCTAAACATATTGAAATTAGTGAAAGTAATCATTATCTCTATAGCATACTTTTTGCATACTGGATCATAATCATGTGGAGAATGCACTGTTACCGGATTAAACATATTAATCGTATTTTGTATACTCTCCTTTATAAAATAATTATATGATTCAATATGATGCCGTACAAGCCTACCTAGATGCTGACCACGAAAATAACTTTCTATTATCGTCCACGGATCTTCTGAGCTCATTTTATTCATTTCAATAAATCTCTATTAAATTCATATTTCAATTTATCTTTAAATTAAAATGCTAAATTTAAAACCTCATATTAGTATATGATACCACTGAATACCGATCTGTCAGGAAACATAATGGATACTTCACAGAATTTATTGTTCACAACAAGAGAATTAAACATTTTTAATGATAGTCATAATGAAGGAAAAACTATAGATCACAATTTTTTTACCTTACAAGGATGTAATGAAAAAAGGAATAATAAAATATTATCGTTAGAACTAATAAAAAAAGATAAAAAAAAAAGTATTAGGGGTAGTGATAATATTTCTATATTTAATATGCCTTTGGATATACTTTTAGAGCGCGTTCGTAAGAATCGTGATGCCAATTATAAAGATGTTCCTTATAAAAGAATAATAAATTGTCTTGATGGGGGCAATATACCTCCATTAACGACTATAGATAAAGGGCGACTAGATGCATTATTAGAAAGTGTGTCAAGACAATATAATAATTATACTTTTGGTAAGCCGTTATCTTCCTATAAACCTCCTCGCTTTAAGGTGGGACATCGGAGGCAGAGTATTCTGGCTTTGCCTGCTCCCCTCTTTCCTCCTCCGCCGCCTCCTCTACCGGTACCCATAGTTGAAAATATACATATTGATGTTTCTATTGAAACGCTTAAAGATTTAATTAAACTTTGTGAAGACTATCCTGTGCGTCCAAATGTCAAATACAATATTAATATGAAAGCCATTCATAAAATAAAGGGTCCACTTATTGACTTGGATTCTATGATTGGCATGACTAATCTTAAAAATTCTATTCTTGATCAGATTTTATATTTCATTCAAGACCTTCACAAGTGTGCAAATAAGGATGGAAAGGACTTTATGCACACTGTTATCTATGGTCCACCAGGAACTGGAAAGACCGAAGTTGCTAAGATAATGGGAAAAATTTTTAGCAAGATGGGTGTTCTTTCTAAGAATGTTTTCAAAAAGGCCACACGCGCGGATTTAATTGCGGGCTATCTTGGTCAAACAGCACTTAAAACAAAAGAACTAATCAAAGAATGTTTAGGCGGTGTTTTGTTCATTGACGAGGCTTATGCTTTAGGAAATTCTGAAAAACGTGATAGTTTTGCCAAAGAGTGTATTGACACACTCTGTGAAGCTCTTAGCGATAATAAAGAAAATTTAATGGTAATAATTGCTGGTTACGAAAAGGAATTGAAAAAATGTTTTTTTGACTATAATCAGGGACTTGATTCCCGCTTCACGTGGCGTTTTAGGACTACTGACTATACGCCTGGCGAGTTAAAAGCGATATTTGAAAAAAAGGTTGAGGATGCAAAGTGGATTATAAAAGAACCTATCCCGGAGTCTTGGTTTAAAAAAAATAAGGATTATTTTAAGTTTTTTGGCAGAGATATGGAGACCTTGTTTGCAAAAACCAAAATTGCACATGGACGTCGTATTTTCGGTAAGAAGGCGGAGGAGCGCAAAAAACTTATATTACAAGATTTAAATAAGGGATTTACTATGTATTGTGCTAACGATGAGGTAAATGATCGCTGCTCGAATAATGATTCATATGCAAGTTTATATTTGTAATAATTGGGTTTGTTTTATCTTAAATTATAGTAATGTCAGAAATAAGGAAGACTATACAAATCAATCCGAAATATTTAATCCATGATAAAAAGAGTTCCGGCAGAAAAAAAAAAGCACGCGGCAACTTAAAAAAAAATCTAGCTATCCAACCAAATGGCGTTAGAGATAAATTACTACAGAAAATCAAAGACCATCGTCAACGACAAAATGAATTAAAAAATACCGCCGCCAGCAAGCCAGATACCTCGAATCCCTTCAAGACATCTTTAGAATACTTAAATTCAGTTATTCAAAAAAGTGAGACCAAAAAACAGCGCAGGCGGCGGCGGCGAAAACAGCTAGATGTCCATACACCGCAAGGAGTTCATAATGTCACAGCTAAAATAAGGAATAACGATGACCCGCCATGGGGTATTTTAAAAAATGGAAAAAAACCCTTATACTCAGAATATAAAAGAACATTACGTAAATTAGATGGTGCCAGCGAAATACCGATCCAGCAAAAATCTATCCACTACGAGAAACCAATAGTACCCAAATCCACACAAATTTTAGAGAGAAAGTCAAAATTAACCGAAATGAAACAAAAATTTAATACTCCAAAAAAGGAAAAAAAAAGCCAAACATTAAAAAAAAAGCGGCGGTATACTCTCGGCAAACATGGAGATTCAATTGGAATATTAATTAAAAGTAAAGCAACTCGAAGGAAGATTAAGAGAGAACATAAGAATCTCAAAAAAAAGAAAATCAAAGATATAAAACTATATCTTAAAAAACACGGACTCCTTAAAGTCGGAAGCAACGCACCAGAAGAACTCTGCCGCAGTATCTACGAAACTGCCGTATTATCAGGAGAAATATATAATAATAATGCAAATTTACTACTACATAACTATATTAATGATAAATAACTTTTACTACATTCATGATAAGAATATAGTAAAATATATATAAACATATAGTTATATATAATATAACTAATCATGTCTATGATTCAAGAATATTTTGAGAAGGTGGAGCAACATACAAAAGAGTTTGGAGAGAAAACGATTGTCTTGTGGGAATGTGGATCCTTCTTTGAAGTATATGGGCTCAAAGATCCTAAAACAGGGATAATTACACCTCCAACAATCCTTACATTTGCAAAAATATGCGATTTTAGAATCGCTAATAAAAAAAACTGCATCGGAAAAAAAAATGTCGTCATGGCAGGATTCAATAATAATATTCTGGATAAGTATCTTAAAAAATTGGATGACGCTGGCTTCAATGTGCCGATTTATACTCAAGAGAAAAAGGGTGGGCTCATCACACGTTCTCTCCGATTTATCTCTTCGCCTGGAACATATCTAACAAAAGATAATCAGCAACTAACCAACAATGTTATGTGTTGTTGGATCGAGAGATATGCAACACCAACACTCCGCACCCCCTATATTAGTTGTGGTATTTCGAATATAGATATATTTACGGGAAAGTCGCATTTATTTGAATTTCAGCGAGAGAACCTGCATCAGTCTACAACGTATGATGAGCTTGAACGATTTTATTCTATTTACAATCCCAATGAAGTCATAATAATTACCCGTAATTTTATAGAAACTGAAATACAGGAAATAATACAATTTGCAGGAATACAATGTACAAATATTCATAAAGTATCTCTCGAGGATGAAAATAATCCCTTCTCTAGTTCCGCTAAGAATTGTGAGAAGCAAATTTATCAGGAAGCGCAGCTGAAATATTTTTATGATATCAAGGATTATGCGCCTTTTGTAGAATCATTGCGATTAGAAGAATATCCGGTGGCAACTTATTCTTTCTGTTTTCTGCTTGAATTTATTAAAAAGCATAATCCGGCACTCGTAAAGAAAATACATGAACCTATGATCGATAATAGTAATGACCGACTTTTACTCGCCAATCATTCTCTCCAACAATTAAATATTCTTGATAACCATCAACACAAAGGCAAGTGTTCATCAGTATTAAGTTTCATGAACTGCTGTAAAACTGCAATGGGAAAGCGCGCTCTGAATGGTGCGATCCTTCATCCTATTACAAATTGCGAAAAACTTGCGAGAGAATATAGCATCGTTGAGCATGTTATTGATAATTTTGACACTTTGGAAAGTATTCGCGAGAGTTTCTCTCATATTCGCGATATTGAAAAGCTCTATCGTAAGATATTTATGAAGCACGTTACACCATGCGAGTTCACTTTTATTTACCACAACGTAAAAACTACACTAGATGTATATAAAATCATTGGTAAGGATCCTATTTTAATGAAATATATGAAAGAACATATTGATGGGGATGTGGAGAGAAGTTGCAACGCCGTGCTCGAGGTTCTAGAAAAGACATTTGATATTGACAAGGCATCACAAATAACTGCTTTACATCTTGAAAATAATTGTTTTAAGGCGGGTTTCTCTCCAGAATTAGATAAGATAGAAGAAGAATATGAGAGAAGTGTGGAGGGGCTGAAGAATATACAATTATGGTTATGTCAAAAATTAGAGAAGATAGAAAAGAAGAAGCCGAAGAACCCTTTTGTTAAGATTAATATTACAGAAAAGAGCATGCATAGCTTAGTTTGTACCAACCGCCGCGCCAAACTTCTAGAGACCGCCCTTAGAAATTCTAAGAAGGGACCATTTTATTTCTATCCTGCAGGTAAAAGTAATAAAAAAATCGATAGCAAGGAAATTAGCAATTTATGTAGTACAATTCACAAAACATTCTCTCAATTACGAGGACAACTAGAAGTTGTATATGATGCTTTTTTGGAAAAGATTAAAAATGAAGGGGACCATATACAAGTGATTGTAAAGTATATTACGCGACTGGATATGCTTCTCTCGAAAGCATATATCGCAAAAAGATATAATTATTGTAAACCTGAGATTGACATGGCGAGAGAAACAGCATTCTTTGACGCAAAGGACCTCAGGCATCCTCTTATCGAGCACCTACAAACGAGTGAAATTTATGTGCCAAACGATATTTCTCTCGGGAGAGATGATTGTGGTACGTTATTATTCGGGACTAATGCGGTGGGAAAGTCTAGCTTGATCCGTTCTATTGGTATTGCGATTGTATTGGCTCAGAGTGGAATGTTTGTTCCCTGTTCATCTTTTGTGTATCGACCTTACATACAATTATTTACACGTATTCTTGGAAATGATAACATATTTAAAGGGTTAAGTACATTTGCTGTTGAGATGTCCGAATTACGAACAATTCTAAATATGTCTACTGAGAATAGTTTAATTCTAGGAGATGAACTTTGTTCTGGTACTGAAACGACATCTGCGCTTAAGATATTTGCTGCTGGAATAATTCAATTGCATGAGAGAAAAGCCAACTTTATTTTTGCTACGCATTTTCATGAAGTAACACATATGAAAGAGATCATAAATTTAGAACATTTAAATATGTCACATATGTCTGTGATTTATAATCGAGAGAAGGATCAGTTGATTTATGAGAGAAAGTTGAAGGTGGGTCCTGGTCGGCATGAATATGGATTGGAGGTGTGCAAGGCGCTAAGTTTACCGCAAGATTTTATGGATTTGGCGCATTCTTTAAATCCGCGACCGAATCTTCTCTCTCAACATAGTTCGCATTATAATGCAGCAAAACTGAAAGGAGGATGTGAAGTTTGTGGAGATGTAATTGGTAATGATATTCATCATTTGCAACATCAACAGCATGCTTCTGAGGACGGATTTATAAAACATTTTCATAAGAACCATAAGGCTAATTTGGTAAATATTTGTAAAAGCTGTCATATTAAAATTCACGAATCAGGTACACAACATAGATTATTTAAGACATCGACAGGTATGGAAATACTAGAAACAACATAATCTAACAATAGTGTAATGGCACAGGATTTTATAGGTCTTTCTCTCCAATTTATTGCACAAAACTGGATAAATATAGCTTGGGGGTTATTAATAATATTTTTTGTTATTAGCTATATTATTATCAATAATATAAATTTTAATAAACCGACACCTGAAAAGCCGGGGCGGCGTATTATTTTAGAAACACTCAAGAATGCCGGAGACGGACGCAAGCGCTCATCGCACCCCCATCTCCCCGTTCGCCAGCCCGAATCGGTTCACCATCACCACCACTCCTCACCCTCCCAGCTCAAGAATCATATACAAGACCCGGATTTTAATAAAATGATTAAAACAGGATTTTGTAATTCACACAAGAAGTCACACACTTTAGAAAAAAGTTGTAATCAATTATCAAGAAAAAGTTGCAGTGTAGTTAATTGTTGCGTATACGCACATAATGCCGAGACCAATAAAGCAACATGTGTAGCTGGAGATGAGCAGCGAGGACCTATATATAAAACCGATGATAAGGGGTCGCGTTTCTCATACGACTACTGGTATTATTTAGGTAAAAAATATAATGTTAAAAATTGATTTATAAAAATTTTATATTAAGTATAACATATGATTATCCCCATCAAATGTTTTACATGTGGCAAGGTTTTAGCAAATAAATATTTATATTATATTCGCAAAGTGAGAGAAAAGAAATTATCCGATGGATTAGAAGGCGATGATGTTGTATATTTAACGAAAGAAAATGTTAAAAAAACACCAGAGGGCGAAGTTATGGATGAATTAGGTCTGACGAAATATTGTTGTCGACGGCACCTATTGACCCATGTTGATATTGAATAATTTCTCATAAGTATATATATAATGTCAAAATCGCGTAGAAATAATCGCCGAAATAATCGCCGGCGTACTAACCGCCGCCGCCGCCGCCGCGGAGGAAAACTGACACGGGGCGCCAAAGCCGTCTTAACTGCCGCTGCCCTTGGTATCCCTGCAGGGCTTTTAGCCTATGAATTAGAACGAAAACGCCCAACGCACCATCGCCGCCGCAGACGTAAAAAGCGTGGAGGAGGGTGCCCACTTAAACAACAAGGCGGCCGCAGCCGCCGCCGCAACCGCAGCCGTAAAAAGCGTGGAGGAGGATGCCCACTTAAACAACAAGGCGGCCGCAGCCGCCGCCGCCGCAATAACCGCCGGAGCAACCGCCGGAATAACCGCCGGAGCAACCGCCGGAATAACCGCCGCCGTCACCAGCAAGGAGGAGGTCAGCTTGCCCAATGGATGTATCCCCTCATCCCTAATGATATCTTGGATGTAGGGTTTAGTAGCACTAATGGTTTGAAAAATATGTATGCGGGATACGTTGGTCAAAGAAATGTACCATCATCCAATCCGATGGTGCAACCAATTGGCAAGGATGTGAAGGTTATTGGAAGCACACCTCAAAGCGATATGGCTGCCGTCTTTTCTAAATAGACTTAAGTATCTTTAAAAAAAAAAATATTTAATTAATATAAAATGACTTTAAAAGATACATATAAATCTCTCTGCGCACCAAGTAAGTTTTATTTTATTTTATCGTGTGTAAGTATTTTAGCTCTTTTTTTACATAATTTAGGTGAGCCGCATACATACAAGGTCGGTGTCTACCATCTTCCTTTGCGCCACCATAACTTTGTTTTCTTTATTGCGAAGGCACTTTATATCTTAGCATGGACATGGGCACTGAATAAGCTATGTAATTCTGGTTACAAAGGAGTATCATGGTTTTTAGTATTATTACCTTTTATTGGTTTCTTTATTCTTATTGGGATCCTCCTTCTGGCGGGCTTTGAATCCGCCGCGCACTCTTTAAAACGTGAAGCATAAGTTAAATAATTTATTTAATTTATACTTTAAAAAAAAATGCTCAAAGTATAGTATAATGGCAACCATATGGAAAATTATAAATACATATTTTGATAATAATCCCGAGTGGATAGTAAATCATCATCTTAAATCGTATAATAACTTTATGTATTCTCAGATCCCGCAAATATTGCGCGAAAACAATCCTATTCCTTTTATGGCAGAACAAGATCCTAAAACGAAAGAGTACAAGTATCGTTGTAATTTGTATTTGGGTGGCAAAGAGGGTAATGCTATTTATTATGGGAAACCTGTCATTTATGATACGGGTGGACGTGAACACTTCATGTATCCAAATGAGGCGCGCTTGCGCAACATGTCTTATGCATGTTCAATTCACTATGATGTCGATATAGAAATAACTATCCATAATGACGATGGAAAAGATGCAATTATCGAGCAAAAGCTATCAAAAATTTTCTTAGGAAGATTCCCTATTATGTTACAATCAAAACTATGTATTTTAAATGGACTTGCGCGTGATGTCCGATTTAATATGGGTGAGTGTAAAAATGATCCTGGTGGATATTTTATCGTTGATGGCAAAGAAAAGGTAATTATTTGTCAAGAGAAATTTGCAGATAATACACTATACATACGCGATAAGGTAAACGATATATACAGCCATGCAGCTGAAATTCGATCTGTTTCTGAAGATGCTTCAAAACCGATGCGCACTCTCTCTGTTAGAATTGTAGCTCCCACAGAAACAATTACAAACAATAATATTGTTGTCAATATTCCCAATGTTCGTAAACCAATTCCTTTATTTATCGTTATGCGCGCCCTTGGGGTCGTATCAGATAAAGATATAATAAAATATTGTTTACTAGATCTTGAAAATAATAAGGACGTTATCGACCTTTTCAGACCCAGCATCCATGACGCCGGATATATCTTTACACAATCTGCAGCACTAAAATATATTTCCACATTCGTTAAACATGCAACCTCTATTCCAGAAGTTATGCAAATCATGTCTATCTATTTCCTACCCCATATTGGTGAACTTAATTTTAAAGATAAAGCCTTGTTTCTCGGGTATATGGTTAGAAGATTACTTGCTGTGTATACTAAGAATAGCAAGCCGACAAATAGAGATAGTTATGAGTATAAACGCATTGAAGTATCGGGAATGTTGTTGTATCAACTATTTCGCGAATATTATAAAATGCAATTCAATAATATTAAAGTAAAGATTCAGAAAGAATACTTCTACCATAAGCCCGCATATCAGAATGCTAACTTTATTAATCTTATAGTTAATAATATTGGAGGATCCAAAGGACTCTTTGCAGATCGAATTGTTGAAAGTGGATTTAAAAAGGCCTTTAAAGGCAATTGGGGTGCCCAACCACACACTAAACGTCTAGGAGTTGTACAAGATTTAAGTCGCTTATCCTATTATGGATTTATTTCACATTTACGAAAAATGAATGTTCCATTGCCGGGAGATAGCGCTAAAATTATTGGACCGCGTCTACTCAATAGTACACAATGGGGAATGATTTGCCCTATTCATTCGCCAGATGGTGGAAATATAGGTTTGCACAAGCATTTCGCTATTACGGCTAATGTAACAATTGGTAGTTCTTATATACCCATGGTAAAATGGTTAAGAAATAAAGGAATGAAACTTCTAATTGAATGCTCATTTGATTTTTTAGCCAAAACAACCAAAGTTTTTATCAATGGTAATTGGATTGGCTGTATACGTGAACCCATCATCATGACACATATGATACGTCTGTATAGAAAAAACGGCTTAATACCCTTATATTGGAGTGTATACTGGCACCAAGAACAACGTGAAATACTTATTTGGACAGATGCCGGTCGATTGACACGCCCAGTTTTTTATAATAGAAACGGCAAAGTTAGTTATGATAATGAATTAGTAGAACAAAAATTAAAAGATAATATTCTAACATGGAATGAATGTGTATTAGGATTTGGAGAAAAAAAGATTGCAATTAACCCTGATAATGATAAGATCCGCGCACCATCAGAACTATATACTATCGAGAAGCAAGATGACTTATTTAAGTATTTGGAACAAAATGCGGGCTTTATTGAATATTTGGATGTGCAAGAGGAGGAAGGGGCCTTAATTAGCTATGAAAAAATAGGTCCGCGAACCACACATATAGAAATTCATCCCTCTTTTATCCTTGGAGTTATGGCAAACCTTATAGCTTTTCCAGAAAATAATCCATACCCTCGCGACACTTTCTCGTGTGGGCAAAGCAAACAAGCGGTTTCACTATTTCATTCTAATTATCAGAATAGAATTGATAAAACGGCACTTGTTCTTAATTACGGACAAATACCTATTATCAAAAGTAAATACTTAAAAATTACCTCCAATGAGGAGCACCCATATGGTGAGAATGCAATTGTGGCAATTGCTACATATACAGGTTATAATGTTGAAGATGCTGTTATTTTTAATAAAGGTGCGTTGGATAGAGGAATTTTTCGCACAACGTATTTCAATATGTATGAATCATACGAAGAGAGTAGCAAGGTGGGTAACACGACAATTGATACACGTTTTTGTAATGTCGAAGGAGAGAATATTGTTGGACTAAAACCTGGATTTGATTATAGTCATCTTGATCAATATGGATTAATTAAAGAGAATACTCCATTGGATGATAAAACAATTATTATTGGAAAATGTATGAATAGTCTTACCTCTGCGGAAACTGCCATTGATATGTCCATTGGTCCGAAGAAAGGGCAAAAGGGTATTGTTGATAAATCCTTTCTTACAGAGGGCGAGGAGGGATTTCGATTGGCAAAAGTCAGAATTCGCGAAGAACGCATACCAGCCATGGGTGATAAATTTAGCAGTCGTGTTGGACAAAAGGGTACCATCGGATTAATTCTTCCAGAAGAGGATATGCCATTTACGGCGGATGGGATACGCCCCGATATAATTGTAAACCCTCATGCATTACCATCTCGGATGACAATAGGACAATTAATTGAATGTTTAATGGGAAAAGCCTGTACGCTCTATGGCGGCTTTGGAGATTGCACTGCTTGGGATAATAAAGGACCTAAAAGCAAAACATTCGGGGAAATGCTAACTAAACAAGGATACCATTCCAGCGGAACAGAGATTTTATATAATGGAATGACAGGACAGCAGCTTGAATCAGAAATATACATAGGACCCACCTACTATATGCGACTAAAACATATGGTCAAAGACAAGATTAATTACAGAGCACGCGGTCCGCGCGCTGCACTTACTAGACAAACAATTGGAGGTCGCGCCAAGGGAGGCGGTTTACGTATTGGAGAGATGGACCGCGATGTACTGATAGCGCATGGACTTAACGGATTTTTAAACAATTCGATGTTAGATAGAGGAGATAAATATTTTATGGCAATTTGCAATACAACAGGTACTATCGCCATTTATAATGAGGATAAAAACTTATTTTTAAGCCCAATGGCCGATGGTCCTATTAAGTTTGTTAAAAACATTGATGAGACCTTAAATATAGTGAATGTAAGTCGTTTCGGGCGCAAATTTAGCATTGTCAAAGTTCCATATGCTTTTAAATTACTTATTCATGAATTACAAACAATGAATATCCAAATACGCATCATCACAGAAGATAACATAAATAATCTTATCCCTCTAACAGCAAGTAAGGATATAGAAAAACTCACCGGTAAGAAAACATTAAGAGAGGTGCACCAACAAAATATTAGAAATTTGAAGGAGTCAGAGAGAGATATTCCGCGAGCTGCACCACGCCGCAAGAAACCACCAACCAAAACACCCTTTTTCCAGCCTGGTATTGATAAAGAATTACCTGGTGGCGCTAATATCTTTGCACCTCCTGGTATAAGTATATCATCTTCAGTGCCTGAAGAACCGGAAGCCCGCACTGGATCGGGTCCGCCGTCCCCGGAATATGATATTGCATCCCCAGAATATATACCCTCTGAAACATCGCAGGATTCTACAGCCTCTGCGAAATATAATCCACCCCTCGAAAGTATAGAAGTAGAGCCGGCAGATGCTGCCAATCTGGAAGAAGAATCTAGTCTTCTTACTTCTATTGTTGAAGAGAAACCTTTTACTTCAGAAGAAGTGGGTAAGAAAAAGGTAATATTAAAATAAATTGAAAAATATTATTAAAATGATATTCTTATTATAATAATATAAATGGCCACTCAAATCTCCCAATTATACAAATCTAGAAAAAATTTACTAGAGCTGCTTAAGCGAAGAGGATTTGACATTAAAGGATATGATCATTATTCCTATAATGAGTTACGCATGATGAGTGCAAATAAGCAATTAGATATGCTTTTAGATAACCCGAACACAGGAAAGAAGATTTATGTGAAATATCATTTGGGAACCAAAATTCGCCCTCCATATGTCTATGACTATGTTGAAGATTTATTTAATATAGAAGAAGTTTTAACACCTAATGATGATCTTATTATTATTATCAAGGATAAGGTTAATGATACTGCAATTAAATTAATGACAAATCTTTACATTAAAGATAAGGTATTTTGTACAATCATGACCTTAAAGCAATTACAATTTAATATACTGGATCATTCACTTGTTCCACTACATAGAATTTTATCTGAGTCGGAGGTAGCAACAATCAAAGAGAACTATAATATCATACAAGATAGCCAGTTTCCGGAAATATCCCGATTTGACCCAGTTGCTAAGGCAATTGGTATGAGACCTGGCGAAGTTTGTGAAATAATAAGAGGGAGCAAAACCGCTATCACGACAAAATATTATCGTCTGTGTTATTAATATATATGTCTAATTTCAAAAAATATGCAGCCGATTTAAAAGAATTAACGACACAATTTTATTTAATACTAGAGAGATATAAGAAGGCATATCCACCTTATGCTGCTAATCCTAATGAGGAAAACACAACACTATATTTAGCAAGTAAAAGTCAACTAGATAATATTTTTAAAGATCTGGTTCTTTTAGAAAGCAATATAAATTCTTCATCTGGGATTTCAAGTACTAGCAGCGGTGAACTTAATACAAATATAGATAAGTTGCATAAGCAATATAGTAGAGAGCGTCATGAACTTAAAAAAATTCGTGATTTTAATTTAGCATCTTATCCGATGAAACGTGAATTTCAACAATCTCGTCAACACGGATATGTAGATATTATCTTTTTTTCTCTCGGAATTGCCGTATTGATCTATTTTCTTTGGCTTGCAAGTTCAGGAAAATCCCTCGAGGCAGGAGTACACAAAGGTCACGGGCTCCTACAGCACTTGCCGCCTAGTATGATCCCAACACCCAAAACTGCTAAAATAATAACGGGTGGTATTGTTATTATTGTAGGGATTATAGTCTCCAAGTATACCCCCAAATAATGTCTAATCATAAATACATTTTCTATGATTAGTTATATATAGAAGATGGCCGCAATTAATTCAAATCCCGCTCCAATGTTAGGAACTATCTTAAATCAAGGAAAGAAATGGCAGAATTGGATGAGCCATTATAAGAATTTAGGAGTTACCAAAGTTGACCTCAGGCGGATTGAGCAAACAAGCTCCCCAAATCTGGGCTCTATTATCGAACCTTTAGAAAATCCGAAGAAAAATGCTCTAACTGACTTAGAACAAAAATATGCTTATACACAGAAACAATACAGCGACGCCCTAGCGACCCATCTTAAGCGTGTACATTCGGGTGTAAAACCTTCCCAATTAAAAACGTTAACAGCATTAAATAATCAAATGCTTGATATTTTAAAGCAAATGGACAATCACGTTCGCAAAATAATGCCGCCAAGCGGCTTTCCGCCAGGTGGCAAGTTAAAAGCTGGTCGCAGTAAGGTGCATGCGTCCGGAGATCGTTTGAGGCAGCACGTTGATTCACATCAGGCGAGCATTCATGGACTCCACCAATTACAAGGAGAGCAGCAAGCTGGTAGATTATCCGCCAATGCAGCTTACTACAACTATTTGGTCTGGCTTATTGTCGCCGTTACAATTGGCGCCTACACTCTCAAACATATTTCAACATCCTAATTTAGTTAGTATAAATAAATAATAAATTAATAAAATAATTTATTTATATATAGATCATGGGATTCAGTAAATTCCTTACCTCATTAACAGATAATCGGGAAAAAGTAAATCAACGTTCCCAACCAATGAATGCCGAGTTACAGCAAGGTTCATATTATTTAGACAAACGCAGACAGATGTCAATAAGAATGAAACCCAATCTGCAACTCATTGAAGCCTTTACAAGCCAGCAAGCCCCCACACCTGGCAGTGATGAAGAAGCACCAAAGAGTCCTGCGGTTGTGGTATCAGCAGATGATGTATCGGATGACGAGGGAGAATTAAACGCTTTAGAGAATAAGTTTAATAGTTTGTTATCTAAATATGGCTCAACCTACAAAACCTATATGGAGGACGTGAATAAATTTATGGGTGTACAGAAGAGTGAATGGAACGGCAAAAATATATCCACAATGGAGGGCGGGCAGAGTAAAATCTGGTATGTGAATAAATATGGTATAGCTCGCCAATATCCTAGCATGGTTGCCTACAATAATCGTCCGCCTTCGTGTGCTGGCAAGTTCATTAAGGTCTCCTTCTCTTCAGGAAATTTTTCCGACCAAGGTCTCGAGCGCGGACCAAATATGCAGAGTGGTTCACCTTGTGGTCTAGAAGGGCAAAATGTAAAATTAGCGGGTTTAAGTGGAGCGGATTCTGGCAGTCCTTGTGGTAGTGGCGGCGATTGTGTAAGTGGTATTTGCTCACCCGGCGGTTGCTCGAATCCGGGACCTGCCAGCCCTGCTGGCTCCCCCGGCGGTGGAACTGTGGGACCTCATCACGCTGGCGGCGGAACAACTGGTTATCCACCCGATGGCTACAGCTCCAGCGGCGGCGGACGCCCCGGCGGACCCGGCGGACCCGGCGGACCCGGTGGACCCGGCGGACCCGGTGGACCCAGCGGACCCGGTGGACCCGGTGGACCCACCATCCCCACCTCCGGCATCCCCACCATCAACGTCAACGGCGGCGGCGGCACCCCGCAGGGCACGAGCACCACCGGCGGCGGCGGCATCCACGACACTGGTTTTGCTGGTAGTAAACCAGGCAGTGATAGCGGTAATCCGAGTGCGAATTGTTGTGCCTTCAGTCCGGGCGGCGCTGCTCCACCAGTCAAATATTGCGGCAAATTTGTTAAAACAATGAAATGTAATTGGGATGGTGATATCGACTGGGGTTATATGGATACCCAGCAAAAGTCTGCCGATCATGATTGCGGGCTGATGGTTGACACCAACATGTCTGGATATTGTGAGTGCGCTGATGGTACTATTACCGCAAGAGTTAATTGCGGGCATCCGCAATATACATGCGAAGAAGCTTGCGCCCCCAGCGGAAAAACTTCTGGTCCGGGAGGTGGTCCAGTTTGGGAGCCCTACAAAACCTGCGCAACATATCAAGGCGGGGCAGAAGCAGGTCAGACACCACTTCTATGCTTGAAACCATCTGATGGAAGCTGTTGGACGCCAAGTTTTGGGGGTGTTGTTGACGGACGAACGCGTGCAGGTTTAGCAGAATGTAATCAACTAGATGACGAACCGGGTGAATATTCTGGATATGGCGCATATCTAATTAAAAATACATCTTTCCCTCATACAATTGCAGGAAGTTGTGGAGGTCAGGGGTCGTCGTGTAGTATTCCAGGAGAAGTATGTCCTTGGGGTGTTACGGGTGCTTCAGAAACTTCATTTGGAGATGGACCGGAACTTGCACGTAATTATAAATGCTGCGATATTCGTGGAGAACATGGATGGATGTGGCAGAAGATTGAAAACGCCACAGATGAATGCCCACAATTTGATGAGACAGTTACACCTTGTGGATGCAACTGGACTATGGATGCGGGTGATAGCAATCCAAAAACAGCTCTACAGAGATTTGATTCTCCATTTGGTGAGGGCTACAGTGGATATGGACAATCCTTAGGAGGTTGGGGGGCTCCATATAAATGGTGTTCATCCGCAGTTGATGAAAAACAATGTGAAGGTGGTATACCGGGATCTAATTGTCGCTTCAATGAAAAGAAGCATTGCGTTAGCACAATTACATCGCCCGGTCAATACTCGCCACAAGCTTGCCGCTCTCGGTCATATAAACTGGTGCGCACAGGAGTAAAAGGAAAGTATGGAAGAACCGATGTTGGAGAGTGTGTAAATACAAAGGACGTTTTGGCTGTCCGGAAGGGAACGTTAGGAGAACTCACAGATATATGCGATAAATGGCCAGGATGCCAATATGTTGATTACTCTTATACTTCAGGACAGGGGGGACCTTTTGGTAGATTAATGCCTAAATGCACTGTGGGGACGCAAAATGCAACACGTCAAGTATATGATGGTCAATCACAGCAAGAACCATGCTATCCAAATGTCTTACCAGGCGGATCGGAGAATGGTATGCCTGAGGGCGGCGTACCCTTTACACCCACCAATGGACCATATCCGAGCGTAGCTAGCGGTGGCGGCGGCGGTGCCTGCCATAAAGGTACATCTTGCCCCCACATGTTCGGACACGATTCAAAGGCAGTACAGATGCAAAAATGTAAAGCCGCCTGCTGCACCTTTACGGATCATTGGTATGGAAATGTCTGTGAATAAGATACTTTATTTTATTGTTATTTGAAGATTTAGAAATTTATAAATAAATAATATAGATTTATTTATATATGTCCATTAAGAGACCAAAATGTTCATCTGCGACCTTTGGAGTGGTAGCAAACTTATTAAAAGAGAGTCAAGACCTAGCCAATAGTTATATTAGTAAATTAAATTGCAGTTTAGACCCAGTTCAAGCAAAAGGTTATATTGATCGTCATGGTGTACTTAGACCCTTTCAGGGAAAATACGTACCTGGCAAAAATGCTACAGGAACATGCCCACAAGCATTAAAATCAATTAAATTTAACACGTGGTCGAAATTACCAATTGGAAAATCCATGAATAAACAAACTTTTTGCGGTTTAGCAACTATTAACCAACCAGACAAACAACAACTGGCTCTACTCGGACAGGAGCTCATTGAAACTGCAGACAAGATTTACGAGAAGATACAGAAACTATATAAAAAAAATGCTTCACATGCTATAAAATATGGAAAAGGGAGTGACAAGATTAAGAAACAATTACAAACTTATAAATATTTATATGAGAAACTGCAAAAATTGGAGGCCACTGGACACGGCAGCACTTTAGGGGGACAGCTCGAGGATGCGCGAATGAGACAAACATCTGGGCAATACTCATTTCTTGTTTGGTTTTTTTTAGCAGCAATTGCGGGAACTTTTGCTTTTCGACATTTTACTATGTCCAAGTCAAAGAAATAAATGAACCAATATATAATATTTTTTTTAATACATTATATTATATATAATGACATCAATAGGTCCTGGATTTTTTCAAGTGGCAGATAGTAAGTATTGTGCCACCGAAAGTTGCCGTGCACAATGCACAAAAGACCCAAAATGTATGTATTATTACGGCGATGATGGCAAAGAATTATATGCTCGCGGTAAGGGAGGCGGGTTTGTCGGTCCCGGCGGCACCCCAAAGCCGGGCAGTGCGCCGGGTGGAACTACACCATTTAATCTAATTAAGGCTATTAAGGAGCTACAAGGAGTAGAGAAATATTTATTTCAAAAACTTGAGGAGGTGGGTGCTAAAAATCCTGGAGGTAAAGAGGGTGATCAGATCGTTAAAGAAATAAATCGCCTTACGGATTTACGCAATGCTTTATATGGGCAATTAAAAATTCTTTACACTGACGTATCTCGTTATTCTAAGATTGAGGCTGGCGCGCTCAAAGATCAATTGGCTTCTGCAACAATGTTGGAGACTAGATTAAATGATCTTAAGAAGAAAAAAGCCCAGCTCTCATCCGCCACCACCGACAAGCTGCGCATGGTACAAATTGGAAATTACGAATACTTGCGTTATGGCGCGCATAAATCTTTAATGAAAGTGCTCGTTTTTACAAGTTTAGGTGTCTTGTTCTTTTCACTCCTTCTTAAGAAGAAAATTATTCCTAGCGCGCTAGGAAGTATAGGCATAATCCTTTCCATATCTGCCGGCTTGGTGATTAGTGGTCGCCAGTTCTTCGGAATGTTAACAAGAGACAATATGAACTACAATCGCTTTACGCAGCCAGAGTATGGCACGGGACACGCAAAGGGTGACAGCATCCTTGCACACGATGAAAGCTTCTTCTATAAACTCTTTGCAGGCGCCGAACAGAAAGCCACAAGTACATTTGCTGATGAAATGGGCAAAATGAACAAACAAGCACAGGATATGAAGGCGAAAGCTGCTGCATCTGCTTCTAAGTTACGCAAAAAGTCCACCATTAAAGCATTGACCAAAGATCACGATAAAGAATTCTTCGCTGGAAGCATTGTGCGCCCTGCACCTCCCGCCGGAGCCGACAACTTTGCACCTGCTAACTTCAACTAGATATATATAATTTGTATGCCAATAAACTATATATATTTTTCTAATTAGTATACATCAATGGACCTGCACAATATTAGCAAAATGGATCCTACCAAATTACAATTTCACCCAGATACACAGATTAAACAGGAGCATATTGACCAATTATTTTCTAGCGTCGGACCTTTATTGCAGAAATTTCATGAGGATAATCCCCTAATTTGTGATGCAGCATGTCAGGATGATAAACGAGAGAATGCTGCATATAATCAATATATTAAAGCAAAACGTAATCTTGAAAATGCTCCAGAAGAATTTGATGAAGCTGAGAAGCAATTCTACGAACTGGCGCCCAATGGACAATCATATCAAGACTTTAAGCATAAACAAGCTGGAAAACAGATCAAGCAGATTGTGTCGATATTAAGTAAAAAATTTGATCAAAAGATTGAAGAAGTAAATACTAAACTCCAAAATTATAAGCAAACTGGTATGATGAAAAAACATATGAAAGAACTAAAGGATGGCTATGGACGCGATATCAACCAAATGGAAACTGAAATTGGACGATATAAAAATAAAATGAATATTAATGATCGACTCTCTTACTATTATAGTAAACAAATAAAATCGTTACGTTATTGGTTATATTACATTAAAATTATTTATTCAATGTTACTAATATGGTGGATCAGTTATTTTATACTTTATAAAAATTTATGGCTGTCAAAGCGATTGGCCGTAATTACAACTATTCTAGTGCTCGTCCCACTGGTTATTAGACGAGTTGTAGGTTGGCTATACCCTATCAAAATTTATGTTCCTCCACCCGAGCCTATCTGCCCCACCAAACCACCATCCAAAATTATACCACCAACAAAGAAAATTATCCCGCCAACAAAGAAAAAGGATAAGTGGATACCACCACCACCGCCCTCCAAACCGACATGCCCGCAGCCTACAATTTGGAGTGCTATCCAAAATTCACTCCCACAGATTGGACATGGTAATGCTGCATCAAATTTAGAAAATCGCTTTAAAAATTGGGGGTATAGCGCTGAGGACGCAGCACGCTCAATCACAAAAAATTTCTAATTTAATAATTTTTTATATAAATTAATAAATTACATATCGGGAGATTGCAACTTATAACCGCGCCATCCACCCTTAGGATATATCCCAAGTTTCTTTTCCAACTGCCCGCGCAATTCCGGTCTCTTTGGTACCTTTCGTCCATAACCCATATTCCCATACCAGTCGCCAAATGCACCATATGCATGAGAAAGTGTTAATTTATCAGTATCCCCCGCTTTCTCTATAAGTTCCAAAAAGAATTTACCCAAATAATCCTGCGAACCACGATATTTATTACTTGCTCGTAATACCATTTCACAATCATCAACAACGCCCATTTTCTTTAAGCACACATCTACCAGCATACTCGTAAAAACGGGCACCCATTCATCAAACTTCGCCAAAAGTTTCGAGGGATGAATACCTTTGAATTCACGATGTTTGGGTACTTTAGAAGGCTTTTTCTTAAATTTAGATAGAAACTCACAGACACGAATACGGCGCCATGTGCCATCATCATTGCTCTCGATATCAAATAAATTGTTAGTACAAACTACCAGTTTAAATTGCGGTTTAAACTCTATCGGATCCTTAAACAAAGCTCTCGCCTGAATTGTATCACCCCCCGTCAGTTCTTTCATCTGTCCCTCATTAATTTTATCATTTTTAGAAGGTTCTTGCATAACCGCGTAGCGGATACCTCGTAGCGCTGCGATTTCTGGCGATGCCTTCCCACTTTCTCCACGTTTACGCGTTACCAAAGATATGGGCACAACACCCTTAAGTTCCCCTAACACTTTCGACATAAAATCTACAATCTTGGATTTTCCATTACGTCCACAACCATTATAAATATTAAATGTCTCATTCTCATTTGTTCCAATTAGCGTAGATGCCAAATGTTCCCACATATAGCGGCGTAATTCTTTATCAACAAAGACATGTTCGAAAAATAAGTTGATTTGCTTTGCATGTTGAACATGTTCGTCATCTTTATCATTAAAAGGTACATAATCATGCCCTGTACTTAATGAAATATAATCATCAGACCTACCATTTCTAAACACTTTTTCATTAAAATCAAACACACCATTTTTAAAATGCAATAAATAGGGATTTGAGTCTAATTTATCCATAAAATGTCTATCATAAAATAATTCTTGTGCCTCTCTCATTATTCTATTTTTTCCATCTACATTTCCCATTTTTGTTACCATGCCACTCATCACCGAGATTTGGCAAGTTATGCCCTCCACTGCCGCGCCGTTCTCCGAGATTGTGTCTTTTAGTACCCCGATCTTTACACTGAATGCGCGCGACATGCGCTTAGAAATATTTGCCCGCAAAGTAGTACCCGAATCGATTTCAACCCATTTATGATTTTCAAACTCAAACCATGTCTTGTGCTTAATACTCGCGCAAATATATTGTCCTTTAAACATATTATAAAGAACCAATGCCATACTATGATCGGTCTTTCGCGAGACACTCTCATCGATAAAATAATCTGTAGTTTGCGTTCTGATTTTATCATATTCCGCTGGATTACACTCCCGCGCCCAATACATAATAGATCTCTCCGTAACGCCCTCTGCTCGCATATTTTGCCACATATGCCAATGTGAATATATATTATCGAAACTAAATTTATCTGATTGCGTACTAAATGATAACCAAGTCAAAAATAATCGCGGATCAGTATTATGTAATGCAAAACCTACACGCAACCATTCATCATAATTATCATAATATTTGGCTGATAATATCATCGTAAACTGGTGTGTTTCCTTTAATTTATGCTCTTCGGACGTTAAGCCTTCAAGAAAACTTTTTTGAAGCTCATCCAGTTGCTCCTGATTTTTAATTTTTGAATAATCAATTGCCTGATAAAATGTTGCACCTGAAGACACAGGCGCCTTCCTTACCTTTTTATTCATTATACTATTTTTTCGCCTTGTATATTCATCAAATTCCTTATCACTTACTTCATATACAATATGTCCACTATTACGCGCACTTATTTTTAACATCAATTCCATTTTATTGATTTTCGAAATATCCACAATATCAAGCGCTGACCACTCATTATTTTCATACTCGGCATTGTAATAATATGCCAGTTCATACGCCTCGTGTCCCGGCTTTCTCGACCCGTACATCTGCCACAATCCGCCACGCGTAACGGAAATATCCACAATATTATTTATATCATTTTCTAATTCTAACCCGTCAAGAACATTGGCAATATCCGTTAAAACGCGCTCTCTTAACATCATTTGCAATGCGCCAGGCATATGTATCCCAATAATTATATGTATGCCATCTTTTGTAATATGTGGCAGTGATGTATTCATATGTGGTTTTTCAAGTACCCAAATTGGAAATTCCGTCTTATCCTTTACCTTCATAAGCTCGGCTATATGCTTTAAATACACCTGCACAATATCCACAATATGCGATTCTGTGTGTTGACGCTCGTCAATATTTGGTTTATATTTGAGATCTAAGTCTATAAGAATACTCCCCGCTTTATTTTGGGCCTCCGTAAGAAACTCTTGTCTTTTATTAACAAAAACCGACTGATGATAGAGTTTATAAAACATGGGAACGTCCTCTATACAAATATTATATGCACCACCATACACCCCCAAGTTCTTATCAGGTATACGCGTATGCGTAATAAGTTTCTTTTCGGAAGTGATATGTTGACTTAGAAATTGTTGCAAGGTTTTCATTATTACTATACCTATTAATTATCATTTTATTTTAACTCAATTTTATTATTTAACTTCACTCAAAAACTTTTACTTTTTGGTCTTAGTATCGTATGGAACTTAAAAACAACATAAATATATTTAAAAGCGTCTAAATATATTTAAATTATAATGACTGAAAATAAGAAATTATTTATAACTCGAGATACTCAGCATCGCCTAGTTAAAGATATACGGGATATCGTGCGACACCCACTACTAGATCAAGGTATTATATATATACATGATGAAGATGATATGTTAAAAGGATATTCCATGATTATAGGACCCTCTGACACCATATATGCAGATGGATTTTATTTATTCGAGTGGTCATTTCCATATAATTATCCATTTTCGCCACCCACATTAAAATTTTTAACATCTGATGGTGTAACACGCTTTCATCCTAATTTATATAGAAATGGTAAAGTTTGTCTTTCTCTATTAAATACATGGAAAGGGGAACAATGGACATCGTGTCAAACAATAAGATCCATCCTGATAACGCTTATCACACTATTCCACAATAAACCTCTATTGAACGAACCAGGCTTCATGGAGACGCATTATGATTTTAAACCCTATAATAAACTTATTAAGTATGCTAATTATAAAAGTGCAATTTTTGGTATTGTCTCTGAACGTTTGTTACCAACCCATTTTATTACATTTTATACATTTATAAAAAAACATTTTTTAAAAGAGTATGATAATATTATTAAACGACTTGAGATGGAAGCAGAGGCGTTGCAGGGAGAAAAGGTGTCCCCTGTCGTAGTACGTGTCTACAATCTTCGTGTTAGCCCCGATTATAAAACTCTGTGTGAGGACTTTAAAGGATTGCATAATTTATTAATTAATAAATTGAAATAAATATAATATGCAATAAAAATATAAATGCACTTTTGCAGCCAATGTCAAAATATGTATTACATCCGAATTGCCGAAAACGATGCTGATAAGCTTATATATTATTGTCGAAAATGTGGACACCAAGATGAGTTGATTACGTCAGAGAATATCTGTGTTTCAAAAACAATTCTAAAAGGCAGGGCTCAGAAATTTTCCCATATTATCAATGAATATACTAAAATGGATCCTACATTGCCTCGTGTAAAAAATATTAAATGTCCTAATGAAAATTGTGAGGAAGATGCAGTAAATAAAGAGATAATTTATTTGCGTTATGATGATAAAAATATGCGTTATGTCTATATTTGTAGTGCTTGCGATAATGTCTGGACACTCGATAATCTTAAATAAATTGAAAAAATATAAAAAGAATCTATATTTTTATAAATGGAGCCATCACATACTTCTACTTTAGAAGAATTAGTGCCTGTAGACATTGAAAAAGATATCGATGAAACTGATGCTATAAGTCTCGGTACCCCTGAGCCATCAAGCGATGAAGAAGAAGAGGAAGAAGAAGGAGAGGATGAAGAAGAAGGAGCGGCTGAAGAAGGAGCGGCTGAAGAAGAAGGAGCGGCTGAAGAAGGAGCGGCTGAAGAAGAAGCGGCTGAAGAAGGAGAGGAGGAAGAAGGAGAGGAGGAAGAAGAAGGAGCGGCTGAAGATGAAGAAGAATATAGGAAACTCGCAGAAAAACCCAATAATATACCTTGTGTAGGTTATCATAAAGAAATTGTAGAGCGAGCTAATGAGCCCGAACACGTAGACATGTATATTCATCCCCCTCCTGAACTACTTCATAAGTATCCATCTCTAAAAGAAAAAGACATTCTGACAGAAGGAGGTAGAATTCGTAGTAAACAAGATGGTCGGCGTTATTTAGATAAACTCAAAGAATTAAAGTTAGAACTTCCAGAAAACTGCATAAGTACTGACTTTCTACGATTTACGTCAAGGAAATCTGAACTTTCTGAAGAAGAACGTAAACTGCTACGCGCTGCTAAGTGGATAAAGGAAAAAGCTCTAGCGGCGTCAGAGGAAGTAGTAGACTCACCTATCGACGAAGAGACCGACGAAGAGGATGAATCGGAAGATGAAAATGCCTTTAAAAAACTTGAACAGGATGTACAAAGAGAATATTTAGAACAATTTCATCCAGAAACAAAGCAAATAAATTTTAGTGAACTCTTAGCACTTTCCAAAGTCACTAGAAATGGCGAAGGCAGGATAATTGATATTTTGCACACAACTCTCCCATTTATGACTAAATATGAAAGAACAAGAATTCTTGGTTTAAGAACAACGCAGATAAACAATGGTAGTGAAATCTTTGTCAGTGTCGATAAAGATGTTATTGATGGTTATGTCATTGCGGAACTGGAACTAAAGGCAAAAAAAGTCCCCTTTATTATTCGACGACCATTGCCAAATGGCGCCAGTGAGTATTGGCGTATAGAGGATTTAGAAATCATTAATTATTAAGTCAGCGAGTATTAGGTCCTATTCCATTACGTACTAAATATGAAAACATCTGCTTTTGAGACATACGCGCTGCCGTATTCACAAATAAATTTCGCGTTTGTTTAACAATTGGCGGCTTGTTCCCACTAGGATCCCGACATATTGTTTTTTTATATAATTTTAAATTAGTATTTGTATTATTCCAACGCCCATTAGGAAAGCGTCGTTGATATATTTGCCAGTTACATGAAATATCCGTTGCCATTAATATTATAAGATAAAATATAATATTAACATTTCCAATGATTTCCGCATTTCAAACATGTTACAAAGGTCGTCATTGCCTCATCCGCAGATCTAGTTTGCAACTGGTAGTATGTACATTTCCGTGTTTTACACTTATAACATTTAAATTCATCGGTTGCCGATGCCAAATCTTCATCATATAAATGATTATCGCGATTTATTTTAGCAGCCACTAACTCTTGCCAATGCTCAGGATATAGATCACGTGGATTCATAAAAGCCAATTTATGCATTGAAAATTCTGATTTATTTATCTTACTAAGTAAATTTTTATTACAAACATGACTATTCGGATTGATATTATCAATAATATTTCTTACTTTATTGATATACAGGAGCACAAAATTACTACAATCCCATTTACGTACCACCTTCCGTTTTCTTGCTGCACCAATTGCATAATTAAATATACCCTTCTCCAGATTTACAGACAAAGAATCATTTTTTAAATATTCGTTGATTTGGTCTCTAATTTTTTTACGAAAAACTGCTGGTTCCGTAATCTTCATAATATATTATTTTTATATATATCTTTAATTTCTTTATCAATTTTCTTATTGCTCAGAGGCATAAGACTCCTCTTCTAACTCAGAATTATCGCCTGTATCCTCTTCTTCATCCTCCTCCTCAGCACCCTCGACGGATTCCGCTCCTTCTTCCAAGTCTGAATTATAGCCACTCTCAAGCAGCGGCGGCGTCTCAGCATTCTCGTCACCTGAAAATTCAAATTCCTCCTCCGAAGATTCGCTCGGATTATTATATTCTATAACCTCATTGTCATTAACAATAAAATTATGTTCTTTCGAATAACCATGTTGCGCACGCAATGCTGGCGGTATAAATTCTTCCTCTGATGTATCCTCATCCTCCAAATCCTCAAATCCACCAAATAATCTCTCATATAAAATCTGCCATTGATCAGTAGTGCAATCCACTGGTGTGTTACCTTCTTCATCCGAAGAAGTAACAATCGCCATCGATCCATAAAATAATATTTTATCCAAAGGAGGAGGTAGCTCATACTTATTAATTGTCGGGGCCCGACCATTCACCTTTCCGAATAGTTGGACAAAAATATGTGTCTGGTTCCATTTTAACTTCCATGTATGCCGTTTCTCAAAATCTTTTTTTTTACGAAACTTACATTTTTTATATAATTCATCATAATTTAAGGAGGACAATGTTAACGTCTTTGTTTCACCATAACGATTAATAATAACTATCTTTACCATTCTATATAATCTTAAATATGAAATGGTTTAAATAGTTTTATCTATTATTTAATAATGCGATACTATCTCTCCAACTTTACAAATCCTCATGTTACACCAAATACTTCGCTTATTGAAACTAATAAGACTATGCATCTCATATTGACCCATAGTGGAATCATACATTTAATTGGCGATAAAATGTATGATTATAAACTTGTAATAACACCATATGTCCAAAATATTCATAATTATATAGATAATCATGAACTCATAATAGCTGGATATACTATGACCAAAAAATTACGGGTAACGCACATTCCTATACATTGCAAAGAAATTGTAATATATAAAAAACAATATAAGTTACATGAAAAGAGTAAAACAACCTTCATTATAGAAAAATTCGATGGTCGAATACGAGATTTCTATTTCGAATCTTCATATGACCATGATAATAAATTTCTTAAGAAAGATATCCTTTCGTTTCTATCCCATTTTAAGTAATATTAACAATATATAATGTTTTTTTGGGTAATTACAAATGCCGTTATATCCCTAGTAATAATAATTTTAATTCATTACTTATATGTTTTCTTTAAGACAAATCTTACTGTTCCAAAAATAAAGGATTTAGTAGAGAGACCGGAAAAAAAATACAAAGAAATATACGCTTCCCTCTCAACAAACAATGCCAAAGAAAGCACAATCTTAAAACCTAAGAAAGACGAAGGGGTAGATATGAAACTAGAATTGAAGAATTATCTAAAAGGTCTTGAAATACCGCAACCACAACAGGATATGGCCGCCGCCGAAAAATATGACTTCTTCAGTAATAATTATGAACAATTATGAGTTAAAAAATAAATAATATAGACTAGTAATGCAGTTAAGTTTAAAAGATAAACAAAACATAATAAGTACCTTTCCTGTAACAGAACTTTATTATGAGAGAAATATCCATAACAAAGTTTATCAATCCGATTTCTGTCTTCTTATACCAAAAGGTATAAAATATTTTGCATGGTTCAGACAATATAATGGAAAAAATCTATGTATTTTACTCGAACTGCAACAACAAAAAGAAATCGCAGATATCACAATCCGCTCATGTTGTTTCGACTCCTCTCTCTGTGGTGGACGAGGAACCATAGTATATGGAACAATATTTTCCCAAAAAAACCATTCTTTCTTTATAATTGAGGATCTATATTACTTTAAAGATATAAATGCTCAGCTATTTAGTCAAATTAAAAAGTTAAATATTACTTATCAGATTTTAAAATATCACATAGGTAAAATTATTATACCAGGCAATGGTCTCATGTTTAATCTACCTGTTATTGATACAAATTATGAAACCATCATTCAGAAAATCAGTTCATGTCCATATACTCCAATATGGATTCAACATCGTTTCTTCAATAAACATAGTAATTATCTTAACCAGAGATTTAATCCGCACTACAATGCTAACTTGCAAATAACGGCTTCATATCTACCTGATATATATAAGGTTTTTTGTTACGATGAAGCCGGAGATTTAATACAATATGGATATTTACATATACCTTCCTATAAGACAAGTGTTATGATGAATGAATTATTTAGGGAAATTAAAGAAAATAGAAACCTCGATGCGCTCGAGGAAAGCGACGATGAAGACGAGTTTGAAAATATCTCTCCATCTAAATATGCTTATTTAGAAAGGAAATATATAATGAAGTGCGTTTATTCCAGAAGATTTAAGCGCTGGATTCCCTTAGAAGTTCTCTCTAATGCACAAATTAGTAAAATTCAAGATATAACGATTTTTGAAAAAAAATAGTTAGCTATTATATACAATGGCTAACAAATATAATGTCCACACCCAATTTTACACAAATAAAAAGGTAGTGCCAGGACCTCAAGGTATATTAACGGGTAAAAATCATAATATTCAGCGCGGCGGGGGTTATGGGTTCAATCCCAAAGGTACACCCGGTTTTGGCGTCATGCCAATCAAGTCCTATTCTAATTGCGGGACAGACAAACAACCAGCTGTAGTACACTCTACAGGACCTGTTGGGAAGCAACACGCACATTCTCCTCCACCACAGCGCGGCGGAGGGAAGGCATGCTGCGCGGGCGGCACACCCTATTATGGTTTTTCCGGCGCAAATGCCTCTGCCTTAGCTAAGGCCGGCGTTAACAACTACCCGCCCGTCACGACTGAATGCCATGCTATGTGTGGTGGAACTCGTCGCCGCCGCCGCCGCCGTAAAAAACGGAAGGGGCGCCGTAGCCGTAAAAAACGGAAGAGCCGTCGCACTCGCCGCCGCCGTCGCCGCCGCCGCCGCCGCCGCACGCAGCGTGGTGGTTATGCTCAGTGGGGCTCTGATATCCCAAGCACACCGGGATATGCGACCCCCAATGGTGGAAATTGGCAGACAGCCAACCCACCGACCTACGCTCGCAATGATGCATGTGGAACAGGCAACTGCGTTGATAACTACGACCATTACACAGGCAAAGGATCAGCCGCACCTGTTCTTGACGCCGATGTTAGCCCTACACCCAAAGCTCCAACTATTAAGACACCTAATACAAAAGCTCAATGTGGAGGACGCCGCCGCCGCCGCCGTTCACGTCGCCGGTCGCGCCGCCGCCGCCGTCGTCGCCGTCGCTAATCATCCAAAATCAAACATTTACCAATATGTAGTTTATTCTTCATATTGGCTTTCTTTGAACGCTTCTTGCGTCCCTCCAATTGTTCCCATTCACCCTTCATATATGTATCTTTGGTGGACTCATATATTTTATAATGTTGTTTCTTATAGAAAGATAAGCGTTTTGCCCATTGACGCTTGAAAATCGGATGCGCATCTACTATATCTACCACAAGATGTTGGGCTGCCTGTCGCCTTAATATCCGTCCTACCGCTTGACACACATCCGTCTTAGGTGTTACCATCACCAATGTTGTCAAAGTTTTAATATCTAAACCCTCTGCTGCCATAGCATATGTAGCAATTATAATTTTTTTACTCTCACTCATTTTTAGATCTGCTTCCTTCATGCCCCCCAAATAATAACCCGCCGTTGCAAAGCCTATTTGACTAATTCTTTCAAATAGATACATCAATAAACTGCGATTATGACCAATTACCATAAGCTGCTGCCCATCATGCCATGTCAAAATATTCTGCAAAAGCTGTATTATAAATTCACTACGTGGAATAAACTCACATAGCTGCTTTATCATCGATGAGTAATTTACATGCCCGCGAAAATTTAAATGCTCTTTCATATATTCCTCGGAAGTATGCTCATAATGTATAGCTTTTACCATAACGCCTTCTGTGTGTTCACGCTCTTTTTTATATACTACATCCCCAAGAAACATTTTGAATACGCGCGTTAAACCATCTTTTCTTTTCATTGTTGCGGATAATCCAAGCATATAGCGTGTCACAATTTTAAATAAAGCACGTGAGAATACTTCTGCTGATATATGGTGTACCTCATCGATGATTGTAAAACCAAATCCATCCAAAAGCGATGCTGGATATTCTTTCATCGAAATAGATTGTAACATACCCAGAACAATATCTTTATTTTCAACATCCATAGTTTCACCTTGAATTCTACCTACACGAGCACTAGGAAGGAACTGGGCTATGCGTTCTGTCCATTGATTCATTAAAAATGTTTTATGAACAACAATGAGCGTCTTTACGCCTAGTTCTGCAAGTATTGCCAAAGCTATCACAGTCTTGCCCGCACCGCAAAATAACTCCAGCAAACCACAACCTCTATTTTTAGCGCATTTTAAAAATACATCAAAAGCCTTTTTTTGATGTTCCCGTAATGCACCTTTAAATATAACATGTATAATCTCTTCCTTTGGTAATTTACTTGTTGGCGGCTCACCATAATGCTTTATGCCATAGAATCGAGGTAGATATAATTTCTTTGACGATTCTCTATAAACGCTGAAAGGTTGAGGCTTAACGGGTGAACTTTTAGGAACAAAAGGTGTAACCTTTAGCTCTTTTCGAATAAGTTCTTGTTCAGAAATTTCCAAATTTTCCTTTAAAATAGAATACCCCTTGCGACCGAGATAGGTTGCCATTTACAGGTACTAGTTACACACTTCAATAATCAATTTAATTAATTAAAAAATATAACAATATGATATATGGCATCTTTCATGAAAATGGTAGAAAAAGATATGCACCACTATTTATTGGCTACACTTTTGGCAGTATTTATTGTTGCGGATATGGGTGTCCCGCAAGTTCTTGGTGAACTTATAAATACACTACTAGGTAAAATTCTTGTTATTGGATCCGCCCTCGCACTTCTCTTCGCTCACCCACTTCTAGGCGCACTCGGTATCATCGCCGCATATAAACTCATCGCCCATTCCGAGCATCATAGCGCACCCGTCGGCGTTCCAACACTCGTACTCCCAAGAGTACTCCGCCCACCAAAGCTGTCCACAGGAGAGAAAACAAGATCAAAAAATCTGTCCGCTATGAACCAATTCCCACCAACAGTCGAAGAGGAAGTTATTAAGAAAATGTTGCCGCAAGCACCTTCACGTCTGCCTCAAGCTACTTTCAAGCCGGTGCAAGACAAATTATACGATGCTGCCCGTGTGAATGCCACTAACTAAATATAATATGACAAATCAATATTATATTTAAATGTAATCTAAAAATGCACTATAAATCTTCTTCAATAACGTAATTAGCGCAATACCAAGAATAATCGCCAAAGCAGGACTTGACAATAAACTATCAAATCCTTTTGGTTTATTCTTCCCCCCTTGCTTATTTTGCTTTAGATTCGAGGGTTCCGCGCCAGGTGTAAGGACTGGCTGGCAATCAATAAAAATATCATCGCTATCAGCACTATCAGCTGCCCCTGTAGGGTTAACAAATAAGCCGCCAGTTGGTATTGCTTTAGTTGTTATGGTATTTTTCTTAATAACTGCTGTTAGATGAGCAAATGCTGTCGAAGATACATTGACTGCTTTATCCGAATCGAAAACAATAATATTATATGCGCCCGTGCAAGGGGGATAGGGAGCTGTCCCATTGTAGAAATAATATTTGCCTGGCGGTATGATACTATTGAATGACCAATTCGCAACATTCACATTAGCAACACCACCCTTTTTTTGCGGCACATACGGCAAAAAGGAATGGAAAAAACTCGACCCTCCTGTAGAAGCTGACCCACTCACCTTGATGGGAATACAGACTAAAAGATTATTACCGCCGCCTACATGATCTATAATAAGTTCACCATCAGCATGTGTTCCATTATATGTGTGTAGAGAGGGTGTATATACCCGGGCCCCGACTACGTTATATATTGCATTGTTAAAATAGACATTATTACCCTTTTGTGTGGCTTGAATACCGAGGTAGTCCCCGCCATTCGTTAGAACACAATCACTGATAGCATATTTGTACTTATATTTACATATACTTGTACATTTGGTAGCGGTTGATGTTATATTTATAGGCGATGTAGCATTATCACAAGAAGAACCTGTTATCATTGCCATTTAATATAACTAAATAATAAAAAAATATAAAATTATGTATATAATGCCACAATCAAAAAAGTATCGAATAATTAAAAGGAACAACAGAAAAAATAAGAGAAGTTTTAGGCGAGCTCAATTGAGAAGACGTCTTCGCCTTAAAACATTAAAAGGTCGCCGAAGCGGTGGCGCAAAAACTGCCTCGAAAAAACGGCGGAGAGATGCCCGAAAGAGAAAAACCAGAAGAAGGCAGCGTAAGAAAAAAAATATTGGTGCCGCTGCTTCAAAAATTCAATCAAACTGGAGGCTGCGCCGTGATCGCCGCAGAGAGACGGGTGATGGAAAGAAGAGTGCACATATGAAAAAATTAGAGGAAAAAAAGAAACAAGCGGTAGTAGCACAGCAAGAAAAAATTCATAAAAATGAAAAGCAAGAAAAAGCAGCCGCAAAAGCTGAAAAATTATCTGCGACAAAACATAGAGCAGCCACAAAGATTCAAGCTTTGGTAAGAGCCCAAGCTACTAGAAAAAATTCACGTGTAACCCCCCGTCATATAAAATCTGTGAAGGATAAGGTAAAGCACTCAGGCGCCATCCGCGACACCGCTGCAAAGTGGAAGAAAAAAGCAGCTTTAACGAAAAATGCCAGCAAGCACACCGCGACAGCAATTGTACTCTATAATAAAGCTACAAAAAAGGCCCACAAGATCGCGGTAGGAGACAAACCAGGAACACTATCTGCAGAAAAAGATGCAGCCGCTGCCAAGGGCGCT